AATTACTCTATATATCCTAACCAGTATAAGTTGCCAGCCAACCAGCATTTCCAAAGTTATATGTAACTGGCGCTCTGCTATAAGTACCAGAGGGTGTTATTGCAATACCACTAGTATTTGTAGTAGATGTACTAACATTTAAAGTGTCAATACTTGATGTAGTAGTAACTCCACCGCCACTAAACGTTGGCGTGGCGGTGGACTGAACTTCTAAATCTATTAATAGATTTTTATCTACATATTTTCCACCAGTAGCTAATGTTATAGTCGAAACTTGACTAGTAATTGATACCGGGTCCAATTTTGACATATAACCATTATAAGTACTATTAAGTGCAACTGAATTAGAATCTTGCGCGTCAGCCGCGCCGGTATATGTGGCCAATGTACCTTGAATAAGTTGACCATTACTATCATATCCATAATAACCAGTTCTCATTGAAGCAGCAATAACATTAGCACTGTTAGATAAGAAAGAACTAAACGGTATCTTTGTATTATAAACATATCCAGCACTTATATATAAATATCCGCCACTCTCTAAAGTTAATATTTCATTTAATGTAGGATAACTTTGGCTCCCAGATGTTGAAAAATTTGCTAATCTAATTTGCCCTGCTTCCATCCATCCTGCTTGCCAATAGGGAGTTTCCCTATAAGTAGAATTAAATATGATAGAAGTAGATGGAACATTAATTAACACGTTAATATTTTTATCAACGAATGTATTTTGGGTAGTTAAGGAGAATCCTGAGGTTAAGTACCCAGTTGATTGGTCCGCGCTTAAAATGCTGCTATCTAGTGTTAAATTAGCTGCCCACGCGCCATTCGCCGCATTAAAATTGGCCATTTGTTTCATCTCCTTTTATCATAAAATTATTAGGACATAGTATAAGCACCTGCATAAGTTGGAATACTGCCAGTTACAGTTGTACCATCCTCGTCTAATGCGGTATGTCCAGCTAGAATATATTCAGCATGGCCCTTAACATCAGTTCCATCTGGAACTAGGGTAGCAGTACTGATTTTGGTCGCTGGATAATAGCCAGCAGTTAATGTTAAATAACCGCCTTCAACTAGAACTGCGGTTGTGTTTGCGGTATAATCATTACCTGGGTCAGTAGATACTGTAGAAAGAGTACCATTGTCTACCGTGCCAACAGTTGTATTAGCTGGAATATAACCTGCGGTTGCAACCGTAGTAGAAGCCCCAGAAGTACTGAATGTTGCTTTATCTAAGGAACCAATAGTAACACTAGAAGCACTACCGTCTGCGCTATCAGAATGGAACCAACCATCACTACCAACTGTGAATGTAGTAGGGATAGTAGTTAAATCTGAGGTTACAGGGAAAGTATGGTCATTAGATTCTACACCAACTGCCATATGCTCACTAGTAACAGTGCCAATAGCAACAGTGGAAGTTCCGCTTGCTTCGGTAACTGGAATATAAGTATCTGCAGAAGCATTAATGGTTACTGTAGTATCGGTAGAAGTATCAGTATCATAGATTGTAGGTGTACCATAACCAGCAGATTCAACCGTACCAGTAGAAGTAACTGTTGCGCTGCTTGCGGCAGACTTAACTTTTACATAAACACCAGAGCTTGGAGCAGTTGTAACAGCCGCGCCCGCTGCGGCATCAGTAACACCACTAATGCTAATAGCATCCTTGCTAATTGCTGGAGTAACTGTACCAGAAGCACTTGCACTCACACCAATTGTAATTTTATCTAATACTTTAATTCCACTAATAGCGCCGGCATTTTTAGTACCAACAGTATCGCCGATGAAACCTTCTGTAACAACAGTTGGAGCAGCGATAATACCAGAAGCGCCAATAGTGAACTTACCTTCATTATCACCGCTATCTTGATATGTTGGATTACCTAATGTTGCAGTAGCATTTGGAGAACTTACTTCGCCAGCAGGGCCATCTTCGGCTTTTCCAATAATAATGGTTCTTGCACCATTATAACCTGCTGTAATATTAATTGTTTGTGTGTCATAATCAGGATTGATCGTAGAACCACTTGCTACGGTATTAGTACCATCATTCATAGTGGACTGTGCGATCTTACCAACAACGACACCAGTGTCACTTACGTTTGCTGCAGAAGCTGGTGCCCAACCTGCAGTAGCGGGTGTGACAGTACCAGCAATAGTAGCGGTTAATGGATATTTTCCTTCGCTTGCGGTACCAACCGTAACATCATCATTATTATCAGTAATAGCAAGGTCCATTGCACCAACCGCGGGAGTTGTGATTTTAATTGCAATATTCTTATCAACGAACGTATTTTCAGTTGATAAAATACCAGTTACATCGCCAGAGTTTTCAATAGTTTTTTCAAACGCAAACGCGCTATTTTTTACTTCCATATCAGGCATAATAGTCACCTCTGATTAAATTATTGTGCCAGTATAAACTGGGACGGTTACATCTTCTGTTCCATCAAAAACATAAGCATTATTAGCGCCAAAAGTTAGTGTATGCTGTAAAGAGTTGGCACTAATGCTATTTACGTCTACTCCTCCTACAGTACTAGCATCTATAAAGGGTAGATTGACAACGGTGGTTAGACCATCGCCAATCTTAATCCTTGAATATGTATGCGTCGAATCAGGAGAGTAGACAATTAATTCGCCTAAAAGAGGAACGAATGATGAATGAGCGTTCCAATTAGTTTCAGAGTCAATCTTTAACTAAACACGCGAAAGAATAGTATTAGCACTCATTTTCATCTCCTCCCATTATACTTAAATTACTGTAGATGCTGTTCCACAATTGAGTACTAAGATAGTTCCAGAAGTCTGGTCTAAATCAGCAATGTCTCCAGTTTTTGCGATACGAGCGAACTCTAATTTCTTTGTAGTTGAATCAATTGTAATATCTTCATATCCGGTACCAGCAGCATCGGCCACACGAGCGCCCTTAACAGTACCAATGTTTGTTAGGTCAATTGTTAATTCAACATTCTTATTAGCATCAACAGTTTGTTCTACACCATTTAAAGTAATGGATTCGATTGTATTAACTTGTGCTCCGGCCGCGATACCACTTAATTTAGTACCTTCGGCTTCTGTCATTAGGCGGTCAGTGCCGTTTTGCGCAACGTATGTACTTGCTGCAGTAGTACTATCTAATTTTCCATTGATTTCAGTTTGTAAAGCTGAAACTAAATCTTGCTTACGGATACTACCTTTAACAGCGTAGTCTCCTTCGGTGCCCAATTCTTGCCAGTTTGAACCATTATAAATCCATTCTGTATTACCATAGATAACAACATCACCAGAAACTGGATTAATATAACTCTTACCGGTAATGGTTGGAGCGCCAGAGAAAGAAGAACTCATTGCATCTGTAGTAAAACCAATGAAATGCATTGCGCCAGCGATTCCTTCAACCGCGCTGTCTACGTAATCTTTAATCGCTCCGGCAGTAACTAATGCATCATCATCATTAATAGATATCTGAACTTCTTTTGTTGTGGGAGTATTTGTTCCATTACCGACTATAACATGTCCCACAGGAATAGTATTTAAGCCAGTACCACCTCGTGAAACTCCTAAAGTTCCACTAGTAATATCATCTGCTCCGATAAAATCTCTAGAAACATTAATTGTACCATTATTTTGTGATACTGCGGTTACAAATTTATGACTGATTGCGCTATCATTGACACTTAAACTAGCCAATCTTTGAGTAACAGTATTATAGATTTGATCATATAATGATGTTTCAATATCAGCCCATTCTTCTAATTCACCTAAACGAGTGTCCATACTTTGTAAATTAATTGTATAAGTAGTATCACGGGTCCAAGTGTCTTCATCTGTTGCTTTAGACTCTAAATAATAAGTATTTAAATCATTTGTGGTCGTACCTTTAACAATACGATACTCTTTTCCTCCATTACCGAGGTAAGATTGAACATATGTATCTAGTCCGCCAATTTCATTTGCGTTATAAGATGGTTTCGTTGAAGCTTTTGCCCAATTATAAACATCTCCCGCGACCGCTTGAATCCAAGGAAGCTGCGAGAAAGTTTTTAAACCATCGCCAACTTTAATACCAATTGCTGGTGGGGTTAAGCCACTATCAGAAGCACTATTTGGTACTTCAGCAATGGCAACTTCGCCCTTCTTTAAAATAAACGAACTTTGGTTCCAATTACTTAAAGTATCATATTTTAACTAAATACGACCTAAAATTGTGTTCTCAGCCATTTTTCATTCCTCCTATTACGTGGCATTCCCACTATAAATTGTAAAGCTATCTCCATCTGGAACATATAAAGTTGAGGTGGATACACGATTAATAGTCATGAATCCATTTTGAGAAACACTAATATCAGCAGAAGAGCGAACACCGCCCAATTCTGAAGCCGTGGCCGGCATTAATGTCATACCCCCACCTATCTTTTCCAAATGATTATCAATTAACATATATTCTTTATATATGTTATTTTCTTTAATTAAATAAATTGTATTTTCATCAGCATCTTCATCTGCTGGTAAGGTATTTACAACCTTTCTTTTTAATACTCCAATTGTTGCAATTGCATTATCAACATATTGTTTATTAGCGATTTCCTCTGGAAGAGTTGGATTATTTGTAATAAATAATTGTTCAATAGTATCACCAGATTTGATAAATGAATTAAGTAACGATTCAAATGCATCATTAAATGTAATTTCATCATCTTTATAATCAAAATATTTGGCATCTAATTTATTTAAATAGCGCAAATTATTCCATCTTGTTTGTCCATCGCCAATTTTTAATAGTAAAGTATCAGTTTCTAAGCCGTATTCGCCAGACATTAATATTGGATTATATTCTTTCCAAGTATTTGCACTATCACGACGAATCTAAATCCTATCTTTTACATTAGCCATCTGCCGCACCCCCACCATCAACACTGATGCCTTCCATTATATCGGCGGAAATTGGCACATATCCATTCTCTTCGCCGTCCCAACAATATAGTGTATTATTATCTCTATTAAAATATAATACATTATATTTACCAACACTTGGAAAATCTTTTATATTATTAAATATAAGTTTTCCTATAGTTCCTGAATTGAAATCTCCACAACAACCATTGCCAGGAATTGGAATTGGGGGTAGGGATTCATAAATTAAATCACGAGTTCGTGTACGCTGTGACATCTTAAACCACCCCTGTTACTATAAACTTTGGTAATTTATTGAAAGAGCCATAGTATGAATCTACCACCGAGCCGGTAAGTGGAAAATCATCCTCATCTAATAGCGGATTATGATAAATTTTAACATCCCAGTAATAGGTTCGAGGCTCTAATTCACTAGTATCTTGACTTTCAAAAGAGAAAGATAACATATCTTCTACAGCAGGAGTGGCTTTTTCTATAATTTTTTGTTTATAAAGTTTATCATAGACTGTTAATACCGCTACTGCATTAGTACATCCTGCCGCGATATTTGGTAGGATCAGCATTCCAGTATCGCCCTTATTTATCATGATACGTTTACCAATGAGTCGTAACATAATACCCCTCCTTAAAAAATATTTTTTATTTTCTTTTTATATTTATTACATAATTTAGATTGCCATTCCATAATAGTTGGCATATCATAATTTATTGCTTCTAGTTCAATTAATTTTTTATGTGCATCAGATAGCTCTTTTGACACATTTTTAATATATTTTTCTAGTTCTAGCGCGGCTGATATCTCGCTAATATTTGTAAGTTCAAAATACATAGACTAATACAATTTCTTTGTACTTTCTTCCCAATTAATCCATTTTATTATAATATCTTTTATCGCGGAGCGTCTAGTATTAATATCAACATCTTGTGACGTATATTTAAACCAAGTAGTAGGAATTATTTCCTACTATGGAATATTTTCAATTTGTAGTAATTTAAAATAATGTGTATGATAATAATGTAATAAATCATTACACCCTTTTTCTTCTTCAAAATAATGATATATATGACATTTATTATAGCCATATAATCCTAAAAAATCGTATGCTTTAGCTAATTCGTTATGAAATCTAGTCCCTTCGACCATGTGGCCAATTATTTTTATAAATATTTCTTCAATAGTCATATATAAAAATCTTCTAGGCGTATAAACGCCTAGAAGATACCTATTAATGAATCTTAGTTATTACAACATTAATGTGTGCATCGCTTACAGCGGTATCACCATTAATAAATTGTAATATTGTTGGACTAGTTAAACAATTACAATTACAATTGTTTTGCATTACTCTAACGAATGTTTTAAAGCTAAAGTTATCCGATGCGGTAACGGCTGTACCAGTAAAACCGGTAATAGCTTGTGGTTGTAAAACTCCATTAACTTGAAGCTAGACTGTAACATCAGTAGCCGCATCCGGAGTGGCAAAGCCATCCATTTCTACTAAATATACACCCTATTTATTTAATTGAATTGTCGCTGGCGCACTAAGAGTTTCGCCGCAGCCCTTATCCATTACAATATTATTAAAAGGGAAAGCTGCACCCGCGGCAACTTCTAAATTAGAAGAATAAACTTGTAGCATATTAATTCCCTCCTGCATAAATAAAAAGAGGGGCGCATTAAGCGCCCCTTAATATGTTATGATGCACTTAATACATTCTGATTACATATTACATCCACCGCAGAAAGGTGATGCACCAGCATTATAAGTTAATCCACTTGGATACCTTACCACACCAGCAAGTTGATTTTGTAATTCAAGATAATTAATACGATTTTGCATGGCTTCCATTTTATCCTGCATCATCATATCTTTAACACTTTGAATCTGTGCTGTAAAGTTTGCATTTGTGGCGGCATCACGCATTGCTGCGTCATAGTTATTCTACATTAACTGACGAACAACTCCACCAAAACATTCATTCTAATTAGCTAATAAGCCCGCTTGTCCAACAGCTAGACTTGCGACATCTCTCTGTAACTCGCCATACTTATCGCCAACATAATTAACTACATCGTGATATACCTGATTAGTTGCTTGCATACCTGTCATAGAGGCAGTATTTACTGCAGCTAAAATATCGCGAGTTTGTGCTTGTAGATTTTGTGTGTCAAAACCATTTTGAACTTGATCTCGGGTAGCATATTGTTCATAACCACGGCCATTACCGCCCCAGTTAAAACCGCCGCCCATCATTGCTAAGATAGCGAAAAGCCAAATCATTCCGCCCCAGCCGTTTCCACCCATGCCGCCATCATTTAATAAGGCAACATCAGAAGCTGATAAACCATTTTCTCCCATATTCGATTCCTCCTAAAATTGAGAAATATTTGAGGATAATAATTGCGCGCATCTCCTCAAAAATGAGTAGGAAGATTATTGATTATATAAGATAAATTATTTTAATGAGTAAAAAAAAATAAGTGCCGAAATTAATCGGCACTTATTTTTGCACGTACTATAGTTGTAGCGCATCGTTCAACCACCGTCTTTCACTCAATGGTTCATTTTCACCACCAACTATAATAGTATTATAACATGAAATTAGAAAGTTGTCAAATAATAAATCATTTTCCCAACTAACTAATTAACCAATTTAAATCTACCCCATTTGCGCGCGCCATCTGTCCAGCGAGGGTCTAAAGATTTCCTGCTTGAACTAGTTTGGAAAGTTGTGGATTTTGCTAAATCAATGTTGAAAATACTAATTGCGGATTTTGACTCGTCTAAATCATTTTCATAAGTTGACGAGTATCCTCAATTGATTGCTCAAGTTGTTGCGACGGTATCTGTTGCTATTGATGCTGTTGTCGTGGCATTATTGGTTCGTTTCGCATTTGACTTATTAGACTTGGCATTTATCCACTCCTCCACAGCTGTTAATCGTGCAGCTAAATCGTTAGTATCTATTGGCGCTGGTTTGACACGAGGTTTTATATCAAAATCCTATACCATGCGATTTCCCATATTATCTGTTCTAATCCACCAAATAATATCTTCATTTGCATCTGGTAAGTATATCTCACTATTTGATCCCATTGGGAATTGCCAAGCTGCATTCTCTCCATGAATTGGCTCTGCCCTATATATAGGCAGGGGTTGATTAAATACCCGAGGCTATATATAATTATATGGGCTGAACTATGCTTGGCCCGTTGTCATATTATTCTATTGTGGTTGATTCCAACTATTCATCTGTCGGTTCCTCCCCATACTTCCTGCCGCATTTTGGGCAATATTCACATTCTCTTAAATTATTTGCCGCATCAAAGAAATAAAGAATTTCTTTTTCCTGTTTTTTCTTAGCGTCCCAACAATAAAAACATCCAAATTCTTCCATAATTTGCCTCACTTTATGATATTTTCAATTAACTTTAAAGTTTCCTATAAAGAATTGTAGATTTTTTGTAAGTCATTTCGCGTAATTTCTTTTTTAAGACTTACAACTAAAAATTTATTCATAACATAACCGGTTTGACCAGCATAAGTTACTTTAGACCAATTAGCATCTAATTGAGAAGTTTCCAACTATGTTCCATAAGGTATTCGCGCCAGAACCTTCCCGTTTGGGGAAGGCTCCGCGCGCAAGTTTAATGTACCTTTATTATCCGTTCTAACATACATTATTCTGGTTTTACCTCCTGAGCTGGAACCGCTACAGTAATAGCGGGTTCAGTTGCGGCTTTATCAAGCCCTAGTTTTTGTACCTAAGACTCAATTGCAGCACGAATAACATCTTCATCAAAAGTTAAACCCTTTTTACCAAGTAAAGATGTTGCTAAGCTCATAGCATACTCTAACTTGTCCTTACCCATTTTTGCGCCGAAGATTTTCTCTGCGGCGTAAACAACAGTCTACGCAATACCAACCAAGATACTGATTTGCTCTGCTGTCATGTGAGTTTTAAGATAAGGTACTACAAATAGACCAACAATACCGCCAATTAAAATAATGATGCCAAGTAAAATTTGAGTAATATTCATAAATATTACCTCCTTTTTCTTTTATTATATCATATTTGATATTAAGTTGTCAAATATTTATTATGTTAAAAATTTAGTCATCATATATCCTGTTTTACCCTAATAGGTTACTCGCGTCCATTCATTGCTGAGTACCTAAACTCTTTGCCCCTTATCAACACGAGTTAAAATGGTTGCGTTTGTAGAAGGGGCGGAACGTAATGCTACACGAGTATCATTAACTACCGCACTACCAATAGCAGCACTATTTGTATTAGTGCTAGTTGATGCCGGAGCACTGCTAGTAGCACCATAATCTACACCCTTTAATTCGCCCCATTCACACCATTTCTTATTAGTAATATCAGTCATTGTTACACCGACTTGAGTACCAGATGCTTCAATAACTTTTCCATTACCAATATAAAGTCCAACATGAGAACGATTTGAGGTTCCTTTAAGTACGAACACTGCGGTTCCTGGTTTTAATTCTTTACCATCAGTGCGCTTACCATTAGATAATTTGCCTTTTGAAGTGCAATACCTATCCCACATAGTATTAGAACCATGATACATATAGCCGCCTAACTCTTTAAAGGCCCAATAAAAAAGACCAGAACAATCAGTTACGATTTTTCCGATCCATTTCGCACCATATAACGCCGCATAATAGTAATCGTCTTTCTTTGCGGCCTCGCTAGTTTTCCAATTTGCGCCATATTTATTAACAATATAATTTACTTTCTAATTCTATAATGATTGGGTCCAGGTAGTATGCCACTAGCCAAGTATATAACCCCACTTATTATCATAGGCATATTGAAACTTCGCAATTAAATTAACCGTTGTTATCACCATCGCCCTCATCCCCTTCTATTTCTTCTTCTATTGGTTCAACCTATATGTCTTCCTCTAACTGCTCATCCTAAGTCTTAATAGCTTCATCCATTAAGCCAAAACGAGTAATAATGTTTTTAAATCCGCCCTTATCTATCCAGCGTAATATAAATCTATCGCTGAAGATATATTTTTCACCTAGGGAGTTAATTAAATATGTACCTTCATTTACTAACATAATCCAATCTAGGTTAACTAATGTGGATGCTAAGGCTTCTGCCGCAGCTGGGCGGAACGTAGACGCGGCCAGAACACCAAAACGATATAGCGCCCAAACCCAACAGATAAATTTGCTCATGCGTTTACTATATTGTAGCGCATTAGCAACCACACGGTGGGAAGACTTTTTCTTTTTCTTCTATCGTCTTGGTTCAAATTCATTTTCTTCCATAAGCATCCCTCCTTATTATTTCATATATAAATCTTGTAGATTTTTAATTGCGGCGGCCTAAGTAATATGTCGCCTATGCATGTAATCATAAATTGCCATCATCGGAGCTGGTGGCTCTCCTTTTTCTTTGCGATAGGCATCAATTAAAGCCACAACAGAATCATGTTGTGGCTTGATGCTTTCCATTAATACTACCGATTTTCCATAGAATGATTTCGCCGCAATTGGATAATCATTCTTATACATAATTGCTTTTTTAATATTATCCTCTGCCATGTCCATGGTAGCTTCAATATCTTCTGATATACATTCAATCACTTTCATTCAAATGACCTCCATATAAGGTTTATTGTTCTTCTTTAATCCATGTTTCAGCTTTAAGCGTCAAACCACTGCCACTAGTAATTTTATTAGAAACAAGAGTTACATTTGGGAACTTAGTATTATTATAACCATATTCTAAATAGGTATGATAAGAATAGCAGGCATTACCATAATTAGTTTTTATATCAATACCTTTAGTATAATTATCTCCCTCATGACGAATATAATGTACAAAGAAATCATTAATCTTTTCTTTACTCCAAGTCTCATTATAACCTGGAACTATATTATCATTTTCATCGGTCACCATACAAGAAACATATTTCATATTAGGGTAACTTGGATTATTATATGCCATTTTCATTTGACTATGAAAGCCTCTAATAGCAGAATCTAAGGTATCATGAACTTCAATACCAACAGCATATGCATCACCTTCTTTGCGTATACGGTGAAGAAAAAATTTATTTTCCATAGTATCTAACCTCCTATTAGTATTCTAATACCTTTAAAACATCAGTCTTATATTCCTCTGGAATTGGAGTACCGTATGTAATTGCAGAGATTTCTTCAACAGTTTCAAGCGCGTTAACATAAGTTTTCAATGAATTATAATATGCAAGATGATAATTCTTAAAAGCTGTTGCTGTTGAAATAATTTCATTAATTTCATCTGGAGTATAAAACTCACAGGTTTCTCCATCTGCATGATAAGGGATTAATGATTCGGTTTGAGCCATTGTATTTAAACTCATTAAATTAATTTGATCTTGTGCAGTTAATGAAAAATGACGGGTTTCTCCACGAATTTCAAGGTCAAAACCGCCTTCAATAGTCTTACGACACTAAGCACTTAAAGATGATAAGTGAATCTATTTAATATATCTTAAATTATCTTCAACTTCTTCTGGAGAAGGAGGGATAATTTCTTCCTCTTCTTCCTCATCTTCCGGTAATAACGGAGCGATTTCTTCTTGTTCCGCCTAAGCATTAACTACTAACTCATATTCTTCTTTTGTAATCTCACTAATATTTGCTATTTTATAATAGATATTTTCATCTGTAATTGGCTTCATCCAATAATCACGATAACGTATACCATTTATAGATACAAATTGTCCGTGTCCGACGCCAGATACAGAGAAAAATGAATAATCATCATTATAAGCATAGAATTTGTCAGATGTAAGAACACCAATGAGCTAATCATCCTACATAACTTTATAATATTTCATTTTATACACTCCTTTAAAAAGGAGAGAAGGATTACTCCTTCTCTCCATTATTATTAAATTGAGAACCCTGGCAAGAGGGCACGAGAATCCGCCGCAGCATCCACCGTTGTAGTGTTATATACAATTTCGCCCTTGGAAGACACTAGATAGAACCTACGTGCAACACGATTACCATCATAATATGCTGCCGTATTGGTTCCAGAATAATAACTTCTAGTGGCTGTATAAGAGCTTTGTAACCACATACCACGTTTAGTAGACGGCTCTGCTGGCGAATCAATTAGTGTGATATCTGATGTGCTCTAATTTAATCTAATCTGCGGTTCTACTGAACGGCCAAAAATACTGTAAGTTGATATATACATATATGCAACATTATTACTAGTGTTGTACCAAACATCTCCTTCCTATAATGAACCAGCCCATAGACTTGGTTCATATTCTACTGTACCATCAGTATTTCTAGTTAATACTTCAATTGCCGCACCAGATGGAATTGTTAACGGGTTAATTCCAGCTGATACAAAAATACGTGTATCTGGGCCGACAACATGCTCATTAAAGAACCAACGCTAAGCATTAACCATTTTTGCCGCAGTTTTATCTTTAACGAATTGACTATCAACATAATTGTAAACTTCGTATCCAGTAACACTCCAGGATAGATTAGATTCTTCATCTAATTGTGATACTGGTGCTGCGGTATCAGATAATTCTTTAAAGCTTGGAATATAAACATAATCTCTTACAGAATTACTAATAGATCTAGTGAATTGTGCAGCCGTTCCTTCAAGAATCATGGTTGGAATAGGAGTATTAATAATAATTGATTGATATGCAAGCGGAAAAGCTTTATAAATCATATTATTACAATATCTTCTTACAGTTGTATATGTCCAACCAATTTTACTATCATTAATTCCATCTGTAGTCCAGCATAAATCACTATTTTTACCATTATGATACGGTATTAATCTATCTCCTAATGGAGCTGCCGCGTAAAGATTAATTTGTGCATTATTCCCTGTAAGTACTAAAGAATTTAATCCACTTTCAGAATCATAAATTCTGTTATATCCAAGTATTCTAAAAGGAACAGTTTCATGTGGCCAGCTAGCTAATAATTTGCATTCTCTATCTCCTAAATCTATAGGCCAATACTTAGCATAATAAAGTATTGCAGTAGGAATTGATAGAGGAACGAATTGATTATTACTATTATTAATACCACCCAATAATAGCTAATTATTAACTTGATTTGCTGTTGCTTCACCAATGGCTGGATAATCAAAATTCTAGTCTCCATAAGAAGTAATTTCAGTCTATCGAATATTATAATATCTAAATCCTTCATATAAAGCATTATTATTACCAACAACAGATGGGCCTAAGGTTGTATTATATGTATAAATATATAATTTCTTAGGAGTATTACCATTATGACGTAATACTAACATATTACGATAGCTTAAGAATTGACTGTGATCACTTGTTTGATAAATATAATCTATTACATATGTTTGTGTGCCCCATGTAACCGTAATCGGAATAGGAGCTGTACTATTACTATTATTAATAATAGAAACTTTAAAACCATTAGTAGAATCATTCTAAGTATCATAACAAGATAGAAGAACTAATTCTTTTTGCTGTCTAACAAATTGACTAGAGTTCATAATATATTTAAAGTCAATTGCAATTGTAAAGCTACTATTAATATCGCTTAATGGATATAATCCCGTTGAAATATAATTAGAAGGAGACTAGAGTAAATATGGTTTCTAATTTACATTAGCTAGCATATCAATTGTTGTAATCTCATCTTCATTATATTCTGGGTCATAACCCATTTGAATATCAATTGTATCGGTACCTTTATGACTATTTAATAAATTATACTTAGTTGTTTCAGACGCCTAAGAAATAGCATATAATTGAGCCGCATTTAGGCTACTAAAATCATCAATAGAAGTTAAATCTTTTGAAGACTCCCATAATGAATAAATATTAGTATTTTTTAAAATTGGTATGGAAGGCATATCCCAACCTTTAAATACATAATAGTTATTAACATTTACAGAACCAACTTTAGTAACTACTTTCTTTTTCTTTTCAAAATTGAAAGTCCAATCAGCAGAAGAACTTAGAGTATTATATGCAACCTAAGCAGTATGTAATACTGTAGTTCTATCATAATCATACCAGTTAACTGTGTATGTTCTTGCTTCACTACGTCCATATACTGCTACAAATTCAACATTATTAATACCAACAGTATCAGATAATGTGAGTGGGTCACCAGTATCTCTGAATTTCCAACCACTATATTGCTTATAATGTGGTTCCGGATTGTTGAAATCTTCACCATAAATAGTAAACTCACCAAACTTTAAGATATGAGAAGTAGTTTCAATATCTTCTGGCATATCAATATATGGTAGATTAGTGTCAGGATTTATATCATATACTGGATCAATAAACGGTACATTGGATTGACTATAGTAAGTATATAATAATTCTTCTACAGTTTCTCCATCTTCCTCATAAATCTTATAATACTTAACACTATACTTTGGAATCTCATTCTCTGGAATTACATCAAAGTCAATCTTATTATCAAATTCTTCTTTGTAATGGTCGCATTCGACTTCACTCCAGTTACCATTAACCTTAATAGTACCAGATAAAATTAATTTCTATACGGGATTACCATCTACATCATAGACAACGCCAAGTTCATTCTTTCTTTCAACAAAAATCTCCAAATCGGAAATATCATTGATATAAGAAGTACGTAAATCTTGTAAATACAAGGTATCTACATGAGTAAGGGCTTTTTTCGCAACATCTAACCAGTTTAATTCTGATAGATAGTCACTATCCGTAATAGTTAAATTAATTAAGTTAGAGTAATCTGTTTCTCCAGTACTCTTATTAATTACAGAGAAATCCGTTAATAATCTTGCAGATTTTAGAGATAAAGTATTAACGGTAGAAGGTAAGTGTAAAGTTGTAATGCTAGTATAATCTGGCAACTTAATATTAGCTAGTGCAGTACCACTTGCCTCTATTATTTTTAAATTATTGCTTTCACTTAGATCAATAACACCATTTAAGTTATCACAATTCTTAATATTTAATTCTTCAAGAATAGGCATATTAGGTAATATTGTAAGTTGCTTTAGATTAGTATTATGATATGTTTCATTCTCAGTACCTAAATCTAATTTCTTTAAGTGCGCTGCACTACTAAAGATATTCGCGCCGATATAGAATGATGCTAAGTTACTTAATGATTGTATATAACTACCAGCATAAATATAAATACGAGTTTCATTCATATTGGCTGTACAATCGATTGTATATTCTTCACCAGCAACCGCGCGAACAGGACTACGTAAGTTACCATTACCTACAGCAACGTTAATATACATATCTTGATATGGAACAATCTTTAAGTGATAATCTGGTGTTACACCTTCAATCCATTTACTAGAAATAAATGAAGTATCACTATTAGCAATAATACATTTGTATAATTTACGATTATTTTCTGAACCATAGAATACGAAATCTCCAACTTCAAATGGTCTATAAGTAGAAACATCATTAACTTTTTGTTCATAACCAAGAGAGTTCCATAAAGGAGCATCTGGGCTGTAACAAACCATTTCAATTGTATTACTGCGAACGTTATTAAGCATATATTTACTACCAAAATAGATTGCCTAATCGCGCACCCACTGACGACGCTGATACTTCTTACGACCTTGCATCATTTCTTTTAAGAAACGTGTATTCTGTTTTGTATTACCATCAGTATCAGCAAGTTTACAATTGTCATAAACCTTACCAGTGAATGTTCTGATATATTTACGCTCAATATCGAGACGCCACATTTCTTCTGGGAAACAATTTTGGAATTTATCAAACTCATTAATTAAATTAGTTGCATCAAAACAAGCTGCTTCATTAACACGATTGAAGATATCCGCAATTTCCTCAGTAAAACTACTGCTTAAACGACGCCATAAAATAGAACCCGCGCCATTAAAAACATAACCCGATGTTGGTACTCCAGCAATACGATAATCAGTATCTTCTTTACCATATGGGAATATTAATTCACCATTATTATCGATACCTGCCGCAGTATCCATATCATATGCCCATAAATCGAATGCATATTCTGTATAATAAGTCTTCTCAGGATCAATTTCAGTATCTTTAGTACGTACATATTCACCATTAATTAATTCATCATAAACATGAATTAATGCAGGAGAAGTGTGATGTACTTGACGGTGTGTTCCAGTTTTACCAAAATGCCAGAAGCAGTTCTTCGCACGGTTATCCATCATGGTATAGAAATGAGTGAAAGCATAAAAATATTCAACCGCTTCAGGTACACACCATTCGGCTAACTGGGTTTTAAACTCTTCATTGCTTGCGGTAATTATCCATTCATAGAAAGCTTCAACAACGCTACGATTGATTTCAAATTGAGCGTCGTCATCACCGCCGGAAGTCTTATTAATTAAATCACCATCACGGTAATCGCCCTTACAGGCATAACGGAACTCAAATGAATGCTTACCATCAAATGGGTCACCGGACAACATTCTATGTCTATAGTTTACATATACTTGCCCATTAGGTAGAATGTATTTAGTCGTTGCATTTTCTACGTCTGTACCGTCTTCATACTTAGCGATTTCGTTTTCTACACGATAATCATGGTCAATTTCTTTTTCAGTAGGTTCACGAGTTGGCCACCATTCCGTCTCTGGATCAATATCCCAAATATAATTCATAGAATTAATCTTACTATCATCTTCTTCTATGATACGTTCTCCATTACTAATATAAACGCCAGACTAAAATTGAGAGTTACTAGTGTTGTTATCAGAGATTTCAACAGTAAACTCATTCATATCATCTGGATCATATGCGCGAGTATAATCAGTTTTCTTGGAATCACCAATATTACCTAAAGCATAGAAGTGCCATTCGGTATCATTAAACTCTAAGTGTTTAGTATAATTACCATTATCATCTTGAGTATCATCAGTTTCACGTAAGAATAGAATAGCAGGAACAAATTCCATGTCATTCTTAATACGATGGTCACGTTTATAAGCGGGAGATTCGTAAACGTAAGATAAGAAATCATTGAATCTTTTTTGGAATAGTGCATTGTTTACGTTTTCGGAAGATGCTACATTAACCTTTAAGTTAAAATAGTTATTTGGAATAGAAGTTGGAGTTAAGGAAACCTTACATTCATCGCCCATCCAGTCTAAACATTCTTCCGGTTCTGCTCCAATCGTAGGAGCCCAGCTTTTAGTTGTAGGATTAAATACAGAATTTTCTGCGCCTTTATATAATTTTGATACATATCCTTCATATCCAGTAATATTCTTCTTTTTCGTAGGCGCATGAGTACCATCACACATAAATAAAAAGTCAACATTACGTGAGGATTGACCATAATTGTCAGATGTCGTTCCTTGACCAGCATGATAACCATTCATAAATAGCCAGTTATCTTCATCAGGACGCCCTGGATATTCTGTACCGCCTTCTGCATGAATACAACGTAAAGAAGATTTAACAAACGTTTTCTTACTCTTAGTAAAAGTTGGACACTCTAACATTAAGATTTTAACATTAGGCAACTTCTTTGCTAATTGTTCTGGGTTAAGTACCGCATTACCAACTTTATATGGTGTAAATTGTTGACCTTCTGGTTTTGTTGAATCATAATAAATACTATTACGCTCATAACGATTTACTTTTTCAGTAATGTTCTTACCATCAGCAATAAAGTTACGTAAAATCTCACTAGTAGTTAGAGATTTATTGTAAATACGGAACTTATAAATATATACATCACAATCTGGAGAACCAATACGAATAACCTATTCGTTTCCATCTGCATGATATAATATTTCATCAGTATTATATGCATAAGCTTTGCTTGGAACACCATCTTCATAAGACATGACGAAGTCTTCGTTTAACCCATGCTTATTAATGTTAATATCTAACTCAATCTTATCTTCCTCAGAATATGGGAAATATAGATAAGAGTTAGTAGAAGCCTCTTCTCCATTCTATTGAGCTAGTTTTTCCGCCGCATCCGCCGCGCTTGTCTTTAACCAGCCTTGATGCGCACTTAACTGAATACCAATAGGAACATCGCTGTTTGTAGTTGGATTACCAACATTACTAAACCAAACAGCACTAGCATCACGAACTGCTGAAACTTTGAATGTAATTTTCATTTCAACGCCATTATTAAAAACAGAACTACTAATAACTGGATTTGTTGGATTACTATTGTCAATTGATTGTTTAAACATCTTGTAATCAAATTCAGCATACGTTCCGGCTTTAATAACAAAACATTTACCGTCTATATCTGTTTTATAACCGCCGCCACTTGGGTCATCCGACCAGTTAAAGTTATCAGATACGCTCATATGATATGTTTGATTATCATATGTCCAGGTTGGAAGTCTATTAGCAGAATTATTAGATAAAGTAGACGGGTCAAAATTAATAACCGCACCAGATACCTGTGCGATATCAATTTTCATTTCAGTAACAGTTACATTAAATGTTAACGTTGTATTATCAACTTTAATAGTTAAAGTTTTTTCACCAAATGTATCAAAAGCATATGAAAGTAAACCTTCAGTACCCACTGTAACTGTATCTATTAGTGTTTCTCCATCATAATATTCTACAGTAGAATTAGAAGAGTTATGATTATAAATGGAATATGGAATATTTATTTCAGCATACTGTTGCGCTGTAATATTTTTTCCACGATAAGGAGATGCAATAATTACCGGTGTTGCATCATTAACATCATACCAAATATAATCACGAGTAATCGCAGTAGTTGGCGGCAATTGCTAACCATTTAATGTACCAATTAAATACATACTAACAGTATGTGCACCATGAGATTGTGCTGGAATAACATATTCTTGAGGAGAACCAGAAATAGCAGAACCCAATGGTTGTGTGCCAACAATATTTCCATCTACTGTAACATATAGCGTCTTATCAATCGCACCATATGGAGTATATGGGAATTGAAGTGTATTGCCCGCCTCAATTAACATACTATCTGGAGCATCGGAAGTTAATCTTAATTCTTTTATTTCTACGGTCCAAGAACGCGGAATATTTTGTCCATTAGTATTAACCGTTAGATTGAATGTCTATAAACCTAAGCGGCAATATTCAGTAACATCAATTTCATAGAAACCTTCAGGGCGTGGGGCATCAGGCCATACACCGGTGGTAATAGCCTAATCACTCGCGCCACTATTCAAGTTCCCGCTTGCAATAATGGTACTATTATTATATTTTAAAGTATAGGTACCTTCATGAGATTCGCCAGTAGCATCTACAGAAGAATAGAAGAAACGTAAGTATATATGCTCTTCATTTTGAACCGTCACTGTTGTTGCAGGAGTAATACGAACTACACGGATAATCGCATCGCTTCCACCACCACCGCCTTTGGGTAATTCAACCTGGCCAACTGGTACCATTAATTCATCATCAATATTCTCTTGTGCATTTGATGTGCCGTAATCAAACTCGTATAAATTTAGATAATAAACATCTTCATCTGTTTCGTGCCAGGTTTGAGTAGCTTCATCAAATTCTCTTCCTTTACCAAGCACTCTACTAATATTATAACGTTTGAGATTATTTGGGTTTACACCAATAAGCACTGGCGTAAGTTGTTCTTCAATTTCAATAAATCTATAGTGTAAATAACCACTCTCATTATTACCAACAAAATAATCAGTGTTAATATCCGGCTCTTCAATGCTTTCTAATGATGCCGCGAACGCACCGGAAGAACTACCATTACCGGAACCACCGCCACCGCTAATTAATTCCCATTTGTTATTAATATATTTCCAATAATAATATTTATCACCATTTTTAATTAAATAGTCAATTTCAGGCTGAGCATCATTTTTTAATGGAATACCGTTTTCATCAAATTCAATATCGTCAAGAATAACGGTGCTAGTTCCGTTCGAGGCCGCAACATCATTAATTGCCTACTACAATGCTGTAAATCGTGCGCTTAAAGTTGTGGCACCATCTACATGAGTATTATTAATTTCAGTTTCAATATTATCTAATCTGGAACTATGGCCATCTTGCTATAACCCAATGGCAGTTCCAATTGTATTAACAGTATTCGAAAGCGTAGTATCACTTTGAATATCATTAATAGATTGTTCTATTGCATCAAAACGATCATCCAAGGTACCGCTACCATTAGCCGTATCAATTTCAGATTCTAATGCTTCAATACGTTGGGTTAAGCCATTTGTGTCATTATTATCTACTGCCACATGATCAATAGCGGTTTCAAGCGCACTAATCTACTCAGATAAACCAAGCGTTGGATCTTCATTTGTTGCCGCATGAGAGATATTATACTCAATATTATGAATATAATCAGGAAGATTATTAATTTCAGTATCTTTATATACGTCGCCAATTTCTTTAATAATCTAATCAATTCGGCTATTATCTAAAGAACCGATTTCTTCTTCTAATTTTCCTAATCTACTAGCAAGAGAACTAGAATCACTAGTATCAATATTATTTAAACGAGAAATAATAGAATCTGCTATTTCAGTACTATCAATTGCATTTAATCTATCTATTAATTTAGAATTAGCAGTAATATGTGTGGCATCAATTTCTGACTTTAATGCTCTTACAATTACCGTAATACTATCTGCTGAAGTGATATCATTAAAGTTAGATGGATATAAATCATCTAAAATAGTTGATATTTTACTTTCTGTCTAGCCTAAGCGCCAGTTCATAGTATTTGCGGTATTTGGATTATCAATGGCTTCAAAACGTTTAAGTAATGTATCACCGCCAGCAATTCCTGAGCGATGGGCTGCATTGATTTCCATAATACTACTTTCAGATGTACTAAAACGAGCATTCAAATCATCATAGTATGGTTCGTGTTCTCTTGTGGCCTATTTAATCATAGACCAGGCAGCGTTTCCATTTGCCCCGGCTTCAGTTAAACTACCAATATTTCTATTAGCGGTATCAATTGCTTGATTTAACTAATAAATATTATATTTTATACTACCGGTTGTACTAATATCGCCAATATCACTTTTTAAACCATCAATCATTAAGTCAATATCAATATTTTGATTTAATGCTTCCATGACACCCAACTCAATATTATTTACCTTGTCTGCAGTTATGGGTTCATCCGCGGACCACATGTGTGGACTAGTATACGCCGCATCTGAGCCAGTTATTGCCCCAGGCCAAGTATATTTAGTTGCCATATAATTACCTCCTTTACTCAATTTTTAAAGCTTAATGCTTTAATAAGCATTTTTCCTCTATTACAGAGTATCAGACAAAAAAGCAATGTTATATTTTTTATTGCTATAATAAAAAAATTGCAGTATTTCTACTGCAATCTTATTTAAACTTTTCTTCTACATATCCATCTTCGGTAGTGTAGAAGATTTTTTTGATATTTAATTCTCTAAGAAGCGCCATGCACGCAGGGCACGGACGCGAAGAAGCCAAAGTTCCATCTTTATATTCACGATAAAGATATATATGAACTTTAGTCCAATCTATTGAATCTCCAAACTTCCAGCGCAATTTCTGAATAAGGCTTACTTCCGCATGACACTTGCTTGGAGTATCCGCATCCTTATATCGGTAAATATTATATCGCGCCTGCAACGGCGACGTTTTATTGCTATTTGCCGCAGTTGCAACCACACTTCCTTTATACACGGCTGCCGCGCCAATCATAGGCGAAAAACGATGCGAACCAGTATAGGTGGCATTGTAGGATGCTTGATGTGCAAACTTAAAATATCTTTCCTTCATTATTTAGTCTCCAACACATCTATAATTACTTCGGATTTACCGCCAGAATTGCTAAAAGCTACACGCTCTACATTATTATCTGTGGCATACTTTAACATATCTTCAATAATACAAAGTTTTACTTGATGATCATTTTCACCAGCAATAGAAAATAATTTTAAAGAATTATCTATATCGTTTTTACGTTCTCCAAAATATACTTTGTATTCACCGAAAGAAGTCGATACATCATACCAAGTTTTTAACATACCATAACTCAACAATTCATCACTGCTCATTTTCTTGTCTCCAATATATCTAATACTATTTGATAATAATCGTTTTCAAACTTTATAAAAATATCTACATTATTTTCAAAACTATTAATAAATCCTTTAAGAAAATTAGTTGCCGCAGAGAAATTAAAGCAGTTATCATCATTTAGTTCATGAAATATTTTACTTGAATCATATTCCATAGGAATAAAGTTAATTTCATATAAAATACCATCAAATTCAAAATTTTTTAGAACTCGGTCAAGAAATAGTCGCATGAGTTGCATACCGTCGATGTTATAGCAATCTACGGTTTTACCTGTTTTTATCTTTTCCACTATTTCAGAATATTTCATACTCTCATTCCTTTCTATAATAAAATTATAAATCAAATTATATAATTTGTCAATTATTAATTTTACATATAATTTTGAGGTGAGGTCTATGAAAATTAAAATTAAAATCACAACTAATGAAAATATGAAATACTACAACTGTGCTAAAGATACTATTAAAGAAATAGATTTTGAAGAATATGTTGCTGTTGTAGTAGCTAGCGAAATAGGTAATGCACCGGAAGAAGCATTAAAAGCATAGGCTATTGCCTCTCGAACGTATGCTTGCGCGCAAGGAGTACTTAGTGGTAAAGTAATAAGTGATAATGCTAGTAAAGCACAAGCCTACCGGGCGCCACGTATATCATATAAAAATGCTAAGGCTGCGGCTAAAGCAACAGAAGGACAGGTATTAATGTATGGTGGTAAATATGCTTCAACCTATTTCTGTCATTCTAATGGCGGCCGCACTTATTCATCTGAAGAAGTATGGGGCGGTGTAAGAAATTATTTAGTTTCACGTAAAGACCCTTGGACCATAGAAAAAAAGAATGGGCACGGTGTAGGAATGTCGCAGGTCGGCGCAATTAATGCCGCAAAATAGGGGGTAGGATTTTAGGAAATTTTATCTTTCTATTATCCTAAAACCATATTATCTAAAATTAAAATAGAATAGGAAGAAGAAGACTCGGTTATGCGGGTTTTAGAAGATATTAAAGTCCGTATAGAAAATATATTAAAAGAAATAGAGGAAGCACTGTAAGTGCTTCCTCTTATTTTTTTTACTCTTTTTCAGCATTAATACGTTCGTCAATTTGATGCTGAAGGGCGGCACGCTTTCCCTCAAGCTTAAGGCCAAAATCATTGAATTGCTCAATCATATCCCCAAGCCGTCGGTCTACGGCCTGAACGAACTTATTTGCTCGCTTAAAGAAAGACTTATAGCACTTGTCCTTCGCGCGCGAGAAAGCAATCATACGACCAAGTTCTTCATTCCATTCATCCCCAGCTGCACAAACCGCCTTACCTATAAATGAATTTGGCATTGCAAGTTTATCATTCATAAACCTAAAATATGTTGAATGTGACAAATCAACATCTCTAAAATCAAAATGATCTTGAATAAAATTAATCAACATATCTCGCGTCTTAGGAATCACGCAAATTACTGTACGCTTCTCTTCATCAACATAAAACTTACATTCTGACATTTTAATACCGTTCATATTATTTCTCCTTTATTTTTTCTATTGCATTTTCTATAATTGCCAACAATATTATTCCAATCGCTAATACACATCCGATAAGAAATGGAATCCATATAATAGCGCTTATCCATAGCCACGGTATAGTAATTACACCAGTGATTTTTAATACTATAACTGCGACAATGCATAATATAATTAATATATCTATACACTTATCTTCAAAGTCTCTCACTCTTTAAAACCTCCACGAAGCCATTTAATCAAATTATAACGCCATAGAGATATTTTATTGAACTCACTATTATAAGCATATCCACAAGTAGGACATTTTTCATAGAAGACATTACCAGTTTCTGGAACATATAATGTACTACATTTTTCACACTTAATAATAGTTGTTTTATGACTTGGATTTGGAATTACATATTTAGCCATTAATATCTCCTCACTTTCTATAATTATTATAATATAATTTTAATAGAAAGTCAAATATTAATTATGAAACCAAGTTTCACACCCACATTTATCGCAGCGCCAAAGTGATTCCATTTTCCCACGATACATTACAGTCCAATGATGCTTGCAAAAACGTTTCTTTAACCAATTAAACATACATCAACCTCTTCATTAAATATTTAATTTCACTTATTTCTTTTTTTAGTTCTTGAATTTCATCTTTAACTTCTTTAATATCTTTATCGGTTGGAATAGTTACAGTAGTTTCTTTCTCTGAAGGCATAAATAGCATATTTTCTGCTTTTACCTTTAATACTTCTCCAGTTAATGGTGCATTAATGGGTATATTTAAAGTGGGAACTTCTGGTTTTTTACCTTGATCTATAATTTTTATTACGTTGCCATATTGTGTTTCATAATAAAAATCATGTCCACATTCACAACAAGTGCAATACGATGTACTGATATTTGGATTACCATTTACTAGTTCTCCATCTTTATATTCTTGTATCCAACCCATTGCAGTTGTAGTTGAATAATGATATTGATAATGACTTTCGCCGCAATTAGGACATTTAATCATCTTCATCCTCTCCAATTAGTTTAAGAATTAATTCTTCATCTTCTTCTCTATATTTGAAACTTTCTTCCATTCCATCTACTACCATTGTTTGATTATTTAAATCTACTGCTATAATATATTTAGGGTTTAATTTATAACTGTACATTACAGTTCCCGCCATGCTCATAACGGCGCCATAAATCCATTTCATTCCATTACCTCTTCATAGGTCTCTTCAAATATATCTCGTGCACATGGATAAAATTCTCCACGTACTCCTTTAATGATATAATCTCCTTGTTTTGCATACATATCTCCTTCTAATGTATGAATAACCAATTTTACATTGGTCGGATTATTTTCATCATATAGAAATCTTGCATCATGACAAAAATTTATTATCTCTGCGCGATTCATACCAGTCCATTGTAGGGCATGAATCAGTACTGGTTTCTTTACGTATACTTTACTCATCATTATTTACCTCAATTGTAGGATATGTCTTTTCTTGAAATACTTGTTTCATTTCAGCAGATGTCCCACATTTTTTATGCGGGATTCCGCGTATATTCTCAACCATTTCTAGATGTTCTGGGTCTTTTACTAATAAAATATTATTAATCATATCTTCTACCACCGCACGTGGTTTAAGATATTTTTTATATTTCTTTTGGACTTTGGCAAATTCTTCCTCGCGGTCTTTTACCGTAATATTTTGCCATGCGCACTTTTCTAATACTACATTTTTTCTTTCGCCGCACGTAATACAGATATATGGTTCTATAATTTCATATTGAGCCGTATTCTTTGCTCCATTATACTCTACTTCCATATACCAAGGAAGGTCTTTCCATGTATGCTCATGTTTAATTTCTGGAATTGCTAATTCATATGTGGGCAGTTGATCTACTATTTTTTTTCTATGAAAAATACCCATATTAGCGCTCCTGTAAAATCTTTAGCTTGGTACGGAAAGTCTTACATGGATTTAAAGGATCTTTGTCCTTTACATTAGTTTCAATAATAATTAGATCCTCTGCAAGAATCTGATTTACTAGCTGCTCTACTAAATCTTTACGTATCATTTCATCCATAGCAGCTGGACTCATATTATCAGTCTCATTTTTACTAATGGTGGTTTCCGCTCCCAGTGTAATTACATCTTCGTTTTTATATTTACTTATTAAACCATTAGAAGTACTAGTGAATTCTGTTGGAAACATTAATATATCTTCCCAATTAAAAGTATTATATTCGTTCATTTTATTACTCCTTTACCTCTATTTTATATATTGGTGTCATTGGATCACCACTATATAGCATTTCTATATCATTCATAATTGCGCGTAGAATGGTAAAAGTGGCTGGTTTTTTAATACCTTCTTTATCTGTAATCCATGTATGAATTTCTAGTGTATAGGTGCCATCCCCATTGGCATATCCTGTGAATTCATCTACATCCTTTAAATCACAAGATACTGATGAGTATCCTGTTGAATTATGCAACGTCATTTAATCATCCCTTTATCTATTTCTGTAATAATTATAGCATAATTTTAAAAAAAGTCAAGATTTTAATCTTGACTATAAGGTACAATTTTATATATTAATCCTTCTTTAGATCGAATTTCATAATTTTCTAGAAGTTGCACTGGCGAAGTTTCATCAGATATTGTGACTTCATAGATAGTTTCTTGCCAATTAATTCCACTAACAATTAACATAACTGCGCCAATTAATGCAGCAATACATACTAGAATAATAATAAAATTAGATAAACATACTTTTTTATTTTCTATACTCTCTTGAATAGCAAAACCAAGAATTGCAATCGCGCCTATAATTAATAGAATTCCTATAAGTATAGATGATCCACCACTACTTGCTATATGTGTATATTCATTTAATACTGTAATTCCAGGTAACATACGCCCTCCTTAAAATATAAATAAATCTAAATAATCGGGTTCAAGCCCGAGGTCATAGTGTAGAATGTCCTCTGCCTCATTAAGATTTCCATTATAGAAAGCATGTTCCATGTCCGCGGCAGCATCACGTACTTCAATAAGTGCTTCTTCATAACTAATACCATCACGTCTTGCAATCATTTGGGCAAGTTCTTCAAGTGTTCTTGGCATTTTTATTTCTCCTTTAAATAAAAAAATAGACGCGGCCGCTTGGTGAAAATGATTGAAAGAACGACGGTCGCGTCAGCCGAAAGAGTGTACGCGCTACTTTTCCTCTTTCTATATATATTATACATGAAAATTAAAAAAAAGTCAAATATTTAATTTATTATTTTTAAATTCTTTTGGACAGATTAAATGATCTGGGCATCTAATGTTTGTCCAGTCTATACGTACCATTTTTTCTTTACCTTCATATTCTAGATGTACTACATCATATCCGAGTGCGCGCAGCGCATCTATCACATGATTATTAATTTCACCCGCATATAATAGATGGGTACCACCATGCTGTACGCTATCAAGAATACGAACCTCAATATGTGTATAAATAGACCAATCTATTGGGTCTGTTAGATAAGAAATTGCGCGGGCTTCAAGCGCGGTAAATAACGTTAGCATACGCTTTCACCTTTTATACTAAATATTGTATTAATATTAAATTCAAAAAGATCATATAAAGGAAAAAGTTCAGAAGGAACCCATCCTGGTGATAAACAAATATATACATAATCAAAATTAACAAAGTCAATAACACTAATATCGCTAGATTGAGTAAATTTATGAAAACGATTAAATACTTCATTATTAATTTCTTTATATGAATCTTTATTATTAATCCATGTATACTCATTTAATCCGTCACAAAAAATAACCCAATTACCGCATCCAAGCTCTTGTCTATCAACATCATCAAGTGATGAAATATGATAGCCGCAATCATGATGATGGTCTATATTATATATATTATATTTTTTATCTTTAAGATTCCATACATTTTCAATAGCGTCTACGATATCTGTATGTTCTGTACGAAATACTATTCTATCTTTATTAGGTAGAAATTTAACTATATTATTAACATATACTAAAAGCTGTTTAATTTTTTTATAATCTGGTTTAACTGTTATGCCGGGACAACGTTTTAACCAATCATCTAATAGTATACGTGAATCTGCAATTTCATTATAAAATTCAATACTTGGTTCCATAACCCAGTCAAAATCTATACTGAGAATATTAATATTACGTTCCATTTATTTTTTTACTCCTCATTTTCTCTTTGCCACATTTGAATAGCAAACTCACGAGTCGGCGCAGAAGAACCCTCGTGCCCACATTCTGGACATTCAATCCACCAGCAATTACTCACTTCAGGTGCTAATTGATGATGAATATTATATTTTCCGCATACGCACTTTGGACAATACATGTTGCCCAGCCACGCATGACGTGTTTCAATTTCTTCTACAAAGGTCATTTTCATTTTGTAATCCACGCTCCTTTATAAGAGTTAATATTTTCTAATATAATTCGTTATTAGAAGTATCTTCTTCTATCTCATCTTCCCACCATCTACCTCCAATAATAATATCTGGTGGATTCTAGTTTATTATTAATTCTTCATAATTACTTACGATACTGCCGCAATAAGGGCAGGTTGTCTATGGTTCAGCGAATGACATTCTGCACTCTGCACAATAAAAGCCATGCGCTCCTTCTTTAAATGTAGTTGTCATTTGCTCACCTCAATCCCATAAGTCATAGAAATGTTTTCCGATTTGAGTCATTGCAATTTCTAAATTATCCGCCGCGTCTTCACCGATTTCTTGCAACCGATTATAATAATCTTCATCCATTTTAGTTACACGGATATCATCTTTATCAAATAGATGTTCCATATATTCCTTATAATATTCGTTACATTCATTCTGCTTATCTTCAAGGCCGCTTTCAATAAGGTCTGCCATTTTATACAGCCATTCGTGCCATCTTTCGGGCGTTTCAAATGGTTCATGTCCAGGGTAAGCGCAGCCATGGTCCGCCATATAACGAAGCATAGAGGGAAAAGTATTCATAATCCATATATCCATATCCCATACATCGCCATAGGTCCAGCCATACTTCGCGCGCCGATATGCATCACGAATATTCATACCAAGATGCTTAAACCATTTCCAAGGATGAGTTATATAATATCTTTTAGTATAGGGCCAATTCCATACACTAAACCCCTTATCTTTCTTCATATCCTTATTCTCCTTCTTTTATATGCTTCGGTGGGCATGGTAGCTTTTGCCATGCTTGTACACCCAAATAAGAGCTGCTAAACTTAAAATCATCCACAATCCAATAATCATGTTTCCATTCGGCAATTTCATAATATTCTTTATTATCTTTATAACGATAAATTAAGTAGACGCCGTCCTCTTCTGGAGAAGTATAGCGCCAATAAGGAAAAATTTCACATTTATAATTCATGATATTAACTCCTATATTTTTTTTACATTTATATTATATATTAATTTTGGGTATTTGTCAAATTATTATTTATATCCATACATTTTTATATATACTCATCTTCTTATTCAATGCGTTGCCACATGTATACTGTTAGATAAGGCGGCATATTATTATGTGCCTCTCCGCCGCCTTTTGCTCCAATCGTACCTGATGGAGTATGTCCACCCGCGCTTGATGTAGTAACAGCGTCTTGTGCGGGAGTTGTATCATTAGAAGCAACTGCATTCGCTACGTGTCCACTAAAGTTTTGGTCATCTGTTCCTGAGTGACGATTAAATGTATGGGTGTGCCCTGCTACTGCATTACCTGTAAAAGTATGGTTATGCGATGGCATTTCACTTTCAGTTAATGTGTGCGTAGCTTCGCCGCCGGTGGCGCCAGCTGTGTATGTTGTTCCAGCGGCAAGTAAAAATGTGTCCTAAATACGTTGCCAAGTACCTCCAATAAAAGTACCAGGGTCGGTGCTATTAATGCTCATATATATGCTACCTACTGGGAACATAGCTAATTTTGCTGCATTAATTGCAGCCTAAACCTATAGTGAAGTTTGGTATGAACCAACACAAGCATCAATTTGTGTACCTGTATACTATGATGTATATGACATATATTATTCCTCCTTATGCTATACGCTACCACATATAAACAGCAAGATAAGGTGGCATATTGTTATGAGCACCACTGCCACCAGTATCCAACATGGTCATTGTAAACTCAGAGCCTTGATATGCATTATATGCTGATAGTGATGCCTAGGCTCCGGAACCTCCATAACATCCGAATATAGTTGGTCCATCTGCGATATGATAAGAATCTTTATAATATGTTCTAAAATTATGCTTATGTGTGGGCATTTCTGTGACAGTTAATGTGTGTGTAGCTTCACCACCAGTACTACCCGCCGTATATGTTGAATCCTGGGCTAATAAAAACTTTCCTTGAATTGGAGTCCACGTTCCTCCTATAAAGGTTCCTGGGTCAGTATTTACTGTACTCGTATATATAGAGCCTATGGGAAACATTGCTAATTTAGTTGCGGCAATTGCCTATTCAATTGCGGCCTATACTTGTGCGGAAGTTTGATAATTATTTACACAGTTATCTATTTCAGAACCTGTGTGCGTACTTGTATATGGCATTATATATCACTTCCTTTATGTAGTTGTTTTTATCATAATATTACTTCTTTATGCTGTTCTTTTCCAAACATAAACTGCTAGGTATGGCGGCATATTTGAAGTTTCAGATGTTGTTGTTGATACCTGTGGATGTGTATGTCCTCCACCACCGCCAGTATCTAACTATGTTAAACAATTATTATTTCCATTATAAGCATGATATGGTGCTAATATTATATTATTAGTACCAGATAAAGTTATATAAGCACCATATATATTTGGTCCAGTTGCACCATATTGATTTGAAAAATTGTGTTTATGCGCAGGCATTTCCGCAACAGTTAATGTGTGACTACCTGTTGTAGTTGCCACTGTGGTATGCGTATGACTGGTATTCCCACCAGTAGTTCCACCACTATATGTACTACCAGCGCATAATAAAAACGTATCCTAAATCTATTCCCATGTGCCTCCAAATAATGTTGCTGGAGATACACTGTTTACACTCATATAAATAGAGCCTATTGGATATATTAGATTTAATAATGCAGCAGTCTGTACTGCTCCATCTACCAAGGTATCAAGTTGCTATCCTGTATGAGTTGATGTATAAGGCATATATGTACCTCCTTACGCTGTACGTTTCCAAATATAAACTGTGAGATAGGGCGGCATATTGTTGTGAGATTCGCCGCCACCATATGAGGATGTGGCGCCAGTCCAGTTGCGAGACGCATCAAAACCAGTAGCATTTGAATAACTTGAACCTGCATTAGTAGTGGTATTAGCACTCCAACAAACTGCTCTTCCGTCATTATAACCATAAAAAGCGCCACTAGTTACATTAATAATATACATACCAGCACTACCATCTCCCCAACCATTATGATGCGTTCCTGTAATATTCATAGTGCCTCTGGTATGTGTGTGAGCTGGAACTTCGCTTTCCTATAATGTATGTGTTGCTTCACCGCCAGTTCCACCAGCAGTATAGGTTGTACCTGCTGCTAATAAAAATCTATCCTAAATCCTTTCCCATGTTCCACCAATAAAAGTACTTGGACTTACGTCATTTACACTCATATAAATGGAACCTACTGGGTATATTAAATTTAATAAACCAATAGCTTGTACTGCACCATCTACTAGCGCATCTAGCTGTTGTCCGGTGTGTGTTGATGTATACGGCATTTGTGTCACCCCTTATTTCCATGATCCCCAGGCCATTAAACCAAATGTTACAGTAACATCTGTATAAGAATTATAATAAAAAGGCATAATATTGCAGGTTTTTGTAGCAGAAGTACTATTACCGGTACCAACCCATAACCAATTTGCACCAGATGTACTCTAAATTGTAATAGATAATGTTGGTGTTGCATTAAATAATCCAGAAGGAAAAGTCCAACATGGGTCTGAGCCCGCGGCATAATAAACATTTCCCGCCGCGGCGCCGCTACGTTTTGAAGTAGCATTACCATAACAACATGCTATACCATTAGACCATTTAATATAATGCCAGGTCATATTACTTCCTGTCCCTGAAACAGTACCTGTTGCAGTACCTTTTTCAATAATTGTTGCGTTTTCAATAGCTGCAATTCTTGCATTAGTATTTTTATCTGGAGTGATATTGGTTGTTCCGATCATATTTTTCGCCCCTTAAATAAAATGAGGTAAATATCGGGATTTTTCTCCCTATATTACTACCTCGTTTAAATAATTTTAAATTAAAATAAAATTAGAAGGGGTGGGGTTTCGGGCCACTCCTTCTATTATATATATTCAAATTATCTATTTGAAAATGAAATTGAAATTATACTATAACACGGAACTTTTCTCGCACTTTAGTAATATATTGCGGCCATTGTTCTAAGTCTTTTAATGTTGCCTATTTTTCTGCAACGGTTATCCCCGCCTCAGCAAACATGGTGGTGCATCCACGTAAAGAACTAATGGCATGTCTTGATTTATCTCTAATTCCCATAGCTTTAAAGTCTTGTAATAATGCTTCTTGCGCGGGGCCCTTAAGTGGAATACCTTTCCATCGCTCCGCTATTTCAATAATAAGTTCGCGCTAATTTTCCATACGGACCTGCGCAGGGTCAATTAACTAAGGAGTTGCGCCCAAATATGAGTACATTTCGCGCACAGCTTCCTCAGTATTATCCATTAAATGTAAATAATCTTTATGGTCCTTTAATAAGTGTAAGTATGCTTGCTCATTCACTTCATATTTTTTTATACCATTATCACATTTTTTCTCTGTAATATATTTAATCTTAAACTATGCTCCCTTAAGTAAACCATACTATTTTGCAAGCTCTATCTAATTACCTTCAGCCTACAATTTCCTAAAATGTGCGAACATATCTGATTGAATTTGAAAATCTCTTCTCGCATTATTAGGATTAAAGATGATGAAAAGCTAATCAAGATTGCCGCGGAAGCGCCCAACCTTCTATCTAATCTCAACCTCTCCATATCCATCAATAATCATATAGTCTATCTTAGGAAAGGTAAGTGACATACCTTCTTGCAGCGTATCAGTTACAATAAGAATATAAATATCATCAGGTAAATGCTCATTTCTAAGTGCTTCAAAAAGTGATTCCTTACCATCAGCAATACGCTATTTATCCGCCATATCCTATAAATCTGCGAGGGTAAGGCCGCTCTATCCATCACTTAATTCAATTAGTAGGTCTTTTGCGGCAATAGCGGCCTGGTTGGTATCCAGTGAAAGAGCCGTCTAATTTGCGCGCGATACTAGCATTGCAACTCCTTTTTTCTAATCAAGCAACTTAAAGTACCAATCTTTAACCTTACTCGCGCTTTTAAGAAACACAATGCCTCGCTTACCTTCCTACTAATTCAAAAAATAATCAAGTGTCATATTAGTATTCTTAGTCTTTATAAACTATATCTCCTTTACATACGTATTACTAACATACTTAGTAAAATCTGGAAATAAGTAAATAAAATTACTCTCATCAGAGAAAAATTCTTTTGAAAGTTCATCAAAATATTCATCATTTGCGGTAATAAAAATGATGTGCTATTTAGTACGTGCATTTTTTATCCAGTCACCTATAATTGTTGTATCTTCCGCAAATGAAGCTTCACTAAATAAACCATGACACTCGTCAATTACAATCCAGTCGTAGTCTACGGTTCCTTTCTTTATCATATTAGCGAATCCCATTCTCTAACAGACATCTGTTTCACCATACTTATGCCGCAGCTACTCTACTGTAATACTGCGGCTTTCTACCACTAACATTGTTTGTAATTTACCAAACTTATGGTCAAGTTCTGCGAGTACGCTATTCATAATAGCTGTGGTTTTGCCTACACCTGTACCGCCATTTAACACCAAGAAGGTATTTATGTCAGACAGGTCTGTTTCTTTTACAAGTCGAATAATATCATCAACTGCGAATTCTTTAACCTACTGATGTTTTCTCATTCTATCACCTCTACAATTATATTATAGCATGAAATTACATCAAAGTCAAATATCTATTTTGGTAACAAATAGCGTACTCCGTCCATACCCTCGCTCGCTATCGAGCGCACCACTCGGTCGTCGCTGCGCTCCGACCGAGTGTATGTGCGCTCTATCGCTTACGCGAGGGTTGGTCGGTACAATATTTATTGGGAGGTGGTTATAAAAATTAACTATGCATCTCATATTTTGTATGTGGGGCCGCATTCAATCCTCTCATGGTATGTACAAACTCCATTGCATCCTCATACGTATCATATATCTTATACTATTCCTAATCTTTTTCCGCGCCAATCCGCAGCGGTAATTTCGGTCTACCCCATTTCATATACACTTCTTTAATCGCATACATATTTCCATTTATTTCAAATACGTATCTACTATGTTCTCTATCAAATATATCGAATTTATTATATGTATCAATAATAAAGGCAGTCATAATTTTTTCAACTCCGTAAAATAAAATGTTGTAAGAAAAAATGTAAGTATCGTACATTTAAGTCAGTAAAAGAGAAGATATAATATATATGTATAGTTAATGTCGTCCTGACTTAAAGGTGTTCTATGTCTATTCCGAAGGTATCATCGGGAACATCGGTATAGAAGGGTAGTTTTGAGGGGTGTGCGCCAAATTTCAACTTTTGTCAAATATTTAAAAATATTAAAAATAAAAAAATTTTTTTTAAATATTTACTTTTTTTTCATTATATCATAAGGAAAAATTATTTGTCAAGTATTTGACAATGCCTCTAAAAATACCCAACATAATGCTGCGGCTCCCTTAACAGGCGCGTTTGATATATATATAGAATATGCGCCCGTTAGAGGGGATAAGACGCAGCTTCCTATTGCGGAATACAATTTACCAGCTTATTTTATGCAGCTTATTTTAACTCTTATAGATATAAAAATTAGTCATGACAATTTAATGGACTATAGATACAGTTCGCTTTTCGCGCCCGGTGTTGCTAATACCCGGAAACAGGCACAAATGAAAAAATTATCAAACGCGCCCGAAAAGGGGTACAGAAAGGTTTCAGGAGGGGCAAGTGCAGCTTGTATACAGTATCCAGTATTTTGGATACAAAATAAAATTGTATACAGTATACGCCGTAACTGCGCAGCTTGTACTGTAAGGCGCAGCTTATTACAGCTTCTCAGCTTTTCCAGCTTATTGGCGCCCAGCTTATAAGGCGTAGTGAAGCTGTCAAATACTTGACAAGTCTGTGAACAGCCTGTGCTAAGGCACGAATCCGAATATTTTTGAATTGTATACTGTATACATTCGGATGCACACGAACATTTTATTTGTCAAGTAATAAGTTAGATGTTGAACATCTAAAATACGGATTGACTTTTTCTGTATTTAGAGTATAATATAGATATCAAAGAGAAAGGACGTAAAAATATGAAGATTGTTGATATTTATAATAAGGTAGAGGACATTCCCGGATATGAACATATTCCTGTAGATTGTAATGGTGGCATTTTATTTGATAATGGATATTTACTTGTAGACCATCACGATCAGGATTGTTGTGAAAATGTTTATGCTGATTGGGGCCATTTACAAGATGAAGCGGGTATTATGGATGATGAATTTTCGCCCTTAACTATTCAATATAAAAAGGTAGGAGTAACTATTAAAGGTAAGCATAGATATTTCTTGCCTTGTTATAATGAACAGAATGGGTATTATAATGATCGTCTTGATTTAGTATTGCTTGATACACATAAAACAGTTAATACTTGTATCGGATGGAGTAATAGTCATAAACTGTACGCTCCTAAGTTCAAAGAACTCACGCGGTGGGAATCTGTTCCTACTAAAGATGATATCTATTAAGGTATCATCTTATATAAATTAGATGTTAAACATCTAAAAGTGGAGATTGACTTTTAGTTTATTCTTTGATATACTTACTATGTGAGGTGAAAGGAATGGCTGAAATTCGTAAGTTTAATTTCGACGAACTTTATGCTCATACGCCAAATATACCGGACAATTGGTATGTTCCTGCGAAAGACTTATGGAAAATGGCGGCATGGTGCTTTATGGAATTACGAAACAAAAGTTATGTTCGTAATGATAAAGATATGGCACATTTTGTTCATCATGTGGAAGATTGGATAGAAAATCATTCGGTTTCAATTAGAAAGGAGCAAGAGAATGAGAATACGAGTAGCAACTAAAGAAGATTATCAGTGGATAGTTCGAGTTATGGGTAAAAAAAAGATACCCTATTTAACCAGTAGTCATGTAAAGGATGACTATAATTGGTATCGGCTATATGCGGTTGTAGATAATAAAGATAGGGTTCTTGCTACATTCTCACTTGTTGCTGATGATAAGTATGATTATGTTGCAATAAAGCGGTTGTGCGTTCTGAATAAGAAAAATCGTGGTAAGGGAATTGCTCGGTTTGCTATCCATGAGATACTGCGGTATCTACATAACTGCAAAGTTGGTGTAACTCCATGGGAAGATAACTATGCGATTCGCCATATACTTGAAGCAGAAGGTTTCAAGATGGAATATAAGTTTATGGGGCACTGGTGCTTCTATTCAAAGGAGATGTAATTATGAAACAAATTACCTTTAAAGAAGCCAATTATATTATGCGGAGAACGAAACCGCATAGATTAGAACGTATACTTTGCTATTGGGTTATTCAGAAAGAAAATAATAATAGCGGTTGGATACGTTGTTATATGAAATGGTGGGCATATATCCTCTTCTTTATTCCTGCTCATGTATTAAATTTCATTTGTTGTTTATGGGATGGTGGACTAAAAGAATTTCGTATTGAACCACGACAGATTTATAGTTATGCCATTGTAGGATTAACAAGTGATGATGCTCGGACAGAGTTTGGACGTTTTAAGTCAGTATGGGAGAAAAATAATGAAAAAGATTAAAGTAAAGCGTTTAGTGTATTACCATTTGGGAACACATGAGGTTCATTATGGTGGATTTGAATATGACAGTAATCTGACCAATGAAAACATTCTTGGTGCAGTGTTTACTGTTGGTAAGCATGAATGGCATCCCGGTATGGAAGGTATCTATCAGTTAAATGCCAATGGTGAATTGGCATATAGAATAACCGTAGAAACATTCTATCGGTATCAGAAGTCGTGGTATGATTTGCTTGTGGATAATATAAAAAGAATCCTGTGGATATAATCCGCAGGACTTTTTATTAGATGTTTAACATCTAAAATATTATAATAAAAAAGAACCCAAGACTTAAATCCTCACGCTGGCGGCTACATCTTGGGTTTTCGGCACCGAATTACCCTACGGCTCGGGAATGTTCCTTGTTTATAAGGGTCGAGTCACATTAAACTTAGACCACACGATGGTGGAATGTGGGAGAATTGAACTCCATCCTTACGGATCGACATTTGCAATGCCTACGTTATCATCTTGCGATTTACCTCGGTGGCTACCCTGATGCCACTTTCACATCCCATAAAAGAAGGGGTTTAGGAAACCCCTTGGAAACAATTGGCGGTTAGTGCGATTGTCTAACCTTTAAGAGTGACGTGCTTAACTCACCATTACGCCCTACGGTAAGTGTTCGGCTTGCCTGGAATCTTAACGATTTCATCCTGCCACAGATTATTCAGAGCATACTGAACATTGTGGCGGGTCATGCCCTTGGCGGTAACTTCGCCTTCGATTTCGCCCCACAGGTCAGCACAAGTCATAGGACTGTTGGTCAGATTGTCCACAATGACATCGTGAATGCCTTCATAGGCGGCGGCACGAGCCGCCTTTTCTTCGGCGCCCTTGTTCAGTTCGGCTTCTACTTCTTCCAGAACGCCGGGATAGCCGTCAGAAAAACTGGGAATGTCGTGCAGAACCTTGGAGATAGTTTCGAGAGTCGCTTTCTTCATAGCGATAATTCCTTTCTGGTTTTTAAGAGTGTCCTTCTCTTTATCTTTCGTAGTTATTGTATCACAATTTTAAGTGCTTGTCAAGAGGAACTTGCAAGTGAGGTTTGCTTTTGACCTTGGGAACTCTTTAACCCTTTCCACTTATGTTAGGACAGGCGGCCCAATGTTCTTTTCCTCTCCCTCTGACAATTATTATTATACTCAGATTTGAGTGAAAGTCAATGCCCTGACTTAGATGTTAAACATCTAATATGTTCTTCGGTCACTCATGGCCGAAGAAGTATTTTTCAAATTGTTTAGCGATGGAACGGTTCTGCGGTTGCAGTAACCAACATACTGCCCATTGAGTTGCTATCTGTTCAAAAGGATTTTGCATATACTGTTCCATAGTATGGGCATTTTGGTTAATTTTATAATAAGCGGTTATATCAAATACAGACCGAGTTTCCCAATGTCCATACTCATGGAGTATTGCAATAGTTACATTACTGAAACCCCTTGTAACCTTGTTTATACTTTCCATATTTTTGCGGAACAGTTTATCGTTATCATCATTGGTGAGTAGGTCTTTGGGAATAAGTAACCGAGGGGTTTTATTTTCCGGATTCAAGTCCATACCCCAGTTTTCTACTAACCGTTTACGAGCGATAGTAACAGGAGATTCTGTGATTTGGTTGGCAAACCAACGAATTGCCTGTATTTTAGTCATCTTTCTGCTCCTTCTGCGCTTCGCGCTTGGCTTTATCAGCAGCGACTTTTTCAGCTTTCTTCTTAGCCTTTTCAGCTTTAGCATCCTGCTTTGCCTGATAAGCGTCAATTTCAGACTGCATCAGCTCTTTAGCGGTCATGTCCTCACGCAGTTCGGCAACAATAGCGCCGATACGGACATACCGCTGTTCACCATTGGAGTCGGTCAGTAGAATACCATACTGACGGTCATTGATTTTCACGAAATCATCTTTACATCCATTTTCCATGATACGATAAAATACTTCTTCACGCAGTTCCTTATCCACAATCGTCTTGGAAACCTTAGCCATTCTAATCACTTTCCTTTCTCTCTCGGTTCATGTATATTATATCACTTTTATATACAAAGTCAATAGTAGTTCTTAGATGTTAAACATCTAAGGGGAAATGGGCGATTACTCGCCCACTACCTCAAGACCCCATTCTTCCACGATGCGACAGGCTTCAAGTTCAATCATCTTTTTGATGAACTGCTCAGGAGCACCCTGATACCTATCGCACATAACTTTAGTTACACAGTTGACAAGCAGGGCAAGGTCTTTTTCAGACAGACCGCGCTTGCCATTGACAGTAATGACGATGGATTCCATTTCATCTTCACCGGAAACCTTTTCTTCATCCTCGTCCTCAACTTTTCTCTCATCATCCATGAGGTTGGGGTCAATCTTGAAATCAACTCCGAGGGCTTCCATAGCCTTGTCGAGAGCATGGGCATATTCGGCAATGAGGTCGGTATTGATGTCATCATCATCCCATCCATTGTCACGAGCGGCATCAATGAGAGCGGCGGCAACCTTGTGTCCATCAGCAACGGTCAGAGTCAGAGAAGTTTTCATAATATAGTTTCCTTTCTGGTTTTAGAGCGTTATTCCTTCGCTTCATCTTACATAGTAATTATATCACGGATTTCTGCTTTTGTCAAGCATTTTTGTTCCTTAAGGACTTGCAAGTGAGGTTGTCTGTGAGGAATACTTATCCTGAATGACTTATCAGGGGCCTCGTTCCGTTTTCCTCTCCCCTTGGAACAATTATATTATATCAGATATTAGAAAAATTGCAAGTGTTTATTTAGATGTTGAACATCTAAGTTGTAAAAGTGTTAGTTAAGTCTAACACTTTCTCCGTCTTGCGGAATCATCCACCGATTTACTTTATCAGTTATTTTTTCAAAACCGGAATAGAATTGTCCGCAATAATAATAGCCATCAACAACAGTTCCATCATGGAGTTCAAGTTTTAGGGCATAGCAAGAGAGTACCGGACACTCTCTTGCCTGTCCTTTATGATAGAATACTTTACTCTTCACTCTCATTTTTCTTTTTACCTTTTTCGGCTTCTTTCATGGCTTTTTTTACGGCACGTTCCTGCGCTTTGGATTCCTGTTCCAAACGGTATTCTTCTGCGGCTTCATATCCATCATAAGGAATGTAACCGCCTTCACCATTGCGAGTGCCACGAGGAATGGAAATTTTAATTTTAGGATATTTATCATTTCCTTCCGCATCGGTTACGGGAATAGAGATTTCACCGCTACCGACTACAATAGCGTTTACATCAAAATGAGCTTCAAGTGCATCAATAACGACTTGCATGATTTCAGACCGCAGAGCATTTTCCAAACTTGCCTTACTTGCCATACACAGACTCCTTTCGGTTTACAGTTTTCCTTCTGTTTCTGTAAAAATTATATCATAAATTTTGACTTTTGTCAACTATGTATTCTGTATACAATTAGATGTTTAACATCTAAGGTACCATAGAAAAATCCCTACCGCTTTGGCGGTAGGGATGAAAGGAGGGATTAGGCGAGAGTGTAGGTGTTCGCCTTGCCGGACTTGTCCACGGTCACTTCGGCAGACCACAGATTGGTCAGACCGTAGACAATCTTGCCACGGCTCAGACCGGTGGCATCCGCAATCTCCTGCGCGGTCACAGGGGCATTAGCGGAACGGATGGTGTCGATGACCGTATCGTGCATATCCGCATACACGGCGCGGTTGGCTTCGGCTTTCGCCTTGCCCTTATCCAGTTCAGCGACAATCGCTTCACGGATTTCATCGGCGTTCTCAATGGCATTGCCATCGAGCAGGGAAACGAGGGACTCAAGATACGCTTTCTTCATAGCGTTAGCCTTTCTGGTTTGTGAGGTTTTCCTTCCTCTTTTCATATATATCTTACCACATTTTGTGGAAGATGTCAAGTGTTTTTTTGTTCCAAGGGAGGTTTCCCTTTGTTGCGTTTCCGCCACGGTTTTACCCTTCGTTTACTCCGCTCAAGTTATCACCTTTCGTCCCTTGGAACATCCTTATTATAGCACAGGATTTGCTTCTTGTCAAGAGGAAATTTTTTCGGAAACCAAATGGAGTTGCCTACTAATCCGATTCTTCGGACTCCAATGGGGAACTTTATCGTGTTCTCTCACGCTCCCTCTGACAGTTATAATTATACTCAAAATTTATGAAATGTCAAGCATTTGACTTAGATGTTTAACATCTAAGGTATTGGGTTTAGGTGGGACAAAAACGTCCCACCTTCTTATTTGCTCTTGAAGTTGTACGTATCGTTGCGTACATATTTCTTGAGGTATTCGCCTTTGAACACTTCAACTCCATCCATCTTTACCGTGAAAGGATGAAGCACTGGACGAGTCAGAATCTTATTTGCTTTATATCCTGTTGCGAGTGAAGCGCCACGGTTAACACAAGCAAAGAGAATTTCTGTTTCAATCTCTGAATCAAACAACCCCATGTGTTCTTCAATGAAGTCGGGATTATCGGTCAGAAACTGATAGACTACTTCGGCACTCCCTTTATAATTCCCTGTATCCGTGAATCGGGAGTTATCTTCACAGAATTTCTTATAGTCGGCGGTATTGGTGATATATTCGCTTGCATATCCCCAAATATCATATACTGGGATAGTTTCAATTGGATTATTACACTTGAACCAATCGCAGTTAAACTTGATTACTTTATCATCAAAATCGGAGTTGTACGCATAAATTCCAGTTACATCATATTTCTTAATGTCCTCTTTCAGCTTACGCATAATGTAACCCCATTTATCCATCGTGGCATCATGCTTACGCATCATGTCAATATACTTTGTGCGCTTTTCTTTATAGTATGCACTTTCAAACAAGGGCAAGTTATGCCAAACTTGTTCAACAACATTCATTTTGAAGTCAATGACCATCTGTTCGTCAGTATCCACGATACACCATGAAATGTCATAACAGAATGGCTTGTCGAGGTTTGTAGTTTCCGTGTCCAGTACGATAATATTCATTCGTAACTCCTTTGGTTTGTGGGGTTATTCCTTCCCCTATTTCTCCATGATTATATCACATGATTCGGAATTTGTCAAATATGGAACTTAGATGTTGAACATCTAAGACATCAAAAATAAAATTAGGGGAGTCTAACTCCCCTAATTTTAACCGAAAGCAATCGTCAATGCTCGGGTAACATTTTTAATGAGTTCTTCGGTATAGTTTTTTGTCACTACAACTTTGGTTGAAGTGAAACCGCCATCAATATAAGTTTCATTATCGGGGTCGGTAATCAGAGTAGTCTGTTTCATATCGAATACTCCAAACCGTTTACGGTAAGAGTCTATACCACGAAGGTCATGATTGTTGCACATTGCGTCACCATCGAAGAGGATAATGTTATAGTTACAAGTATTCTGTTTCTGTAAATCTAACAGAATCTGTTTCATTTCGGGTGGAATACGATTGCCACCATACGCATCCATTTTACGGTCACGGATGGTTTTACAAGGATGCAATTCATGATTGATGAATAATACGTCCATAGAGAAATTCCGGTTCTTACGCTCGACTTCAGACAGAACGGAAAGAATACCATTAGTCAGAGGAACATTATCGGAGTAACTGCCCGAACAATCAATGATGAGGTTCAGATGGCAAGTGCCGAATTTGTTGTTGCCCTGTGTTGACATTGACCGTTCAAAAAACCGGTAATCTTTTCGGGCAACCGCTCTTGGATTGAACACACCCGAATAAGTATTGATTCCCGAACCACCGGAGTTCTTCTTATTGAAGTTTCCAATAATGGTTTCAACCGTTTTTTGAAACTCATTCAGTTTTTCCTGTTGGCTCTCAGATAAATCGGGTTTTTTACTCAGAGAAGCTCCAACCATGCGCTTAATTTGCTCTGCATTTGCTTCGATTTCATGTTCGGGATCGCCAATGGAAGCGGGCATATTTTCTTCGCCTTCTTCCTGCCCCTCGCCGTTTTGCTTTTCGCCATTTTGATTCTGATTGCCATTCTGTTGCTGATTTTTCAAAGAATCCATCTGTTGCATTTCACCATTTCCATTACCCGACTGGGGTTGAAATGCTTCGGGATTATCAGCAAATTCTTGATTGATTAAATCATATAGACGGCGAATGTCATAGACATAATGATTTACATCATAAATGCCATCATAGCTATAATAGGGAGTCGCACGATTGATAGTAGAAGCCTTTTTAATAATACGATTGATTTCCTTTAAGACTTTTCCTGTACCAAGACCGAAGCGAACCGCATTATAGAATGCTTTGATTGCAGAATCCGCTTTTGGCGGTTGACCACCATGAAGGTCATACAACTGTTTACGGAAATCTACGTTATGATAGTAGTTACGAAGAACGGATTCAATACGCTCATCTTCAAAGATATTTACAATATCTTCTGCTTTCATTTCCTGCGGAGTGAGGATAGCATGGGATACTTCATGGTACAGCATGGCACGAACTGCACCCTCTTCATCTGTTCCTGCGGTCATCTTCTTGCAACGTTCAGCGATAATAGGATATGAGATAACAATCGTATCTTCCATTGGAGAATAGAAAGAGGTAGATTCTTTTGCATCCAATGAAATAGCAATTCTTCTGCCTGTATAATATCCAATAGGCAGAGTATTCATAATCTGTTCGCATCTTGCAAAGGTCAGTTCCATTTTAAGTCCTCACTTTCTGTTCCTCTTGGAACAATAAGAGTATATCAAATAATGTTTATTTTGTCAACTTATTATCTTAGATGTTAAACATCTAAGGTGACTTGGAGAAAAAGGATGCGGATTACTCCGCATCCATCCCGATGATGGATTTCGCCAACTGCTCAGCAGTAAGGACGAACTCTTTGGCATCAGAGCAACGGTCGACCAACGGCTCGGGCAAACCGTAGACCATACCGCCAAGAGAGAGGTTCATAGTCCCGATGATTTGGAAACCATCTTTGATGTGAACAGGACGGTTCTTATAGTAGAACTCCGTCTTACCATCCACAATACCCTGCAAGAATCGCAAGGAATCAAAGGGGAGAAGGTTAATTTCATCGAGGACAATTGTTTTGCCCTGTTCCATACAATCCCAAAGAAGGGAAGGATTAAAGTCGGGGTTGCCATCTTTGAAGATAAAATCTTCCATGAGGTCGGCAGGAAGCATGGAACTATTACACACGATACAACGATTATCACTTTCGGTTTGTGCAATAGTGGTCTTGCCTGTTCCTGCACTACCATAATAAACCTTAAAGCGACTGTTAATATGGTTGGTGGGCTTGCCATACTGGGCAATATCTTTTACAATCTGCCCAAACTCTGTGCTCTTAATCTTCTGCTCGACTTCCTTAACATAGGAAGAATCCATCAGCGCAAAGTAGTTACGCACATAGTCACAAGCCGCTTTCTTACTTTCGCAAGCCATGAAAGCAAAAGTGTTCGTGAAGCGGAAAGAAGGAGTAAAGGAGAACTCGCTGAAGAAATCCATCAGCTTCGTGATACCTTCAAGCAGGACTTCTTTCGGGTCACGCACCGGAGCAGCTTCCGGTGTAGCCGTCCCGAAGATAGTCGGATAGCGATTATTGATAATCATTTCCTTGACAGCCTTCGGGCGCTCATTGAATGGAGTTGAACGCATTACATTGTAGAATCCATCATAAATGGAATATTCGGGATGGGATACTTCGATAACGTAAGGAACGCTATTCTTTTCTCCATAGAACGCACCATCGGTGCTACGCTTGGTGATGCTCATGTTTTCGTTTACTTTCATTTTAGTTACCTCTTTCTCTTGTTTGTTGTTATTGTTGTTCCGTTCCCCTCGGAACAATGATAGTATATCAAAGATAATAGTATTTGTCAATAAAATCTATTAGATGTTAAACATCTAAAGAAAAGAGTTGGTAGTAAGCCGATTCTTACTACCTGCGGTTGGAGCAAGCACTCTCCGTCTTACCGCCCTGCATTGTTCAGTTCTTCCTCTTTAGAACCCGCCCGGAAGGATAGGGCAAATCGTCAAGCATCACATTTTTCTTTCTTTCAGGAGAAGTACGCTCACAAACTCCCCAGTTACTCCAGTACTCACGGGATTACCCCAACGGTGCTTGTCGGGACTGACCTTTTCCTCGGGAACAATTATATTATAGCATAAATTTGATAAAAATCAAGTATTTGAGTTAGATGTCTGACATCTAATTTGTACGGACAAGGGAATTATCCCTTGTCGATGAGTTCTTTCAGAACAGAGAGAATTTTATCGGGAGTATACGCATCTCCATCCCATTCATTCCGAATTTCTTCGTTGTCATCGAAAAGAATGTCATCGGATGCGGTCATCCATACTTCTTTCGGTACACCATAGACCGTGATATGGATTGCATCGAATGTAACCGAGCTGAGGTGCTGACGTAACCAGTTCAGTTTAACTTCCGTTACAGCCTTGTCATACTCTGTATTGGAACATTTACTGAGCCAGCTAATGATACCGATACGGTATCCCATTTTTTGTAGCTTATTCAGATACCGAGCCAGCAGACTCATGTTGTGCATGACTTCAGCTTCAGCATAGGGGGAAGGGTCAAAAGACCGCAGTTTAGGCAACCAATCGGGAACATCATAGAACCGATTCAAAGTACCGTCCATGTCAAACCATATTGTTCTCATACGATGCACTCCTTTCTTTCACCATAGACATTGTATCATAAGATATGGGATTTGTCAACATATCATTTAGATGTTTAACATCTAAATTTTAGGATTGATATTTGGAGTATAAAATGGTATACTATACACGAGGTGAGAGAAATGACGGAGTTAGAAGAAAGACAGACAGTTGTAGAATTAGTTAAAAAATTTGTTAAGCAAAATGAATATGACCGATTCTTTTGTCTAATTGATAGTCTTGATACACTAAATCAAACATGGTTTTTACATTTCATTAACCTGTTTATTAATGATGAGGAACATGAATGGATTATTTGGGATACCGAACCGCAAGAATATTTAAATCTGTTTAATGAAATATTTGAAATTCTTGAGGGACATTATTGGTATTATAAGATACCCGATGATCTTCCAAGGGGTCTAAGGGCGAGGTGGATAATATATAAAATAGATGAAGAGGATTAAACCTCTTCATTTTATTTTGGGATTCTTTTTGAATATATATTTAGATGTTTAACATCTAAATTTATAAAATAAAATTACCCCTCTCTAATTGGAGAGGGGTTCTTAGTTACACCAATTAAGCCTTGGTGTAGTAGGACTTCTTGTCGCCGTCCTTGGTGCCGACAACGAGCACACCCTTTTCGACAAGGCGCTTGGCGCTCTGACCCACGTTCATGGGGGTAAGAGTGAAGGCAACCTTACCTTCGATGGCGTTCATAATGTCGGTAGCAGTGCAATCCGTGAAGGAAGGCATAGCGCCGATAACGGCATCAAGTTCGTCACGGCGGGCCTGCGCTTCGGGGTTAGGACCCTTGACCTTAACGGGCTTGTTAGCCTTTTCGGCTTCACGAAGAGCCTTCTCGGCTTCATAAGCCTTGTATTCGGCAATAGCCGCTTCGGCATTAAAAGCCTTGTGATTCTTGGTGTCCTTGGCAAGAGCCGCACCCACGGCGACCTTGGCAAAGCCTTCATCGGTCGGAATGACCACGAAGTTGGTCTTGTTGGCACGGGCCATCTGCGCACCGGGGATAGCGAGGATAGTGTTGAGGATTTCGTTCGTATTCATAGTTACTCCTTTTACACACGGTTTTCAGTATACGGCAGACCGCTAACTGCACAAATTTTTGTTTTCTGTCTTTCGACATTTTTATTATATCAGAATTTTTGCACTTTGTCAAGTACTAAATTCTGTTATTTTTTTAGTGAGTGAGCGTGATGGTATTCCACGCAATCCGTTGATTTTCATTTCGCAATGCTCTCGTCAGAGTTTAATCACTCACTGTGTTCCTTGGCTGGGAACTTCCTCAAACATTTGGCGCCTTCGTTTGAGGTTTGTTTCCCTTGGAACAATTATTATTATACTCGGATTTCGGAAAAAGTCAAATAATAAATTAGATGTTCGACATCTAAATTTATTAAGGCGGGACATTAGTCCCTGCCCCTAAGAGCGGTGGCGATTGCAACCACGCACGCGAATACAATACCGTAGATAGAAACAGCAGTGCCGGAAACGACGCCACAGAGGTTTAAAATTGCGAGTACAATCATTACAAGGTCCATAAGCATATTATTCCTCCATCATATCATATCTGGTAAGGATACGTTCGATTTTTTCCACATCCTTATCATTGCAGGTAATAGGGACTTTAATGGTATCAGCAGCTTTCATCGGCTTAATATCGCCGATAGAACAGCCTACGCGCTTAATCATATAGTTGAGCACATGAATAGAGATACGATTCTTGGGGAGATAATAGGTGCGAGTAGTCACAGCTCATTCCACCTTTCCAAAGCGCACTTCATAGGTTTCTACGTGCTTCTGCTCCCATTCGGGCAGGGTCTTGATGAACTCAGCACGCTTAACTTCATCTTTGAAATAATGATACCGACCGAAGGTTTTTGCCACAAACAAAGTTTCCATCGTAACCTCTCCTTTCGTGTTCCTCTTGGAACAATTATATAATATCATAAGTTATGGGATAATGCAATAGATAAATTTAGATGTTTAACATCTAAAATCTGTGAAGTGGATTACTCCACTTCCCATTCCTTAATATAATATCTGGAATGTTCATAATTGGGATAGTGCCAACAATCTGCGCACTCCCAAGTGTCATAGTCCTTAGTCAAAAGAAGTACGGGTTCAAGCCCATCACAAGCGCACCCACGCATGGCACTTTCTGCTTTCTCTTCTGATTCATAAATACCATAGAGATATGGGCTATTGTCATAATCATTAGGATCGATTGTTAGGGTATAGACTTTCATATTATTCCTCCTCACACGCACAAGGCCAGAAAAAGAAGCCCGGATTATCCCGCTCCAGCTCATAGCTGAGCTGTTCAGCTCGTTCTTCGGTTGCTACGATTCTACATGGCGTTGCGGTATTAGAGTCTTCCAGCTCCTGCATAATTACCCATTTTACCATTACTCCCACTCCTTCAGCTTATATTTTGGTTTCTTGTTACGCTTGTCGGGGATAACACGAGTTACGCAATATCCCTGTGGAAATTGTTTGCGCTCAGATTGGAATACTTCGACCCAAGTTTTGGGTTTCCGATTCTTCTTACTCATAATATCCCTTCCTTTCGATATTATTATATCATAATTTTAGGATATGTCAAATATTAAAATAGATGTTTGACATCTAAGGAGTATAAAAGGGAATTACTTCCCTTCGGTCAGATGCTGAATCGCTTCGGCATGATTGAGAACTGTGACATCTCCATTGTCCCACGGCATACAATAGGACTCAAGATAACCATGACGAGCGCCATATGTGCCGCCATGCAAGGCAATATCACCACCAGGGAACTTATCAAAAGTCCACTGGTATCCTTCATAGAGAGGATGCCATTCAAATTTGATACCAGCTTTCTTCAGCTTGTGGTTAAATCTACGGCGGTCATTGCCAAAGTTACGAGTAATGCCCATCATCTTTTTCATTTCCATATCGTTTTGCCCCTCTCTGTATACTTGCTCTGATTGCGGTCTACTTTTTTGCGTAGAAACGCAGGAATCTTACTTGCTCCACCAAAGACAGCTACCAGCTCTTTCTGTGTGGTAACATACATTGTAATGATTTTTTCTTTGGGCTCATCTTTGACAATGGTAATACCAGTGTCAGTAAGGCAAACCCAGCGCCCAGCTTGCTCCAAACTGAAGCGAGTATACTTTTCTTTGATAATTTGACCAATACCAATCTCATCTATGATATGTTGTACTCGATTTGCTCTTTGAACTGCTACATGGTAAGTCATTTGTTCCTTCATGATAATCTCTCCTTTCGCTATTATAATATCATATAGTTATGGGAAAGTCAATAATTATAATTAGATGTTAAACATCTAAATAATTGGAAAATGTGGTTTATTCAACCACATTTCCAAACACAATGAGTCCCCACGCAACAATGGCACAAATAAGGCTAACAGTATATTGAAAATTAAACTTACCATTTTCATCTGTAAATGAGCCATGCCAAATCATAGACAGAGATAACAGAATCAGAATCGCTTTCACAGCTTACACCTCTTTCGCATAGTAGGCAAGGTTCATACCTGTTTCCGGGGAGCAGTTGTAATAGAAGACTGCATCGCATACCTTGTCAAAGGTATCCATAAACATGGGTTCAGAAGGTTTAGAAATCCAGCTTGCCAACGGGCTGTTCGGCTTGATACGATTCGGTATAATCATAATTTCTTCGCCGTTGTCGTACATCTTGCGCGCGAGTGCCTTTGTAATCTTTACCATCTTGCTACCGCCTTTCTGTTCTCTCTTGGAACAATATCATTATATCATATTGAGATAGAATGTCAATATAGTCTTTTAGATGTTTGACATCTAAATATAGGCGCTTAGGTATGTGCGCCATAGGATTTAAAATCATTATTCTTACCAATAAATATGAATACGTCCTAATTCAAGTAGATGTTGAAAAGATTTACTATTTTTTACTCTTCGCTCTTTCCATAAATTTCTATAGCCCCAAACGAAAGGATAGTCCTTGTTATTTCGTATGATTTGACAAAATTCTCCAATCCAAAAATGCCATGAACCAGAAGTATATTTATGATAGGCAAACCATCGATTTTCCCATTCTTTTTTCTTCATCTTAATTATCCTTTCTGCCTCCTTTGGGACAATATTATTATATCATATTGGGATAAAATGTCAACTATAATAGTTAGATGTTTAACATCTAAATAGAAAATGAAATTAAAGCAAGGGATTACTCCCTTGCCATAACTTCTTCTTCAGTAAGGCCAAGCCAGTCACAGATGTCCTCAAACTGGAACCACATCCAGTCATTGATTTCCGTGGTGCTCCAAGGCTCATCATCGCCAATAATTTCTTCCAGCTGTTCCTCCAGCGTGTCCAGCTCTTCGGGAGTCAGTTTGGCGGCATTGGTAGCGGCACCGCCCCAAAAGGTGAAATCTCTCAGTTTCTTTTCAATCGTCATTGTCATGGTATTATCACTTTCCTTTCTTTATCTTGGAAGGCTTTCTTTCCCTTCCGCATTATTATAATATCATATTTTGAAATATGTGTCAATTATTTAATTAGATGTTCGACATCTAAGTTATATAGGGAGGATTACTCCTCCTCATTAACTCCGGCGCAATCAGAACAGTAAGTATAACCGTTATCGTCAATCCATGCCGAAGGAATTGCCATTGTCATTTCACAACAAGTACAACGTACTACCATTGGATAACCATGCTGGTTAAACCAACTGCCGGGGATTTCTTTTTCGGGGATTTCAATACTGCGATCACGTACATACTCAGTAAAACTTTTCATTGGATTTTCCTTCCTTTCTGTCTCTTAGGACATTATTATAATATCACATTATGGGATAATATGCAACTATAATTATTAGATGTCCGACATCTAAGTTTGGAAATAAAATAATTGCCCTATTAAAATTATAGGGCGGTGGACGTGGATTATTAGGCCGGACATAAATTAACACGAAATCAGCACCTCCCCGTGCTTGGCAATGTACTCTTCAAAGGCGCGAGGTCCCAGCTCGCACATCTGCTGAGTCCAGCTGGCCATCAGATACACCTTGCCAGCTCTTTTACCCAGCCAGCTGGTAGCCAGCTTCAGCAGGGCACGGCGAGACTTGATGCTCTTCGGCACAACCAACTGTCCATCATTTCCCATAGGAATCCATCCGAGACGGTCAGCATAGAATAAGTACATTGTTTCAATCTCCTTTCTTGTTCCTCTCTGAGGACAATACTATTATATCATATATCTATATATTGTCAAGTTCTATTTTAGATGTCGAACATCTAAGTTAATGGTGTGGCCTCAAACGAGGCCACACAGTTCCCGATAAGAGATATCCGGGCCGTACCAGTTGGCGACTAGCTTCGGGGCCTTGCCCAGCGCTTTGGCCAGCCGGGCCATCTCCCGACAGCCATCCTCGAAGCTCGTCTGATGATGCATAACCAGCGTGCCAGTATCAATGTAGATGTTGGCATAATTCATGGGATTGTTCATGCCATAGTTGGTAATGGTGATGCTTACAAACGTTTCTTTCATTGGGAATCCCTCACTTTCTCTTTGTCCCCTTCGGGCAAGTATATTATCTCATATATATATGTAATTGTCAATAGGTATATTTAGATGTTTAACATCTAAGATAATAGGGGCGCCTTAATGGCGCGCCCAGTATTCCACATCCACGTGGGCAATGGAGTTCCTAAACATATTGGCGACAACCGTGCGGGTGGCACCGGCTTTGACCAGCTCCCACTGCATTTTCCGAGCTTTATCGTAGCTCAGCTTGCGGGAAGTCATTTCCCCGTCATCTACTCGTTCATACAGAGTGCAATTCGGGGTGTAGTGAGGATTGGAATAGGTGGAGATACAGAGACTGATGTAAATGTGCTTCATATTGGATTCCTTCCTTTCTGTCTCCTTCTTGGTACACTCTTATTATATCACTTTTATATATAATTGCAACCTTTTTCTTAGATGTTTGACATCTAAGATAAATGAAAGATTCGAAGTTACTTTTCAGTAACTTCGAGAATGTACATGGCAAGTTCATGTAACTCAAGACTTCCATTATATTCTGCTCCAACAATTTCATCATGGGTGTAATCATCATCAAAGCCGAACAACCGCAATGTAGCAATGTCGCCGATGTGCCATTCATCCTCGTCATAGAACTCCCACAGCTCACCATTATTATCAAGGCATTCCAGCTTGATACAGTCAGGCTCCAGCTCTATGCCTACGATAACTGTATCCAGCGTGTAGGCGGCTTCAGCATCGGCAGGGATGGCGAACGCCATAGAAACAATGATAGCAACGGTGATAGCGGTGGCGATAGCAATAATCTTTTTCATGTTCTTTCTTCCTTTCTGTCCTCTTTGGACAATCTTATTATATCATAATTGTATAAAAAAGCAAGTTGTTTTTTAGATGTTTGACATCTAAGAAAATATAAAGCGCCTGAGGGCGCTTAATGGTTGTCGTACAGTTCGAGGTCTTCGGGCCGGATCACATTGCCGAAGTCCTTATCAATGAAGTCGAAACCGGCTTCTTTGGCTTCGGTCAGCAGGACGTGCATCCGGAGCCGGTATTCGTCGGCTTCTTCTTTGCGCTTACGGACACGACGGGCTTCGTTAATTACCATGGTCAGGTCTTCCGTGGTCATGCTGTCAAGGTCAATAATTGTGCGTCCGATTCTCATGTTTTTCTTCCTCTCTTTCTGTCCCTTGGGACATTATTATAATATCATATTATTGATATAATTGCAATATCTATAGTTAGATGTTTGACATCTAAGTTTCGGGAACCGGGTTAACCCCGGTTCCGGCACTCGCCGGTATAGATGTTAAATTCCTTATTGTCAAGGTACAGCTGTTTGGCCAGCTGGTAGGTGAAACCCCGCTCCCGCATGAACCAGCCGATATGCTTGATCGTGGTCATGCTGTAAGTCCCCGTGCAATGGAGCCAGCCTTCCGGCGTGATAATAATAACCGGGGTGGTGTAGCTTATCAAGGCCACTGTTCCGTCAAAATAGTGATATTCCTGTGCCTGTGCATGGTTGTGGCCCGCTACCGCTTTACTGTACTCAATATTCATTGTTCAATCCCTCTTTCTTTTATTTCTTGTCCCTTAGGACAAGTATATATTATCATACCCCTGTTAATATGTCAATACTCTAAGTTAGATGTTTAACATCTAAATATCAATAAGGCCCGAAGGCCTTAACAGTAAACCAACTTGAAACCCTTCCACCGGAGAACAGAGATTTGATTGCACCGGCGGCCGATCTCCATCGCTTCTTTTTTCGTATTGACGCGGATGGAGTGATCAATATAGTAGATGCCGCTGCTGAACCAGATGCCGCAATTGCCGCCCAGCTCGCGCACCAGCTTGATTGCGGCTTCTGGAGTCGTCACCTGATAGCCGTAGTCAGCTACCTGCCAGCCGCTTTTATAAGTGATGATATGGCCCGACTTCAGAGTAAGGCCGTCATCATCCCTCAGTTTCCGGATAGTACGCACGTTAATCATTTGAACAATCTCCCTTCCCTTTGATGATATAATTATATACTATCCTTATATATCTGTCAAGTATTTTTCTTAGATGTATAACATCTAAGTTTCGGGAACCTCAGGATTTCTCCTGAGGCGCGAAAACTTTTACGAATTCATTTTCTAATATAACAATTTCGTAATTATCATCCAGAACCCACTGGCTGATATATTCTTTAGCCTGCTCTTTCGGGATTGGCCAAGAACCCCACGGGCAGCAGTAACGATAGACTTTTGCGGATTTAATGTAGCGGATGCATCTTTCTTCCATGTTTTGTTCCTCTCTTTCATGTCTGGGTTTCGGGTACCGGGGCTACCCCGATTATATAAAAAAAAGAATGAAAAGTCAATATGAAATTTAGATGTTATACATCTAAGGTTTCGGGGTGAAGGCTTACGCCTTCTCCCACTCTTTTTTCTTTTCATCTGCTTTGGTTTTGGTCTTAAACCATTCACGGGTTACGTTTGGTCCAATGCGCTTTTCAACATAGTAACCTTTGTTCAGTTTGATGATATTCACGGTTTTCATGGTTTCGGGTCTCCTTTCGTGGGGTTCTACCCCTTTCTTGATGATACAATTATAAATGAAATTGTTGAATCTGTCAACACTCAAATTTAGATGTCTAACATCTAAGTTTATATGAGTGACCGAAGCCACTCCGTTATGGGAAAGTTTTTACTTCATGTAACTATAAATCTGCCAACCGCCTTCAGAATCAAATTGACCGTAATCGCGCATCAGAATCCAGTCGCGCGCTGCCATGTAAGAGATGAAACCTTCGTTAATAATACGATGGGTATTAATAGTAACGATGCGGTAACGAGTGACCTTTTTCATAATGTAACCCTCCTGTTTTGGGAATGTAACCATCCCCGAATCTTCATCTAATTATATCAAATTTGAAAATGAAATACAATAGTTTATTTAGATGTCTAACATCTAAGTAATGGGATTCCCCGTAACCTTCCGGTTACGGGAATTTTTTTACCATTCAATTTTTAAAGTGTTCTTTCCGTAATGATTTTCTAATACGGTAAAGCCGGCATCTTCAAAAGTTTTAGTAAACAGTTGCTGTGCATATTCCAGAGCCTTGACCGTAGTGAAACGGGATTTTTCATAGGGACAAAATGTAGCTTGAGTGTAACCGTTTTTGGAATGAAATTCAATGCTTTTGCTCATCATTTCGGTCAGCTCATTGACTTTAGCTTCAATATCAGCAAGGATTGCGGCTTCATAGTTGATGGCATTGGCGCGGGCTTCAGTGGCGTTAATCATGGGTTAATCCTCCTTTAGTTTCGGGTTCTTGTTCAATCCCTTTTCTATGATCTTATTATATCAAACTGGGAATGAAATTGCAATAGGGTAAGTTAGATGTTCAACATCTAAGAAAGTGGGTCATTTGACCCGCTTCCGGATAATAATATAATTCCATTTATCGCTTGACTCCATGTAATACTTACCGCAATAACGCTCCATATAAGCGAAGATGCGGTCAATTTTGTTTTCTGCATACATAGAAGGGACAGTCAGGCGGACCTCTGCTTCAGTGTCGAGACGGTGCGCGATATGGCGCGCGGTGCGAGCGATACGACCTTCATGGATAGTCTTCATAGTGATTACCTCCCTCTCTTGATGATAGTAGTGTATCATATGATAGTCATAAACACAAGAGTGGTTCTTAGATGTCTAACATCTAAAAAGGAAGGGTCATTTGACCCCAAGATCACGCGTAAAAGCGCGGACTTCATCAAGTGATGAACTGGCAAAAATATCCTCTTCCATACCGTCAGAAATTTCCACAACAACCCATCCGTGAAAATTGACAGTATCCACCCGCCGCACTTCATAAGAATAGGTAACTTCAATAGACATAGTGTGTAACCTCCACTACTTAATTTGTCCCTTCGGACAAGTATATACTATCATAATTTGCACGAAAAAGCAAATCTTTTCTTAGATGTTTGACATCTAAGTTTTCCTATGGCTCAATAGCCATAGGGTGGATACTGATTCAGCTTGCAGCTGGCAGCTGTCCTGGTTCTAGCTGCCCTAGCTGTCTCAGCTATCACAGCCGCACCGAAGCCAGCCGCGGCAAGACCAAGCAATAACCATATAGAGCCACTAACAGCCCCCAATATCATTCCACACATGACCAATCCCCCTGCGATACCGATAACCATGCCCGCGGCCTCCCTTCTAATGATACTTATTATATACCAATAGTGACATGACTGTCAAGAAAAAACTTAGATGTCTAACATCTAAGTTATATAACGGTTACATCAAAAAGTGCGGTGGTTACTTCCACCGCACCATGTACAATTCTCCTCCTCTCAGTGTTGAAAGTAGATGCAGGGTTGACCCTTGTAATTTTCGAAGGCGTACCACTTCGTGACCCCGTCCCGACAGAAACCGAAGTTAAGGCTTTCACCAAGGAGGCAGATTGGGCTGTAGATGTTCCAGTAACCAATTTCTTCAGCATCTTCAAGCCACTCTTCCCGGGTATCGTAGCCGTCCGCCTTCGCCACCATTGTTTGAATCTGTTCGATAGTCATCACGATGCGTTTCATAGCTTGTTTCTCCTCTCTTTTTTGGTGCTTTGTCCTTCTCAATGGGGTTTGGGAGGGAATTTCACCCTCCCTATGGCGTGTTTGCTCTCGCAGGTTGCCGTCCTCGCCCGTTTAACTTTTGTGGGCTCGCATAGCTACCGTTGCCCTTTACCGTCCCCGAGACCCCGTAGCCGTGGCACCCTCGGCAGGACACTTGAGCTCCCTTGGGAATCATCCCCCTTCTCTCGCCCTGGCTCACTCATCGAGCCAGGGCTTGCCGCAGTAGGCGTTGTAGGTCATGCCGCAGGATGCGGCGCACCACTCCAGATAGTCCTCATCGGTAATCTCGAAGTCATCATCCGCCATGTCGAGTTCGAGCTCATCGTCATCGTCGAAGAAGGCTTCGAGGTCGGCAGAGGAGGACTCATTGTCCTCCTCCTCGAACACCTCAACAAACTCGTTATCCTTCTTGACATAGTGATCAAGCCAATTCATGGCGGCAAGGTAGCTTGTGAAGCCAGTGGCGATCACGTGGGTGTCATAGGTGCTGTCGAGCGTGGCGAGCTTCTTGATGCTGTACATAATTTTTTTCTCCTTTCTGTCGTGGGGACCTCAGTGGCGAGGTCCCCGGTAGGTGGTCAGCTTGCAGGTGATACCCTCAGCTTCCAGTACGAGGGCGGCACTCTCAAGGTCATCGGACTGACCCCAGAAGGTCAGCCACTTGCGACCGTGGCAGATTTCCATGAGCCAGAACGCATGTATACAGGACATCATCAGCTCATGACTCACCGTTTTTTCAACGGCCAGCTTGTAATATACCTTTTTCATAATGTTCTCTCCTTTGTTTTTGTTGTTGAGGAAGCTATGCCCTTACGAGGACGGCGGTTTGGTTAGGTTGGGCAGGGCTTTCGCCCTGCCCCTGTGGTCAGCGCTCCCACCGAGGGTCACGCCCGAGGACGTTGGTGCAGAAGTCCCAGAGACACATCGCCCGAGGGTCACTCTGCAACCCTGCCCAGAACTGCTTGATATACATGCTCTGGATGTTGATAGCGGTCCGAGTTGAGTTGTTGAACTTTGTAGCTGTTTCCCAACCGCTACCACGACTGCCGTGGCAATATTCCTCAAGCATATCGAGGAAATCTTCCCGAGTGGCAACCATGTAGCCCTGCGCCATCTTAAAGCGATTGGTGAGGTCAGCTTTGACACGATAAACCACGTAGTCAACACCGACCAAACACAGGTCACGGTCACGCTCATCGAAGCAGTCCATGTCGAGGTTGCAAGCATAGGCAATAGAGCCACCGCCGTGCTTGACCTCGATGGTCAGCTTATTGCCGTAGCGGTCACGGGTGCAAATATCGTCCCGATTCGCGCCACGAGCGCGCAGGTCGCCGGAGCGGGTGATACCCTCAACGTTGAGCATATCCCGCAAGTCACGCTCAGCCCTCTTAGCATCCACGCCAGTGGACGCCTTTGCCTTTTCGGCAATGAAACGAGCGTCGGACAGCTCCCACTCAGCGGAGCGGTTGGAGTTGGTCAAACGAACAGATTTAATCATGAGATAATCCCCTTTCATCTTTTCGTAGCTCGCCCTCGTAAGGGCATAGCTTCCCCATGAAATTCTGTAGACTGTGCAGTTGTCAAGGTTCAGGCTGATTTTTCACGCTTCAGTCTATGCCAAGCGATTTCCGACTTTGCCTTCGGGGCGTTTGCCCTTCCGACAGTGACAGTATATAGCCGTTTGCCCCATTTGTCAAACATCTAAACCGAGCCGAGCCGACTTGTCTTTTTTGGTAGCGTTTTTGACCATATCCCCCATATTTTTGGGATTTTGAACGACACATGCGAACGCGGCAGGGGGGCCCTCCCACATTTCCACCGCAGAATTCAAATTTAATATTTGACAACATAACCTTTAAAATGTTATAATAAAAGAAAGGAGGTGGAAGCCTTGAGAAAACAATATTCATTAGATTATTCAATTGAGCGCGATACAGACCGCGTCGCCGCAATTTACGAAATCTTAGACGGCTTGGAAAAAGACCCAAATCCAACCGACTTAGAACAAATGGCATCATATATATTATATGGCAAGGATGAGAATGGGAAAAATTCCATTCAAAGAAACGAAACCACAGACGACGGTCAAAAACGCTACAATACATTCCAACGTGCATCCGAAAAAGTAATGTCATTAGATGAATTGTTGGAAAATCCACTATTTGACCATGAACAAATAAAGTCGCCGCATAAGCGTGATCCATATAAAAAACCAACCCGTACAATCCATCGTCCAAAGTACGACAAGAAAACTGGCGAAATGATAGATCCCGGTGACTCCGATATTCCCGGTATGGTACAACTATGGGACAGTATCGATCGTCTTGATAAATGGATTATGCAACTAGAAGGTAAGATTCCGCCAGATGAAGATACCCTACTATTTGATGATTCGTACCGCTTATATCGTTTAAAGCACTCATTGGTGGATTTGCGCCGAACCCAATACGACCTACTCGACAGCTATAAACCCGTATTACATTTCCAAAATATGGATCATCCAAAAACCCAATTCTATGATTTAAGTTCAGATTCATTCTACTGGGTTTCACCAGAATTATGGCAAAAGAAAGTTACTGAAGCTTATTCAAGCCGCGTATCAAAAGATATAAGGGACTATGAAACAAGAATTAATGAGAAGGGTGAAACAGAAATTAAATGGGTTGTATATAGACATACTTTCGATTGGCGCGACCCCAAACACGTTTTAGCCTTTATTAATAATTATTCGGAATTGAAGTTGCAAGTATGGGAAAAATTAGATACGTATTCACGCACTCTTTTTTGGGACTTTGATCGTTATCGTAAGCTTGCGGGTATATCTCCAATAAAAAATTTTATGCTTGATTGCAAATTGCAAAAGATTCCCTACGAAGATATTATTGAAGAGGTACAACGTATATTTGGAGTAGATTTTCACTTAAATCATTTATCAACAATTTTTACAAATGAGATTCCACGTAAAATCTCACGAATTGCGGCAAAACTTCAAATGGAATAGGAAACGCCAGAAGAAGAAAAAATTGAATGTTAGAGATGCGGAAAAAAATTTCCCTTGGATCCTTTGTTTTTTAGTTACAATAGAGCAAGGAAAACTGGCTTTGCACGATATTGTAAAGACTGTGAAAAATTAATTAGAATAGAAAAGGGAGTTGTTGCAGAACATGACAAACGTGAAAAAATGTCTCAAGTGCAAATAGGAGAAACCTATAGAAGCCTTCCAAAGCACTCCATCTAAATTCTTTCCAGGCGGAAAATGTTATATTTGTACACCATGTCTTGAGACAATGGTGAAGCAGGATAATTTGGGCGAGGTTGACCGTTTGATGAGATGGCTTGACCTCCCATTTGACCTCAATAAGTGGACACAGCTTTATGCGCAACACCAAGACCATACGCTTACCGCATACTTCAATTTATTATATGATGACCACTACGAGCCTTTGCGTTGGGCTGATGAGAATGAAAGATGGCGGCTCGCGCGCGAAGCTGATACCATTAATGATGAAATTAAAGTACTTGGAGAAGCAAAATTAAAATAGTTAAGAAAAGTTTGGTCAGGTGCTTATAAGCCCGAATAGTTATTATGGTTAGAGAATTTTTATAATAATATTGTTGCTACATAGAATGTATCTACCCCTATATTGTAGGAAAAAGCAAGAGACTTCTGTGAATTGCAATTACATATTAAGGAAGGACTACGTAATAACGTTGATGTATCGAAAATGATGAAATAGGCAGACGATATTGTAAAGACATATAATTTTACTGCAAATAATGCAAAATCTGCGGCCGATTTCGAATCAGTTGGAGAGTTAATGGTTTATTATGGCAAGAAAGGATGGCATCCAAATTGGCATACAGAACCGCAAGATTCCATAGACTTCATGATGGAAAATATTTAGAATTATTTGAAGCGGTTGGTAATAAATGAGGGTAATTTTGCAGAACAAGTTGAAGATAAGAAAGCAAGATATAATATGACGGAAAGATTAGAAGAGATAGAAAACGAAAAAGTGGAATTTGACGAAACAGCAGATATTGAATATGAAGGTGATGATGATCTAGCCACCGAACTGTAGGGAGGGGGTATAGATGAATGATTTTGGCGAAATTGTTATGCGAGATGGAATACCAATTGAAAAAGGTATAGTTCTCACAAAAGAATATTTAGATAATAATTAGGAATTGTTTACTAAATATTTAAATTTTTGGATTAAATATCCAGACTTATTTTTAGACGCAATCTAGGACTCAACTGATGCAATTAATTTTCATTTAAAGCCCTTCCAACGTATTGCTTTGCGTGCAAGTATGCGTTACAGATATCATTTTTGGACAGCGACACGTGCAACATCCAAGTCGTTTACAGCGTATCTTAGTGCGCTAGTTCGTGCCGTATTGCTACCAAACTCAACCCTAATGATTGTATCTGATACAAAGGGTACAGTTATTAAGATTGCAGAAGCAAAGTTTGAAGAAATTTTTCGCCATTGGCCCTTACTTCGTAATGAATTAAAAACAAGAGCAGATGATGGTAAAACAGGTATTAAATCTAGTTCTAACTATTATGAGATTTATTTAAAGAATGGAAGCATGATTAGTGTTATTTCTAAAGATACTTCTCGTGGTCTTCGTGCTACTGGAGCGGTCCTGGAAGAGTGCGCTCTAATTGATGAAGTGCCATTCAACGAAGTTATTTGGCCGCAAATGAACATTCCAAGAGTTGAAGTTGATGGAACTAGAAATCCTGATGAGCCTGCGGCGTCTCAGACTTTTATTACCACTGCGGCAGAACGTACTGTATTTATGTATTAGAAATTAATTGAAATTACTGTTAATGCTGTATTGCGCCCGAAAGAATATTTTAGCTGGGGTCTATCATATGAGGTACCCCTACATTATGGGCTTTTAAGTAAAGAGACCCTAATGGACTAGCGTTATTCTAATACCGTTAGTGAAGATTCATTCGCGCGCGAATCATTATCAATTTGGTCTGGTAACTCAAAAGATGCGTGGTTAGATTCAAAACGTTTAAATCGACATCGTTCTTTACTTAAATGTGAAAGACAGGCAATTACATTACCACCCGGCGCATTTTATTTAATTGGATGCGACGTTGGCCGTTATAGCGCGAATACTGCTATTATGGTAATTAAGGTATTGCCTGGGGACCAGCGTTTTAGGAAAAATGTAGTCTATACAGAAGTTATTAATGGTGCCAACTATATCACAGAATAGGCACCACGATTAAAGAAATTAATTTAGCTGTATAATCCGCGTGAAATTGTTATTGACGGTAATGGGCCTGGTATTGGATTAATGGATGCTATGGTTCTTCCTTCAACCGATGCGAAGACTGGCGAATCTTTTCCAGCATATTATACATTTAATGATGAAAATCATTTGCCGCCAGAATTACGTGAGGAAGAAAGTGAACCGGTTGAAAAATATAACGCTATTATATATGATATAAAAGCAGGCGCATCAAATGAAGATGCAATTAATTCTGCATTTGTATCATCTATAAATAATGGTTCTACCTCATTTTTAGCACATGAGCGCGTGGTTAAAGATAAATTAATGAAAACAAAAAAAGGACAAAAAATGACATCTTATGATAGGCGTAAGTTTTTACTTCCGTATGAAATGACATCTCGATTGATGGATGAACTTAACAACTTGCGGCTTAAGGCTACGGGTGTAGAAAATAAATATAAAGTTGAACGAATCTCAAAAACTCTTGAAAAAGATAGATTCTCTGCTTTAGAGTATGCGCTTTATAGAATAAAATATTATGAAGACAAAGAAATTTTAAAGAAACGAAGAAAAAAGGTAATTTAGTATGCTTTCTTCAGTCCTAAAAATAGGGGGTGAGAATTTTGGAAAATCAGAATAAAAATAGATTTCAAAATTTTTAGTCTATGGCTAAAAGATATTAGATTACACACGTGCCAATGGACAGCCGCCAATATATTGGACGCTGGGGCAACTTTAGAGGAAATAGTGTTGCTAGACGAGAATTTACTGTTGAAGAAATAGAAGAAATTATTCGTTCTGGAAGTGTTGAAGAATTAAGAGAATTATCTAGATATTTCTATAGAACAAATAGTTTATATCGTATGAATATAGATATTCTTGCAAGTCTTCCTCTATATTATACCATGGTCACCCCTATTTTCGAGAATGGTAAAGGTTCTTAGACACAAATTATTAAAGCATTTTATAATGCTTGTATGTTTGTGGAAAAACTTGATGTAAGAAACACATTATTTAGAATTACTAAAGAATGGCTTAAATAGGGGTTATATTGCGGTATTCTTCAAGAAAAGGATGGAAAAGTGGTATTAGTAGATTTACCTATCAGTCATACACGAACTCGTTTTAAAGATTTTAATAATTTAAATGTATTGGAATTTAATCTTACATATTTTAATTTTAAATATTCTGACGAAACAGAGCGTGAATAGGCGGTTCTTACTTTTCCAGAAATTGTGCAGAAAGCATGGCGCGATTGGAAAAAGGGTAGAATGGAAGATTCGTGGATTATGATTCCTGCGGCAAGTGGCGGTGTTAGCTTTTGTTTTGCTGAAGATCAATCTCCAATCCTTATTGCAGCTTTACCATCATTGGTTCATTTAAAAGATGCTGAAGGACGTGAAGAGCGGCGTGATGAAAATGAATTATATAAATTATTAATTCAACAAATGCCAATTGATAGTAATGGTGAATTAGTATTTGAATTAGAAGAAATTGAACAAATTCATGCAGGAGTGGCAGAAATGTTGCAGTAGCTTGATACAGTTGATGTATTAACTACAGTAGGCGAAGCCAGATTAGAAAATTTATAGGATTCTTCTGCTGCGACTCAATCTGCTAATCGTATTGAAAAATATGATAAGTAGGCTTGGGATAATCTTGGCCGTAGTTCATTATTATTTAATGCAAACAATAGTTCATCACTAGCTTATGCAATTAAAAAAGACGAAAGTCTAATGAAGGGATATTTAACCGCATATGATACTTGGATTAGATTCTTAATTAATCAAAGATTTGCAAGAACAGGCCTTACATTTGACTTTGAAATTTTGCCTATTACTATTTTTAATCAAAAAGAATATCATGCAGATGCATTATCCGGTGCTCAATTTGGATATTCTAAAATGAAGGCGGGAGTAGCTTTAGGAATAAAACAAATTAATCAATTAAGTTTAATTACATTTGAAAATGAATTTTTAAAGATGCATGAAAAAATGATTCCTCTTATGTCATCATATACACAAGGTGGAAATGAAAAAAATAATTCTACAAAAGAAAAAAGTAGTAATAGTGGCGGCGGAAAAAACATAACTAATACAGGAGGTCGTCCAGAGCTTCCCGATGAAGAAAAATCAGAAAAAACCCGCGCGAATATTGATTCAATGGGTTAAGGAGGCATATGTATGAGTAAAAGAACAATTCCAGTTTACTTTGATAATGCAATTATCATGTCTCCCGTAGAACAAATAGCAGAGGGAAGTGGCTTAAACCGTTTAAGAGTTGGGGTATTTACAAAATACGGCAATCGCAATGGTTCCTATATTACTGATGCTGTTGCAGAACGTTTAATTGAAAGCGCGACAAAGGGAGATACACCAGTCGTTGGATTTTTTGATCCAGAGTCTAAGGGCTGGGCAGGTCATACTGGACCTACATTAGCCAATGGTTATGGTTATGTAGAAAATTTTGAAGGGTGGGAACCTTTCCAAGATAGCGATGGAATTACACGCGATTATGCAGTATTTTCCGTTGTATTATTCACAAGATATTTTGATGAGGCCAATTTTGTAATTGGTCAAAATCAAAGTATGGAATTAGATATTAACTCAATCGAGGGCGATTGGGCTGATATAGATGGTATTGAGTATTTCGTTTATACTCAAGCTGATATTATGGGTTTATGTATTATTGGTAATCATGAACCTTGCTTCTCGGTATCTGCTTTCTTTGAGAAGAAAGATAGCGAGTATGCAACACAATATGAGAAGTTCTCTTCACTTCTAGCTGATGTTAAGGCGCGAGTAGAAGAGGCTGAAAAGAATCTAGAAGGAGGGGAACATCAGATGGAAAATGAACTCAATCCCGAAGTAAACACTGAGACCACTCCTGAGCAGGAACCTGTTCAAGAGCCTGCTAACCAGGAGCCAGAAGCTCCAGCTGATCCTCAAGAGGAACCAGCGGCAGAACCTGCAGCAGAGCCTGCTGCTGAACCTGTCCAAGAACCTGAAGAAAATTCTGAAGGTCAGGAGCCAGAGCAAGAAGAAGAGCAAGAAGAGCCAGAAGATGCGGCCGCAAACGCAGATTTCGAAGCACAGATTGCTGAACTTCAAACTCAATTAAATGAACTAACTACTAATTATGAAAACGCACAAAACCGTATTGCAGAGTTAGAAGCCCAGATTACATCCGCGTCTGAGACTGAAACCGCACTACGTAATGAGATTGCTACTTATGAAGCAGAGCGTTCTCGTCTAGAAGTAGAACAAAGAAATGCACTCGTTGCACGCTATGAGAATGAATTAGATACAGAGTCTCTCGCAGAGGTGCGTGAGCATCTAAATGAATATTCTCTAGAAGCATTAGAGAGCAAATTGGCAATTATGTATGCCAATAAACACATGGCTGGCAGTGCTAACAATGATGTAGTTCCACTACCAGAACCCGTTGTTGATGAATTCGCGTTATTTATGCAAAAATATCGCAAGAACTAAGGAGGAATAAATCATGGGTAAATATGCAAGATTTCCTATTACCAATGTTGTGGGCGATCTAGTTGCACAGCATCGTGATCCCGATGAAAAGCTCTATGCCAGCCTCGAACTAAACCAAGTAGCTTTCCCAAAGACTGGTATGGTTGTTTCTCAGACTCCACTTGGAACTGCTTTTACGAAGGCTGCTCCTTGTGAGAATGGTATGTGGGTCGTAGGCGATAAGGCCGCTGGTGTGATTAATCCACCCGCCAATGCAACCGACGCTCCAATTGGTATTGTTTATACTACAGAAAAAGAATATGATCGTGAACATTATGGTCTACAACGCTTCGGCCGCAAGATCGCTGGGGATTATCCTCGTGTTGGTCTATTCGGCATTGGCGATACAGTAACTACTAACTGCTTACAGTATAGTACTGATAATTTCGCTAACGAAGCAGCATTATTAAATGCTTTAAAGGCAGATTTAACCAAGGCTGCTACTGCTCTATATGTAGTTCCTGGCGTAAATTCTGATTTAGCTGATGCTTCTGCAAAGGCTGTTCCAGAAATCGTTAAGAGCGCTCCACAGAGTGGTATTTATGGCCGTATTACTAAATTCTATACGATTCCTAACGGCGGCATCGGCGTTAAGTATCAGATTATTAGAGTATAATTGGAGGTGCGACTTATGAATAGACTACAAGCTTTAATGAACGGCGTATTCGGTCGTGCCGTTCCTGCGGAATTTTCTGCAGAAGAATACGATTATGAAGCCGCTCTCCGTGATGAATTAGCGAAGCTAATGACTAAGGATGGCGTACACTTCAATCGTCACGTCTTCAATCGTAATAAGGAAGACGTATTTGAACTCTTAGAAGAGAATCTATAGGAAGTTTTACCACAGAACGTAAAGAGTGCTCTCGATATGTTCGTTGAGGTAAAGAATTATGCTCAGGGCACTCGCCCAGAGTTCCGTGTAATTCGCGGAAAGCAACGCGGCAAGCAGTTCGTTACTCGTGCTACCGAATCTGGTAACTATGAGACCTTCCGTCTTGATCGTGACCGTTTTGACGTATATATCCAGGCTATCGGTGGCGCTGGATACGTAGACTTCGAGCGTTATCTCGATGGTCTTGAGTCCATGACCGATATCTACGAAGTAATCCAAGAGGGTATCGTAGATCGTCTATTCGAAATGGTACAGGAATGCTTACTAGCTTCTTGGAATGCTGCTGGTCGTCCAGTACGCAACAAGGTTGCCGCTAATAGCTTCAATCCTGTAGCTATGAAGAAACTCTGCAACACCGTTGCACCATATGGCAGCCCAATCATTTACTGCACTCCTGAGTTTGCAGCTGAAATGGTTAATGCTATTATCTATAACAACACCACCAAGATTTCTGATGTTGATATGCAGGAAGTTCGCGATCGTGGTTACATCGGCAAGTTCCAGGGCGTTCCAGTTGTTGTAATGCCTCAGTCCTTCACCGATGAGAAGAATGAGAAATTACTCTTCAACCCATCTTTCGCATACGTACTACCAGCTGGCAAGGAAAAGATTATCAAGATGGCTTTCGAAGGCTCTCCTTACTTCCGTGAGTGGGATGACCATGAGGGCGATAATCAGTTCACCTTACAGGGCTACGTAAAAGTTGGTGTTGGTCTATTCACTACTCCTAATTATTGGGGTATCTATTACAATAGTGCTCTCGATGATGGTTCTGGCTGGGAAGAATATAACCAGGCTCTAGTTCCTACCTTCGATGATGGTACTGCTAATTCTTAATGAATTGTAAGGGGAGGGAGTAATCCCTCCCCTATTTGGAGTTAAAAGGAGGATTTTATCTATGATTAAAATTACAAATGTGAGCACATCTTTAGTATCATTATATGTGCCAGAAATTAAATTAAATAGGGACCTAGTTCCTGGGCGTACAATTACTGTTACTCCCGAAGAATATGAAGAGTTAACTTTTGATGCCGGTTTTAATGCTCTTGCGCGCGGTCATTATATTAAGATTGAAGGCGTAGAAGAGAATAAGCAGGTTGAAGTTATTAAGAATGTAGTCGATGCAAAGACTATTGAGAAGATGCTATTAAAGGGCGATGTTACTGCTTTTGCTAAGTTCATTCCACACGCTACTGAAGCAGAGAAAGACAGCGCTGTAACATTAGCCGTTGAACATAAAATTACAAATCCGGGTATTAACGCCTTAATTAAGAAATACTGCGATGTGGATGTTATTAATGCTATTAGCATGAAGCATGATGCAGAAGAGAAGTGATGAGATATGGCAACACCCTTCTTAAAGGTTTATGACGCGTTTTTGGCGCGAATCACAGCCGATGAATGGACGTTAGAAGAAGAGTTAGCTATTGTCGAAAGAGACTGGCAAGAGCTTCTTAAAATGGCTATTGCTCGGTTTAAATATCCTCGTATAAGTCTGGATTTTGAAGAATGCGATTGTGATGGACCCGCACATTACTATGCATTTAAAGAAGATTTAACTAATGATGAAATACAAATGCTTGCGCTTTATATGAAGCATGAGTGGATTAAGCGTTGTATTGCTAGTTGGGAAAATATTCGATAGCTGTATGTAGATTCAGACTTTAGTTAGGCAAATCATTTAGATAAATTAAATAAATTATAGACTGAAGTAGCATTAGAGGTTCGAAAGAATGAAGGAGTGTATGATAGATCGCGTGGTCACAGTCCCGCGGAAATATTCAGAAGACTCGCTGGAAAGAACCATCATTGATGAGACTTTCGAAGGGTATAAAAATAAATTAAAGGGTCGTTTATTTGGTTTATTGTGTGAGAGAGAAAAGAATGGGGAATGGGAAAAGTTTCTTGATTCTATCATTTTAGAACTTCGCGGACTCGGCGCAAATTCCATTAACTGGTGGCCGCTGATGGGAAAACTCGGAGTTTTACGTTATCTTTCTTATGAGTATTTTAGAAAAACTATTTTTGAATGCATGAATTTAATTGGTAAATTGGAGATTCCAGATGAATTATCTTGATGTATATTTTTCTAGAATAAATCATGGTGGCGAGACTACTGCTGAACGTATTCGTGATGGTAGTATTCGTTCTTTTGAAAGATGGATAGCAGAGTCTCCTCATACAGTAGAGGATTTGTCGGTTGAGCGAGGGATATATTTTAGCGGGATTTTATTAACACATAAGGATAAAGAATATCAAAAGTTTTTAAAATTACATGTGGCTAATGATATTCCAATTAAAGTTGGAGATATTATGAATTGGCGACAAGATGATGGTTCAGTAGAAAAATGGATTTTACTTTCTGAACATAAGAAAGTTAACGGGCCTTATAAAACTTTTGAAATATTAAAATGTAATTATTTGGTTAAATGGATAGATGCAAATGGACATTTATAGAGTTCATGGTCTTATGTATTAAGTTCTACCGACGATAAAATTAAAGGTAATTTTAGAACTTGGCATAATCTTATTTCTCCTTAGCCGAATAAGTATGCAGAATTAGTTATGCCACGAATTATAATAGATCGTGGCACTAATTTCATTATTGAAGATGAAAGCTGGCAATTAGTTGAATATGATCATACCAGCGTTGATGGTATTATTTATTTATCTGTAACAGAAAATAAAGTTAATTTAATTTATGATGATTTAAAGAATGATATTGCTGATACAGATAAATTAGCAAGATATCGTCTAGATTTACCTCAAGTTGATTAGATATTTAAAGTTGGTGATACAATTAATCCGGTATATACTTTAATGAAAGATGGAAAAATATATGATGGCGCGGTTACCTGGAGTTCTTCTGATAAAAAAATTGTAAAAGTTATCGATGGTCAATTAACTGCAATTTCTGAGGGTACAGTAACAATTACCGCTTCATTAGAGGAATATCCAGAGCTATAGCAATCAATGGAGATTACAATAGGCTCATAGGAACAAGAATTTTCTGCTTACATTAAAGGCAATGATTCTATTAAATTAGATAGATATTGCGATTATGAATTAGTTGGAACCACATCTATAGATGGGGTAGAATATAGATTAGAGACAACTGAATTGGCTATCATTTCAGATATCTCTGATAATAAATGTATAATACATGCTAATAAAAAGAATAAATTAGGTTCTATTACTTTAGTCGCGTCTTATAATGGAACAGATTATACTAAAGAAATATAGATAGTACCATTATGGTGAGGTGAGTTAAATGGCGGATAAAACTCCTACATAGCGCCGCTTTGCTGTATTGGGCGAAAACGTATTTAATGTTGCTAATAAATTAATGTAGAATTAGCGTCTTTGTCGCCTTCTTAAATATCAAGTACGAGATCCTTTTAATAAAGAAAGACCAGATGTGGATGGTGTAGATTTAATGAATAAATAGATTCTCATCATTCCAAAAATATTTGATGATAGCACTGAGAAAATGTCTTATGTAACTGCAATTTTTACAGATTTTGTTACTAATGCTCTTAATCCAGATTTTAAATTAACACGTATTCGTTTTGACATAGCATGCCCTTATGATGAATGGGTGTTAGATGAAAGTTCTTTACGTCCCTATCTTATTATGTAGGAAATTGATACGATGTTTAATTAGGCTAAGATGTCTGGCATTGGAACATTACAGTTTGTACGAGCAGATGCATTAACATTAACACCATGGATTGGTGGCTTTTCAATGCTTTATTCTATTAATGAATTTAACTGATTCTGATACTTTAAAATTTTTAAAAGGAACTCCTGTATTGTTTGAAGATATATGCGCTGTTTATCCAGTTACATTGGGTGAAATAGTAGATGAGGGGTACGACAGGTTTGAATAGTATTTAGGTATTCTTACTATGACAAAGCCCACTACAATACATGATAGTGATTAGGAATTAACTTAGTTAATGTCAAAATTAACTGATTTTTAGTATATATTGATGTTGGCTATGTTAGACAAATAGGTTAATGCTGTATTAAAATAGGCATTGTATTTTTTTACGCACGACGATGCAATTTTTTCATTGGATCCGCCGCAAATTATATTAGGTCCACTCCAAGAAAAACACATTTTAACCGAAGAGAAATTCTATGATTTTTAGAGACTTTTACGTAGGATGTATTTTTTAGAGGTTGAGGGTGAAGAAATTATTATTTATGAAGATGATTCACCCGCGGTACGGCGTTTAAAAGAGCAAATGCGTGCAAATCGTGAGAAAGTTAGAAGAGCTAAAGCTAGGCAAAATAAAAAAGATGGCTCAGATTTAAAACTTTCAGATTTAATTGGTAGTATGACTATCAATGATTGTGGCCTAAATATAGTAAATATTTGGGGTGTGACATATTATGCTTTTCATGACCAACTAAAGCGGATGGGATGGCGTGATTAGTTTAATATAAATTAGAAGGCTGCTCTTGCGGGAGCAAAACTTAAAAAATCAGAACTTAAGCATTGGATGCGGTCCATTGCGAGTTCAGACAAGTGAAAAATCAAAGGAGGTAAACTCACATGGCTGTAAATATTTTTGATAAATATGGCATTAAAGAGGTTGCTAATGTTTATTTTGAAGCATTAGATAGCGATGCAAAAGCTGGCGTTTATGCTGGTGATATCGTTCTATTCCTCGATACTTTAAAGGTTTCCACCATTGAAACCACTGCTGAAAATACCGCTGCACAGGGCGGCTGGGGCAATCCTAAACTAATCCAGTGGGACTATGGTAAGGAAATTAATATTACTCTAGAAGATGCTCTAATGTCTCTAGAGTCCTTACGTTTCATGCTTGGCGGTGCTATTAAGCAGAGCAAAGCAACTGAAAAGGTATTAGTTCGTTACAACGAAGAAGTCGTTTGTATCGCGGGCGGCGTAGTTCCAAAGCCAAAGGATCATATTACTGGTAGAATCTTAACTCCAAAGCCAAGTACCACTCATCCTGTTAAGTTAATCAATTTAACTACTGGTGCTCGTACTCAGCTAACTAGTGGTGAATTCACCGGTAATAAGAAGATTAACTTCAAGAATCCAGCTATGCTCGGTGACGACGAAGTAGCTACCGCTGAAGGCGACCACATTCGTATTTTCTGGGAAGAAGAAGTAGGCGCAGAAGGTACTGATGCTGCTAATGCAGTTGAAGTTACTATCTCTCCTGATACCTTCCCTGGAACCTATCGTGTTGTTGGCGATACCTTTATGCGTTCTGAGAAGACTGGTAAGGATGAACCATTCCAGTTTGTTATCAATAAGGCAAAGGTACAGAGCAACGTTACTATCACTCTACAAGCAGAAGGCGATCCTTCTACTTTCGAGATGACTCTAAACGTACTACGCTCTACTAATGAGAAGGGCGAAAACGAAATGATGAAACTCATTCGTTATAGCTTTGAATCCGATGAAGAATCCGAAGAGGATGATGACATTGGTTCTCTTGGTACTGCTAGCTCTGCTTCTGGTGGCGCAACCGGTACTCCATAATTGAATTAAATGGAATAAATGCCTAGGGGCTTGTATGCCCCTAGGCTTTTTCTATTAAGGTGGTGAGCCTAAATGATTGACCAATATTTTGGACATAAAGAGCTATATGAAGTGGCTCTTAAAGCAAAAGTTCCTATGAAATTTGGCAATCGTTATATTGAAGAGGGCGAACCTGTTCTCTATTTTGAAAATGTAAATATGTCTACTTTAACTGAGCGTAATTCTGCAATATTTGCGCGTGGTGGGTGGGCAAATTAGCCTAGAGTTACTTGGGAGGACAGGTCTGAAGTGGTCTTTTAGATGACAGAAGGTGTTATGTCCTCTGTGGGTATGGGCATTCTTTTAAGTGCAAATGTTACTAGTCCAGAATAGGAGTAGCCTATTGCTGTTAATAAGCGTGAAGGCCCATATGAAATTATTGAATTAACAATTGACAATAAAAAGGAACAAGGATTTTATATTTAGCATAAACCTATTATGTATCCGAAGAAAAAAGTGTTTATTATGGAGTATAGTAGAAAGGCTGCTTAGCAAAAGGTTTATGGTAAATTAATTGAAAGAGATACACCATTTGGAATAAAATATTTTATTAGTGTGTATCAAGATAAGGATTTGACAATTCCTGTGGATATTAATAAAGAGTATGTAGTAGATTATTACTATGAGTATGGAGATGAAGCGTTAATCTATACAATATAGAAAGAGCGTTTCAATGGATTATTCACTTTAGAAGCAAAATTTTATTCTAAGGATGAAAATGAGGGCATAAATTATACAAACATATTATATATGCCTAAAGTTAGAGTAGTAAGTAATATAAACTTACGCTTGGGAGAAAGGGCAGACCCAACAGTATCCACGTTTAATATAATAGGACTCCCGGAAAACGTGGGGTCAAGCAAGGATTTAATAGTTGAGATGACAAGATTAAGTTAGGATATAGATACTGACGTTTAAGCCACTTTCTGAGGAAAGTGGCTCTTTTTTTATTTGTTTAAAAGGAGTTGAGGATTATGGCAACTGAAATTAAACTTCCAGTACGACTAGAAGTATTGTAGGAATCTATTGCTGCAATTAAATAGATTCTTGATAAATTAAAACCAGAGTCTAGCAGTTGGAAAGAATTATAGGGTATTTTAAGAAACATGGAAAAAGCCGCTTAGAATTTATAGGTAACCATGTCAAAGCCGTTTGATTCACAAAATCAATTTAAAACTGCAGAAAAGAGTGTTGAAAAACTTGATGACGCATTATCAAAGGCTAAAATTACCTTAAGCAGTATTAAGTTTTCTGATATAAAACTAGATGCGAATTAGCTATCTATTTTAAAGAATTTTCAAGATCAATTAAAAGATATCGAGGGCGAGGTTACTAGATTTAAGTCTACATTAAAAGAAGAATTAAAAACTAGTGATCTTTGGGCCGATATAGAATAGATAGATCCAAGTGCGGTTACACACTCCTTTGATTAGATTATAAAGACGGTTGAATCTAGGGTTGGCACGTTAAAGCGTACTATGGAAAAATCAAAGAAAGAATTAGATGATTTTTAGAATTAGCAATCGCGTGCTGATATTACTGCAAAATTTTTCGGTGCAGGAGCAGAGAAGGCTCTAACTAAGCAAGGATTAGGAGAAGATATATTTAATAGATTTTTTACTAGTACTGGTGGTTTTAAAGCAAAATAGAAAGGGCCATTTTATGATTGGATAAAAGAAAATTTAATGATAGATAGCGCTCAATTAGATTCTCTCGTTGGCTTATCTGTTAATTAGTTAAAAGAAAAATTAAAAGAATTAGATTTTGAAAAAATATTAAAAAGTGCAAGTGCATTATAGGAGACAGGGGCCACAAAAGCAAATAAAGCTACAGCGGATACAGCAGCTTATGAATAGGCTCGAAAAGTACTGGAAGCACTTGCTATAGAAATGGGTAAAGTAGATGAAAAAGCATCGTCACTTTAGCCAAGAACTCAACAAATTACAAACGCACTTAATTCATATAAAGAGTCAGTGGCTAACTCTACTCGGGCAGAACTATAGAGTGTTGCTAGTAAATCTGAATTATAGAATCAACTATAGCAATTAAGTCGTACTTTAAGTTAGGCAAACGCGAATTTCTTAAAAACCCAAAGAGTGATGCAGTCATTTAATTAGATGAAAATGGCTGTAGTTAATTTTATGGGATTTAATTAGGTTTTAAATCTTACTAGACAGGCAGTTAAGAATGCATTAACGCATATTAAAGAATTAGATACTGTAATGAATAAGATCTCCATTGTTACGGATATGAGTACTGGAGAATTATGGAATTAGGTTGATGCTTATAGTAAAATGGCGCAATCATATGGTGTGTCTATTAAGGGAGCTTATGAAGTTTCATAGATTTACTATCAACAAGGTTTAAAGACTGCAGATGTTCTAACCTTAACGAATGAAACATTAAAATTAGCAAAAGTTTCTGGTCTAGATTATGCTAATGCAACAGACTACATGACTACCGCATTACGTGGTTTTAAGATGGAAATGTCTGAAGCGTCTACAGTTGTTGATGTTTATACCGCATTGGCTGCGAGTACGGCTGTTTCTTCGGAAGAATTAGCAGTCGCTATGTCTAAAACTGCTTCTTCTATGGGATCTGTTGGTTCAACATTCTAGGAAACGTCCGCTATGATTGGCACAATGGTTGCAGTTACTCGTGAATCTGCAACAAACATTGGTTCTGCTTTAAAGTCAATTGCTGCTCGTTATGGTGAAATGAAAAAAGCTCCAGAGGCATTAATAGATGAAGATGGAGAACTATTAGCCTATAATAAGGTTGATGCTGCATTACAATCTGTTGGCATTTCATTAAAAGATACTGATGGACAATTCCGTGAATTTACTGATGTTGTTGTTGAATTAGGTGAAAAATGGGATTAGTTAGAATCTACACAATAGCGTTATATTGCTACTTAGTTTGCTGGTAATAGACAACAATCGCGTTTTTTGGCATTAGTAAGTAACGTTGATTTATTAAAATCTAATATTGATGTAGCTGAAAATAGCGAAGACACTGGTACATTATAGGCTTTAAAAGCATTAGACTCTATTGAGTCTAAATTAGAACAAGTAAAAGTTGCCTATTAGCAATTTTATACTACTATTGGCGTTGAGAGTGTCTGGAAGGGCGCTTTAGACGGATTAAAAAATTATATTAATATGCTTAATAGTTTACCAAAATTATTTGGTAAAATTCCTGTTGGCGCGATTGCTATGATTATGAATCTTGTAGAATTGATTCGTAATATAGGAACAAGAGCTATTGAGGGTATTGCTAATATTTGGAATCACGTATTACCAACTGATGAAATAGCCACGAAAATGGCGGATGCTGGTGAAAAGAATGCCTAGGCTTATGTTGATGCATTAAAGCAGGTTTTAATTGATAGTAAAATTGGTGAACAAATTCCTTAGGATATGGCTAAGGAGGCTAAAAAATCTTCTGAAGATAAAAACAAGCCCGCGGCTAAAACAGAAACTATAGAAACTACTGCAAAACCAGCAGAAGAAACCGCAAAAGAAGCAGTCACTGCTATCTAGGCTGGCGTTCAAGTCAGTAATGAACTAGCTGGTGCAACACAAGCAGTCGCGGACGGTTTCAAATAGGGGGCCGATGCTACTGAAAGAATAAAGGAAAATCTCGCCGCAGCAACAGAAGCCGCGCAATTCCAGAAAAATGCAACAGGAATTGATTTAAATCCTGAGGAAATTAGTGAAAAGTTTGTAGCGTTACGTGAAAAATTAAATAATTTAGGATTAAAAGAAACTTTAGAATCAGAGGTTACAAAAATTGACTTTAGTTCTAATGATGCTCCAGCATAGATTGATAAATTTTGTAATACTTTAATTAATAAATCTGGAGATAATAAAGCTGAAGTCACCGCGGCATTTAAGGAACTTGGCTTAATTGGAATTGGTGAGGCAACCGCATAGGGAATTGCTAGTGGTACCGGTAGTGCTGTAAATGCAGCAACAGCCTTGGGTAAAGCAACATTACAAGCTCTTTAGATAGCGATTAATGCGCACTCTCCATCTCCTACGGTTATTGCTTTATTTAAAAATGGTGTTGGCGATGCAATTGAAATTGGCTTAGAATCGTCTATAGATAGTGTAAAAGCCGCAGCCATGAAACTGGGCTTAACAATTCCAGAACAATTAAAACAAGCAATGGAATCATAGGAAAAGATTAATTTAAGTGATTTCTTTGAAGCTGGTGAAGCGTAGTCAATGGTTAACTAGACAGCTTTACTTGAGCGTTCAAGATTAAATAAACTTATAAATGATTTAGAGCATAAATCGATTGATGCTGCATTTTTCCCGCAGAAGTTCTCCGGAGAAAATACAAAGTCAATTGAACAACAAATAGATTAGATAAAAACATTACGAGATAAGGCTGCTGCGGTTACCGGACGTATTCCATTTATACAATATGAAGGAATCCCCACTGATTATATGGTTGCTTCTCATAATTTTAGTCCTGATAATCTTGAAGCTATGGCGGGATGGGGTGCGATACCAAGCCCATCTATAGCAGTAAAGGCGATGTTTGATCGTATTTGGACCGAATTTGCAGATGCTACACTCTTTTTTGGCCGTAATATTATCGACCCACGAAATGAATTAAGTCGATCTTATACTGGAGATGCCTATACTCCAAGCTTAGGAAATGTAGATAATCCGACTTTAGAGCAAGCTAGAAAAGAATTAGATAGTCAGCCAGAAACAGTATTAGATCGCGGTGATATAACTGCATTTATTCGAGACGCCACGCATTTGTATAGTTTAACTCAAATGAGTGAACAACTAGCATTACGAGCATAGATGCCATTTAATGGTCAGCATAGACAAACTCCATCTAGAAATATTGAAGTTACTGATACAATGGAAAAATCTATTACTGATATGCTTTAGTATTATATCCGAAAAGGTGGATTCGCGGATGATTCTACTTATAGACTTAATATTCCTAAATCTGAAGCAGAAATGAGCGGATATGATGCCTTAGGTACGGCAATGTATCAAACCGCCGATTAGATGCGTAAACTAATGGCAGATGGAATAAAAATGTCTGCTAAAGAACAAGATATATTAATGCGTGAAAACTTATATAAGAGTTTTCGTGATAAGGCAAATATTGAAGTTGGTACACAGTTTAAAGATCGCAATTCTGATTTTATTATTGAAGACGCATTAAATTTTATAGAATTCTTGCGGAAAAATCCTGGTTCAGATATGCTTGAATCTAAGCCAATTGGCAATGTAAAATTTGATCAATTAGCTGGTGCATTGTTGCCGGATTATACCTCTCCTCAGGCGTTAAAGGCAGCACTAAATGCTGGATTAGATCCAAAAAGAACTTTATTATTCCGTAACACTGCGGAGCCTAATGCAATTGATAGCCGATCTTCTATGTATCAGTATATGATGCATAATATGCCTGGTGTTGCCTTTAGTGAAAAAGGTGATTTAGTCACAGATTAGCTAAAACAATTTGATTCTGGTGATATTCTTTCTGCATTGGCGCCATTTAATTAGATTAAAGCAGAAATTCCTCAAGCAATGGCAGAATTAGCAGAACAAGTTTCACAAGAAGGAATTGGCTAGGTTTTAATTAATTCATTAATGGCTTCGCTTTCGAATGTAGATTATAATTCTACTGATGCGGTGCCATAGATAGAAAATATTTTAAGATTTTTTGCGGTTTAGTTTAATAGAACTACTGATACTTTTTCGGGTTTTGGTACTGCTGGTATTAGGGTTGCTGAATAGTTAACTTCTGCTATAGCACTAAGTTTAAATTCAGAACTTCCTAATTTAATGAAGAATAGTGATTCATTAATGGATTCTATAATTGGTCCATTAACAAAAAATATTGATATTTCTTCAACTGATTATACTAAAGAAACATTTGCAAAGAGACTATACTCTACTCCTATTGATGATATGGAAACTCTACCATATATTGAAGAATAGATTGCGCAACTCTAGACTACAGATTTGGGTAGAGAATTATAGGACAGTTTATCAAATACACTTAGCAAATTTGATTTTACTTAGGATAACATGGGCGGATGGTTAAATAGTGTTTTAGATCAATTTGCCGACCAGTTAGAAGTTAATGCGTAGAGTATGGGCTTAGAAGAAATGGGCTTCAATACTGCTCGTTAGATTGTTGCGGGTTTATCTTTAGGATTGTCTGCTAATATTGCCGAAGCTGTATAGAGCGGAAATGCAGCAGGTCAAGCTGTTATTGCTGCAATAAACACTGGTGCGGGTGTTGCTTCTCCTTCTGTATATGCAATGTTATCTGGACAAAATATTATTGCCGGATTAGTTTAGGGTATGTCAGAACATCTATCTGAAGCCATGTAGAGCGGTTCAGAGGCCGGTAAAGCGGTTGTAGAAAGTCTAGAAAAAAGCTTAAAGATGGATGAAGGCGTCTTTGAAGAATTAAAAGCCAGTATAATAAAAGGGTTAGAATCTCTAGATGACGCTACTGTAGCACCAAATATAAAAGAAAAATTGGTACAGTAGATTCAAGGTCAAACTTGGCAAGATTTTAAATCTGGAAATGCCAATGCAATGTTCTATGAAGCTGCGATTTAGCGCTAGCGTGGCATGGAAGATTTAATTGATTTTGGAAAAGGACAAAGTCGTGTTCTTGCATTGGCAGAAGGAGAGCGTAATCCTAGTAAAGAAAAATATATTAAATCTTTAACTTATGATAAGTATTTAGAAGCTTAGACAAAAGATGATTTAAGTCCTCGTGCACAAAATCTAATTAATGCAATTCGTAGACAGCCAGAATCTAAAGATAAAGATGGGTGGAGTTTACCGTCTAAATCTAATATTTAGACTGATGTAGCTTTAGGTGATAGAAAAGATTATCCATTACAAGATCCTTCGGCCTATGTACGAGAGGAAGCACGCCGTGCTAAAATGGAAGACATTTTAGATGAAAGACGTAGAAATGCATTGGCTAGAGAAGATCGTGAAGAAAAAACGAGGGAAGCATAGGCTCAAGAAGAGGCAAAGGCAAGAGAAGCCGCGCGAATTGCTGCTGAAAAGCAACAGCAAGAAAAAGAAGAGTCTGCATCAGTTACTTCTGATAAATATGCTAGATTAACTCCAGAATATATTGCTTAGGCTTCTAAAGAAGAATTAGATGAACTTGAATAGCTATCTGATTAGAGAAGATTAGAGAAATCAAATATTCCTACTAATAAAGAAGATGCAATGGCCTTATATAATAGTCTTAAGACTCTTAAAAGTCATTCGGAGTTTGATGCAGCTGCGAGACGTTTTTATGGTGGATGGGAGTTTGATACTTAGGCAAATCTTATTTAGAAACCAGCCTATCGTGTATCTAGTGATAATATTGCAGCAAATAACGAAAGATTTGAGATTTCAAGATTAATTGAAGCTAGAAGGCAGCAGTTAGAGGATGAATCAATTTAGTTGAAAGTTTAGGCTGATACAGAAGGTTCTAAAGAGGAAGGAACTAAAGCTGGAGAAAGTTTTAAAGAAGGTGCGGAATCTGTTGAATCTACATAGGATGCAACAACTTTAGAGCAAACAGTATAGGATGCTGTAAAGCCAGTAGAGGTAACTACTGAAGAATAGATTAGTATGATGAAAGAGTCTATGACTTCTTCTTATGAGAATCCGGAATAGTGGCAATCTCTTATTGCTAATAAAACTAATGAAGAATTATAGCAGTGGTCGTAGAATCTTGCTCATACTGGCACGATAGATACTGATACGGCTTTAGAGGCTCTTAGATAGTTACGTACAGAAGCGTAGGAAGCATTAAAATTAAAGGCTAGTGTTGATACTGAATCTGCCCAAGCGGCTGGTGAATAGGCAACTAAAGTAGCTGAAGAAGCAGCAAAACCCGTGGAATTAAAGGCGGCTGCACCCGGTGCTGGTCCTGGTGCTGGTCCTGGCGGTGGTCCTCCTACTGCACCCGGTGCTGGTCCTGGCCCTGGAGGTGGTCCTCCTATTGCATCTGGCGGTGCTGGTCCTGGTGGACCTCCTGGTGGACCGCCAAACAATACTGAAACTGCGGCTGCTGTATTACCATTATTAACAAATAGTAAATATAATGTATATAACACTGCTAATGAAGAATTTAAACCAGAAACTAGAGAAAGTATTGAATAGCTAATAAATGAAGTTGGCAAAGTTAATCCTGCAGTTACGGCAGCAAAAGAATCATTATTACAATTATATGATACAAAACCGCCAGCTGAATTTGTTGATGCTTGGAATAAGTTAACTGGTGCTGGAGAAGTTCAAGTAGGAAATGAACGTAATGATAATGCAGATCTTTATTTACAACAAATATATGATTAGGTACATGGTTCTAAAGATGGAACTTAGATTCCTGTAGAACCTGTTATTAGTAATCCTGAAAATATTAGTGAATAGATAACTAATGCAGTTTAGGAAACAAAACCAGAAGTTTAGATAAGTTTAGAAGAAGCCAAAGCTTAGTTAGATGAATTAAAGTCCGCTTATACCTTTAATAAAGATATGGGACAATATATCCCTAATGATCCAACTTCTGAAAAATATGGAATGGCATTAAGTACTGATGAATATAATGCTCAACTTCAATCAATTTAGGGAGTTATTGATAGCTTACAACAGAAGAAGCAGGCTGCGGCAGAGAGTTCATCTGAATATAAGATGGGAGCTCTTGAAGAAGATGCTGCGGAAGAATAGACCCAAGGTAAGATTCAATAGACTATTTCTAAATTATAGGAAAAGGCTTAGGCTTTAAAGGGCTCCGGTCAGTCTATTTCTTCTTTTGGTAGTGCGCTATCTACAATTACAAGTGTACTTGATAAGTCTTCTGCAGGAGGCCGTATATTTTCCGGAGTTATGACTTCTGTTGCTGGTGCGATTAAAGTTGTTGGTGCTTTAATGACAAAAAATCCTTGGATGGCACTTGCGACTGGTATTGTTACAATTATTAATGGTATTTCATTAGCTATTGAAGATGACGCGGAAAGACTTGAAAGGTTAACTAAAGAAGCCGAAGAAGCTGGTAATAAGGCCAAGGAATTAAAAGCTAATTATAATATTCTTGATAAAGGTAAAAAGAAATTAGAAGATTTAGAAAAGAAGCGTTATGATAGTGCAGAAGCTGCAGAGGAATATTAGTCTGCGGTTGACGAATTAGCGGAAAAATTCCCCTCTTTAATTACTGGTTTTGATGAAGCAGGTAATGCTATAATTGAAACCGCGAGTATGGAAGATGCCTTAGCCTCTGCGCGCGATAAGAGTGCAGCAGCGACATATGCTGCGTTGAAGGCTGAATAGGCTAAACTTCAAGAAGAAACTAAAGCTAAATTAAAGGATGCAAAAACATAGGTAAATGAATTACCATCTTCATATGCACAATTAAGAGGTGTTCAAGACGCAGGAAGCACTGCTGTATATGATTATTTAATTAGCAATAGTAAGCGTGAAGACGGTACTTAGAGAAAAGATAATATCATAAATACTCTTGAACGTATGTCCATAGGTGAATTTAATCCAACACTGTATGCTGGCGGAATGGGATTTACTGCCGAAGGATATTTAAATGCGTTAGGCGCTGCTGCAAAATTTTATAATAGTAATCCCGATTTATTAAAATTTGATTCTGATGTTGAAGAAAGCTAGTAGGAGTCTTTTAAATAGTTATTAGCTGATTTAAATAATGCTTGGGTTGAAGATGAAGATGGATAGATTACTTTAGATCATAAAGAAGCACTTAAAGCATTAGAAAATAATAATAGTTATGAGGCATCTTAGTTAATTAAAGCATTACAATTATCAACTGCAGATACTACAGATTATACTAATATTTTATAGTCATAGGCTGATGAATTAAATGCTGCATTAGACAGTGGAGATATGTCTAAGATTAGTGCGGCATATAATAATTTAAAAGAAACAGTTGTTGCAATTTAGCATACTGCGGCGGGAGATACTGATCTTACAGACTTTGCCGCAAACTTTCTTACTTCATTTGATGACATTTCTACTGCGGTTAGGGATTATGAAGAAAAAATTGAACAAGAAGCAAGAAATAGTAAAGAATTAATTAATGCTTATTTTAGAACTACTTATAAAGATAGTGAATTTATTCAAGATAAAAGTGGTTTATTAGATATTATTGGAAGTTCTTTTGATGCTAAATATTAGGATGCATATAAAAAAGCAAAAGAAAAAGGCGAATCATACAGTCAAGATGACTTTGTATCTCAGTATTTTGCGGACATGGAAACTGCGGCAACTTACGCAGAAACGTTCTGGCTTAACCTTTCTACTATGGGTTCATCTGTAGTAGATTAGTTTTAGTCTATGATTAAAGATTCTTCCAAATATCGTAAGGAAATGTTTGCATAGAAATTTGGTAAAATTGATGGTTTTGATAAGATTGAGCAATATATAATAGAAAAAGCTGATGAAAGAATTAAAAATATTAATGATAATTTAATTGAATATTTTAAATAGTCTGATAAGAATAGAAAAAACATCTCTTCTGATAATATTTTATAGTTTACTGCGAATCGTGTTGCGGCTGAAGGTCGTAAAGAAAATGTTCAAACTTATGCGGAAGCACAACTTCTTAAAGATATATATTCATAGAGCGAAGATTTAATTAGTAAAGGTTATATTGAAGAATATACTCAATATTCTGACGCGGCGTATAATTTATTTGATTAGATGTTAGGTTTACCAGCGCAGGCATACAGCTTAATGTTTGATTATTACGGTAAATATGGAATGAAATCTAAATCAGATATTAATAGTATGATTGATGCTATTAAAGGAGATACAAATATAGAAAATGATGCATTAATTCCTTTATTAGAACTTATCCGTGATAATATGCGTGATAATGTTGCTCTTGCGATGGAAGCTTATAGGGATACGCTAGCAGAAGAGTGGAAAGATAAGAGTAAATTATTTAAGAGTTTAACTTCTGGTATTGATATAGGTGACATTGATACTATAATTGCTGAAGCTAAGGGTATGGGCATCGAAGATATCGGTGTTGATGATTTTGTTGCCAGCGGCGATAAATTAGTTTTAGATGCAGATAAGGCTTTAGAATATTATAAAAAATATTTTGAAAAATAGACGGATAAAATTAATGAATTTAGAGATAAAATAGATGTCGATTATAATGGCAATAAATTAAAGACGGATGAAAACGGTCAATTAGATTTAGATTGGATAGATGACGCAGATGAATTAACATAGCAACAATATGATTATTTTGAAACTACACTTGGCGTAAAAGATCTTTAGACTTTCTATACTAAAAATGAAAAAACTGGCAAATATAAATGGACCGGTAGTAAACACGCGGACTTTTTAAAAAATGTTCAAGAAGCTTGGGATACTCGTCATGAAGTTTTAGGTTTATTATATAAATCAATTGAACAAGAAGAAATTGAAATTGTCAAAGATATATAGTGGAAACAAGGAGATTATTCTTCATTAAAAGATTATATCGGTGATAAATCTATACTTGATATAATGAAGATGAGTAATAAAAATATTAGTAATGACTATAAAAAATCTCCAGATGTTAAAAATGCGGTTGACCGAGCTCGTAAAGCCACTTAGAATCTTATTAATGATTTAATATCAAAGCCACTTAGTGAAATTGATTTTTCTGAGTATCAAGATCTTCCCGCTGAAATTTTAACAGAAATTAAACAATTAGGTCATAATGGTGTTTATGCTTTTGTTAAAAAATATACCGAATACTTAGGACTTGGCGTTGATGCTACAAATGATTTAATACTTGAGGCTTATAATAAAAAGAATGAAAAAACTTCTAATAGTTTAATAAAAGATTTGTCATTCTTTGATTTTAATACTGTTGAATTAACTGCCGAATAGTTAAAGAATTTAGCAAATACATTTGATGTTGATTTTGGACAATTGTTGAGTGTATTTGGCGGTAGTTTTGATGCGATCACCGGTAAAGCAAAAGTAGATATTGCCACGCTCATGTCAATGGGTATTGATTTGACCAGCGTCGATGGATTTATGGAAACCGTTTAGGAATCCATTAATAATCTATTTAAAAATTTAGCAACTTATATATCAAATGCTATTAAAGGTAACTTAAGTGCAGAAAATGCAAAAGAACTATAGAATTTTGCTACAGAACGTGGCTTGGGTAAATTAAACTTTATATAGACTGCTGATGGGTTGAAATTAGCAAATGATGAGGCCATTAGATTGGTTAAATCATTGCAACAGGTTAATTCATTATAGGGTTAGGTTGTTTTTAAAGAATTGGCAGAAAATTTAATTAAAACAGACGATAGATTTAAATCTGTTGAATCAACTGCTGGTTATATTAAAAAAATCAAAGATGAAATGAATGACTTGAATAAAGAATCCGATTAGTTTATAATAGCACAAGAAGAATATGCAAAATTACTTAAAGAAGAATAGCCGCATATTGAAGCATTTGATAAAGTAAATGGTAATGCTCATTTATATAATAGAAATTGGATTAATAACGCTGATGGTACATACTCAACTATTTTAGGTACCGAATATACAGATTGGGAAATTGGTGAATAGGAAGCTCATATTCTGATGACACCTATTCCAGAATGGGCGGAAATCGAAGATGATATTCTTCCAATGGAAGAACTTGATAGTTATATTGATGCATTAATGGAAAAGAATCCTATTGATGTTAATGCATTATTAGAGTTAGATGCAAAAGGTTTAGAATTGAATGGTAAACATCTTTCTAATATGATTATTGATATTAAAGATGCTACTGAAACCTCTGCAGATGAATTTCATAATGAAGCAATAGAACTGCATGAATGGAGTAATGCATGGGAATCGATTCGTTAGGGCGTTGAAGTACCAGACAATAGTGAACGTTTAGCCGCGCTAGAGGAAGAATTGTCTCTTGCTCAATAGATTCAAGCAATTCGCGGAACAAGAGAAGATAGCACGTTTAAATTCATGGAATAGAATATTCCAGCTGGTCAAAATAATCCATTAAATTACTGGGAAAATTGGCGTAAAGCATATGATGCAATTAATGAATCAGTTAACGGTGATAAAAATAATAAAGGATACATGGGTTATCAAGACTTCTATAATATTATTACCGAAATGGGTAACCTTTCCGATATGATGGGAGGAAAGGGGATTAAAATAGGTGAAAACTTAGAAGTCACTTCAGAAAAGGTAGCTTCATTAATTGAAAAAGCCGGTCGAAATATGGAAGTCGCCGCGGATGGATCTTTAAAAATTAATCTTGAAGGAATTGGAGTGGATTTTGCTTCTAGTGCGGATAGCATGGCAGCAGACGTAGATACTGGTATCAAGGAGATGGCGTAGTCTCAAATTGATATGCTTGATGGATTAATAGCGTTACTTGAAACAATAGTGGCGATGGAAGAATTAAGTGATATCGATATAGAGGGCGATGGAATTGATATTGGTAATATTCTATCTGTTAATTGGGATTCAGAGGGAAACCCAGTCGATGATGCTGAATTTACTGAAGGTTACAATAGATGGCGTCAAAGTATTATTGAACAAATTACAGAATATAACGAAGACGGCAGTAAAAATGCTAAATTTAATAAAGATTTAGCAGATGCAATGGGTAAAATTAAGCTTGATGGCCATATATTATCTGATATTATTTCTTGGGATGCCAATGACCTCGCAAATATGGGTAAAGAATTTAACGAATCTTACGCTAAGCTTATGGATGCAATGGTCAAGGCTGCTGTATCAGGAGACTATGATTTAGATAATATTGCAGAGAGTGTACAATAGATTCTAGCACAATCGGGAGTTACTGATATTACTATTGATGTTGGAGATACAACACTGGTATTAACTGGTGGAGAAATTCGTCAAGTTAATTGGAACCTTGCTGATTCTTAGGATGCTTTGGCAAGAGCTATCTAGGATGGTATGGCCAAGGATAAACAAGAGGCTAAAGATTATATTACTGAGAAAATGGCCGCATATGATAAGGGTGAGAAACTCGATGAGCGTGACTTATCATATGTAATGGAAGTAAATCATCATATTAAATTTGTTAATGGTCAGACTGTAGTTACTTGGAATGGTAAAGAATATGTTGATGGTTCAGACGGTTTTGCACAGGCTATTGCTGCGAATCGTCTATTAGACGCCGGTATAGAATTAGAAGAAAATTGGAAGCCTGAGGATCATACAGGAGAAACTACTGTTACTACGACTACGATAATTGGTAGTAAAGAGGATATAAAGGTAGAATCAGATGGATATAGTATTACTTTCTATAGTCCTGATGGAACTGGTTACGCTTCTAAAGATGCATTATTACATGGTGAATATTAGAAATATTTTGATGAGCATAATGGTAAATCAGATTCTGAAGGTCATTAGTTAAAGGTTTAGACTTATGAAGAATGGTTATATGCAAATTATAATATTCGTACAAAGATTTTAACTAAGTTTACTGATGAGAATGGAGAAGAAGTAGATTTATCTCAGGATGTTGGGACACGCGCAGAAGTAAATAGATTATTAAATACATCCAATGATGCAATTGTTAAGATGTTTGAAGAGGGCGCGGATGCTTAGGGTAACTATCATCTTACATTAGATAATGGTGTATAGATTGATTTTAGTGGAGACGATGTTGCGGTTAATGGAACACTAGATCCTGAATTAGTAAAAGCTAAATTAAGGGAAGCGTTGGGACTTGATTCTGCATTAGCTGATACTATTACAACTGGAATTACGAATGCCATTCCAGGCATTATTTCCTCTTTAACCGAAGTTGATGCGGGTCCATTAGAAAAGGTTGCGACCGCTTTAGCAAATATATTATCAAATATTTAGGCATTAGCTGGAGCAGATTATACATCTATAGCGAATGGTTTAAATTCGCTAAATGAACCGGGTGAAGTTACTGTTGAAACCTCTACTGGAGATAATACAGTTGAAATTGATACAACCGCAATTGAACAAGCTGGAAATACAGTTTAGGAAACCGGCGGGAAATTTACTACCGCGGGTGAAAAAGCTGCTGAAGCCGGTACAAAGGCGGAAGAATTTGCAACTGGAACAAATGTTGCAGGAACCAATGCCAGCAGTGCTTAGACTTAGATTGAAGGTTTAAGTAATGCTGAATTAAATGCTGGAACAAATGCTCTTATGTCTACTCCTTCAGTTGAGTCCTTGTCTGTTTCTACTGGAAATATGGGAGCGTCCGCCGCGAGTGCGGCATCTCCGGTATCAACCGCAGCTTCTAATATTGAAAGATTGGCTTCAGCAATCCGTAGTATTCCTGCAAGCACAACACATTCTGTTACTATTAGCGTAAGAGAATCTAGTGCAAAAGGTAATGTTCAAATCGTTAGTGGTAAAACTGGAAAATTATTCTCATTTGCTAAAGGTAATGCTTTTGCTGGAGGAAAATCAACGCTAATGGGGGAACTCGGACCAGAATTAGTAGTATCTAATGGCGGATATTATATTGTTGGTCAAAATGGTTCTGAAATGGTTGATTTGCCAAAAGATGCAATAGTTTTTAATCATTAGTAGACTGAGTAGTTATTAACAAAAGGCAAAGCCGGAAGAGGTAAACCATTTACTAGTGAAGATAATGCAATTTCTTTTGCTAAAGGTAGTTTTAGTGGTGGCCCAGCAATGGCTTCTGCTAGTGCTGCGCTAGCCGCATTAAAACAATTACGTGCAATGTGGGAGTCTTTATAGAACGCCTCTGTTAAAAATCTCGCCGGTAAAGGCGGCGGCGGTGGTGGCGGTGGCGGCGGCAACAAGGAAGTTCAAGCCGCATGGATTGCCCAAGTAGAACGTTGGTATAACTTAATGCAGAAGATTGCATAGCTTGAAAAAGATATTACATATGAAGAGACGTTGCGTAGCAAATTATCTTCTGATATTAATAAAAATGGTAAAGCTTATTATGCAAGTTAGAAACGTTCACTTAAAGCCATTGAAGACTAGATGATTGCACAAGAGACGCTTGTTATTAGTCAAGAAGAATATTTTAAACAACGTCGTGATTAGTTAAATAATAGTATATTTAATAAGTTCTATACATTTGATGAAAATGGATAGCTTAAGTATTCTAATTATAAAGATCCCGAGGGTGGATATAGCTTCTTAGCTGATCTAATGTCATAGGATGATTTTGGTAAAGCAAAATATACTGCAGAAGAGCAATATAATAAATTGCTATAGGCTGGCTTTGGAGCATATATGCAATATAATTCCAATGGTGAAAAAATTGAAGCTGATGATGAAGGCAACTTTGATTATTCTGCCGCGGTTGAAGCTTTCTGGAATTAGGTCGATAGTCAGAGAGAAGAAATGCAATCTCTTCATGATGATATTGAGGACGGTAAAAATAGCTTACTTGAGCTTGAGAGTGCACGTAATGAAATATTACAAGAAATTCGCGATAATCAAATGAAAGTTGAATAGAACGTTTTGAAAGCAGTAGAAGCTTAGAGACAAAGAGCTATTGATAATTTATCAGAAGAGCGAGAAGCATTACAAGAATCTAGTTAGAAGTATATTCAAGGTTTAAATGATGCATTAAGTAAAGAACGCTCAATGTATGAAGACTAGTAGAATGAACAAGAATTACAAAAATTGTACCGTTAGCTTGATATTTTAAAACGTTCGGGAGGCTCCGGTAGTCAAATTAGAAGTCTTGAAAGTGAAATAAAGACTAAAGAACAAGAATCATATTTTAATCAATGGCAAGAACAAATTGATGCTATCCAAGAAGCATCTGACTTAGAATTAGAACGTTTGGATACATAGATTGACTTAATGACATAGACATTAGAATATGAGAAGGAACATGGTTTATTGTGGGCTGATGTTTATACTGTAATGTCCTAGTCTCCAGAAGAAATTATGGCCTTTATTACTGCACATGATGAAGAATATTGGGGTAACTCTCCATTACAAAATGATGAAAACTTCCGTCAGGCAATGTTTGAAGCAGATTAGTGGGGAGAGTTTCAGAGAGATGCCGCGGCGGCTACTGCAGATTAGATGGCTGCTAATGCATCTATCGAATCTAATATTGCTAGTGCAGTATATGGTTAGGATAGTGGCGCTTATCAATGGAATATCTTTAATCAAGCTATGACTGATTTATATGGTAATCAATGGAGTAATATTGCCGATACTGTAAAGGATCAATTTTTACAGCAATATTCTAAAACAGGCGATATTAATGCTGCATCAGAAGCTATTACTGGAGGAATCAATTCTTTAAGTGAAACATTGGTTGGAATGATGGAATCATTTAATAATCAAGGAGTCGAGGAAGTTCCTTCCGTCGGTGGCGCTGGAGATAGTGATGATAGCGGTAGTAGTGATAGTGGTAGCAAGACTGGAAGTCCTAAAGGCGGTGGTGGAAAAACTACTTGGATGGATAAGGCTTGGAAGTCTGCTCAGACCGCAGCCGCATCTGCTACTGCTACTGCGGCAGATGCAGTCAAAACAGTGGCTAAGGCTTTAAATGTTGCTGGAGTAGTATCGGCCGCTTCTGTAAAAACTGGAGCATATAAACCACATACACCTAAAAAACTTAGTGTTACCGGTAATGCTCTAGCTGAAGGCACATTAATGGGTGAGCTTGGTCCAGAACTATATGTTTCTGGTGGTTAGACCCATCTGGCTGGTCGTTATGGCGCAGAAATGGTTGACTTGCCAAATGATGCTATTGTATTTAATCATTTATAGACATAGCAATTATTAAAGGCTGGTTATTCTACTGGTAGGGGTAAATCTATAATTAATGATTATATTTCTGCGGGAATGCACAAGACTCATCGTTCGCTTGCATATGGTATAGGTAATATTGAAGGTCTATCAGCAAATGAGAGCATTAACATGACATATGCTAATACTTTACTAGATTCATTCTGGGAAGGTATAGAACAATGTTGTTCTGAAATTTCTAATGTACATGAAACGCTATCTAATATAGAAACTCTTAATGAATAGGGTACCAATGTATTAAAACAGATTCAATCAACAGTCGAAGAAATAAGAATTGATAATATTGAGTTCTCAATGAATGTTTCGAAGATTAATAATGATTATGATGCATAGCGCGCAGGTGCTCAAGCACTTAATGAGATGATGCGTATTGCGCGCAAAACAAAAGCAAAGAATAGCATAAGTTCGAGAGGGGGTAATTAATAATGGCTGAAATATTATATGGAGATGAAGTGGCGTCTTTGACGCCACTTCGCTCCCAAGTATACTAGGCAACTCATAGTGGTAATTCTGTTTTACCATATATGAATCGTTCATTTATTAGTTTTTCTTTTGGAGAAAAAAATATTGAAGATTTTGGTTTAATAGCTACTATTTCTGGTGACAGAATTGAACGTGATGGGTATGCTGGTTTTAATGATTTAACATCTACATATGAAGTATTAGATGGTCAATTCTATTGGGGAACATATTTTACTAATAATTCTATTGAATTTAATTTAGCTACAGATGGAATTGATTAGGTAGAATTAGATAATTTCCTATTGTGGTTTAAGCCTGGTATTATAAGAGAATTAGTTCTTGCAGAACATCCCAATCGTGCTATTCTCGCGCGTGTGTCTTAGCCGCCGCAATTAAAATTATTACCATTTGAAAAGAAAATTGCTGTACCAATTGGAACAAATACATATACTACAAGTACAACAATATATAAAGGTAATATTATTTTAACGTTTGTAATGGATGATCCTTTTTGGTATGGTAAAATTAATATTTTTGGTAAACAAGATCCCGATGGAGTATATCGTGATAAGTGGCTAGATGTTACTACTGGAAAAGAGCGTAATGCATTAGATATACCAGACGCACTTAAAATTTTGTATGAAGATGGTATTCCATTAGGGAGCATGATTAAGGATACTATGCTACTTGGAGGGAATATTTTTGCTTCATATGAAACAAAATTAATTTCAAAGATTGTTAATTTTATTACATAGGCAACTTATCAATTTAATGCAGATAAAGAAGGATATTATAATAACGGTTTAGCAATTGATTTAGTTGATAGTGAAGGTGTTCCTTAGGAATATTATACAGGCGCGGTAATTGCAACTGTTGATGAAAATCAATAGTATATACGGGGCGGTAAAATTTCAGGTACAAATATGGGCAGTTCTATTGGTTCTGTTGAGCTTAATTCAATTGGAGGAATTAATGCAGTAATTAATTTTTATTACTCTGGTACTGCGCCTTCACCAGTTTTGCTTTCATTTAAAACTTATCCACATATTGATAATGCCTCAGGTTATATTGATAGTCCATGCAATGAGTATGCTTCTTCATTGCCGACTGGAGAACATTATAATACTATTACTATTGAATGTACAAAGAAAAAAGAGTTTAGAATCACTACTCCAAATATTCTTACAAGTTATAATTAGGTTATTAAGATTTTTTCTTCTAATTTGATAACACCAGGATTAGATTGGGCGAATGTGCGTGAAACTATTCGTGAAAGTGTATGGCATTCTGGTGTTCGCGCATGGGCAAATAGAGTCATTGATTTATATGATCATTCTACTTCACTCGGTGTAATACCAGCAATTACTAATTTATAGACTCGTTTGAGAAATGCTATGTCATATTTCTTAAAAGATTCATCTGGTAGATTATTACCAATGGTATTTACTTTTGATAGTAGACGAGGTGAATCAACTGGCGTGTTCCAATATAGAAATTGTATAAATGAAAATACTGGAGAAGTATATGCAGTACCAACTGATACTTCTGTTGCTCAACGTGAAACTAAATTTGGTTCATACTGTTCTACGAATATAAAGACAGCAGAAGAAAATGTTGGGGATATGGTAAAATCAAAATACTTAATTATAGATGAAAGAAATTATCCTAAAAATGGATTTATTGTTGGATGGAGTAATTCAGATCCATCTACGCATCGTTTTTATCATAATTTAACAACTGGTATGTATAATTTACAATTTGAATATAAGAATATGTATCTATAATTGAGTTAAAGGAGGAGATATCATGGCTGAAGAAAATATTTATAAATAGCCTACTCGCAGCTATGAAGTCTCACTTTGGACACTTCAGGACAGTTTTATTACTGTCCTGAAGGCGTCTGAGTTAGACCATAAAGGAAAGATTTAGAATGGCACAGTAGAGTTGGTAGATGATGGAACTTAGAATTTTACGTTTTCTATTCCAATGTATTATTATGAAGATAGTAATAAAATAATAAATCCATTATGGACTTATGTATTAGAAGGTCATCTTGTAGCGAATATGCATAAAATTAAACTTATTTTTAATAAAACACAAGATGAAGAAACTATACTAGAATTTTTAGTTGTATCAGTTATACAGATTCATGAAAAAGATGAAATGAGATATGATATAACATGTGAAGGATTAGCATTTCATGAACTTGGTAAATTAGGATATAAAATCTCATTTTCTGGTGACGATTTCGATGAAGATAAAGAATACATAAGAACACACAATCCATCAGAATATGAGGATTATGCGCAAAATATTCAATATTGGAATGATAAAATCTTTTATTATTATGATGAAGAAGGTATTAGAAAGTAGAAATATGATTGGATTTATGAAGTGGATATGGATTGGTCATCTAATAGTGCAGTAGCAAATTCTATTCGTGATCCACATAAAGTATATGAAGAAGAATTTGTTAGCAGTTGGGAAATTGATCATGCAAAGGACAGTTTATATCCAACTAATATTGAATAGGCTAAAGAAATGTGGCGTGCCGTTGAAATAGAAGAAAGTAATATTTATAATATTACTTAGACTATTGCAGAAAAATTTGGAGTATATTGTAAATATGTCTATGATCATGATGAAAGTTATCATATTATTGGAAAACGAGTAATTTATTACAATAATAACTTTTAGGATTCATAGAAACATTTAGATATTACATATCCATATACATTAGCTGAATTAGAGCGTACAATTGATAATACTGATTTAGTTACGAAATTATTCGTACGCCCAGTTGATAATAAAGGCAGCGGTGAAAATATAATTTCTATTAGCACTGTTGGCGCGAATAAGACAAAGGAAGATTATTTACTTAATTTTGAGTATTTACATAAGATTCATACTATTACTGATGATTAGTATGATTAGATTAAAGAGTATGAATTTAAAATGAGTTTATTAAATTCATATATTCGACATGAAGATGCTTGGATTAATTTATTAAAAACAAAATTAACCGCGGCAGAAGCAGAAGTTGCTATGTATAGTAATGCCTGTACATTAGATTAGGAAAGATACGACAATGCTAAAAGATTATTAGATGAGATTACAAATGGTGAGGGCGTTATAACAATTACTGATGCAAACCCACAAATGTTAATCTTAAAAGAAATGAAAGGTGCTGATGCAAGCACTACATTGCGTCGAGTTGATATTTCTATCTAGGGCGTACACGCGGCATCTGTTAGTTTATATATGTATATTAATCTTGGCGCTCAGCCCACGACAAACGGCGTAAATTATGGGCGTCTATATGGTGCAATTTCAACTGGTGAGTATGAATATGATGAATTTAATAATTTAAGTGGAATAAAAAATATATATGCTCCAGCGGATATGAACAGAGTGTATATGACTTGTAGTTATGAACCAAGATTATATTGTGAAAATATAATGAATACTTGGAAATATAGATTGGCTGAAGATACTGTTAAATTAAAAGCGGCAGAAGAAAAAGTTTATGAATATAAGTTAAAATTATATGGGGCTGACGCGGACTATGCTTTATGTGATATTGCAGTATGCGATTATGCTTGTGCTGGTACATCTTTTAGTGAAGGGTGGGATAATCGTGCGTTATGTGATCTTGCTGTTTGTGCCGGAGATGAAAGACCAGAAGATTTAATTAATGCTCCCGGTGCAAGAGTTGAAGATGAGGTTGCGTTTTCCGTTAGTCAAGTCCGTGTAGACTATGGAGCCTATGTTGATGAAGCTATTGTAGGAGATGCTCATGGCTACATGGCTATGCGAGATATTTATTATGCTCGTAAAAATGAAAAAATTATTCAATTTGAATAGATGATGGGACCTGCTTTACGAGAAGGGTATTGGCAGCCAGAGGATTACGAAGATTCTGGTAATCATTATTCAGATATATTTAAACTTTAGTATGATGGCCGTATGACATATTATGGAGCCAATAGACCAGATTTAATTTCATTTAAATGGGATAATTGTAATAGATTTGATTCAGAGGTTGAAGATAGTTATACACTTGGCCTTGAAATGATTCCATAGTATTATTTAATGATTGATTTATCTAAACATTTGAATATAATAAAAAATCATTTAGAAGATTTAAATTTCTTATATTATGAAAAATAGTATGTTAATGAAATTTTAAGATATGAAGGCTTGTTACGGTAGCGTGCTGAATTGCAAGCCAAGGCTGATGCTGGTACTATTACGCCCTCAGAACGCATTTTATTAAATAATCTAGCTATTAATGCAAACAGTTATAGTGCAGAAATAGCTAGATGGAAACGTAATGGGCTTCGTAGTTTTGTTATTAATTCCACTTGTGAATTTGGTTTTGTTAAAACTAATGGTCGCGTTGTACCAGTTTTAATATTAACTGGTATAAAAGGTTTAAGTAATTAGCAATTGGATTCTATTATCAATCCAACTAATGATTCTAGATTTAAACCATATTTAGGAACATTAAAAGCCGCGGCAGTGGATAAAGTTACGACTAATTCTGAAGGTAATAGTGTTACTCATACAGAGGTTGAAATTGAAACGCAAATACTTATTCCTAATGCTGAACAATATTATCTCAATCGTGAAGAGGGTAAAATAATTGGATTAAAAGATACTGACGGCTTAACGGCTTTAATTTAGCCACATATTCGTATTGATTCTCTTGACGTTAATTCTGATGCAGACGAGCTGACTATAGTTATTAATGATGAACGTTTAAAATCTTATAGTGAGTATTTTACAATATATGAAAATGACGCTTATGATGATAAAGAAAAATGCTTTATTAGTATTAAACCAAAAACATTATTACGTTTTGGTAATGATTTAATGAATTTAAATTTAGAATATGTAATTTCTAATGCTGCAGAAAGTATATATCTTGATGCGATTAAAGTAATGAAAGAGAATTCTACTCCAAAAGTTACATATTCAATGAAATTAAATCATATAAATAATAGTTTAATTCATACGGCATATAATTTATTACGCAGGGTAGTATATATTAATGATATTGAATTATAGTTTGATAGTATAGCTGGTTATATTTCTTCTATTGAACTATCGTTAGAAAAACCCTGGGAAGATACAGTAGAAATAAAAAATTATGAGACTAAGTTTGAAGATTTATTCTCTACAATTGTGGCATAGACAGAATCGATGAAGAAGAATGAGACGGCCCTTAGTTTTGCCGCGGCCGCATTCACTGGTGACGGAATAATTTCTTCTAATATTTTAACCGAAAGTATGTTAAAAGTTGATTTAAATTATGCTTTTAATTAGGGTACTCTTACCATTAATGAATAGAATGGTATTTGGGGTACTAGTGATAGCGGCGTGATTGCTTTTAGAGGCGGCGGTATTTTTACTGCAACTTAGAAAGATTCTGCTGGTAATTGGATTTGGAATACTGGTATTTTACCAACTGGTATTAACGCAGACTTAATTACTAGCGGTCAACTAGATACTGAAAAAATTAAAGTTTATGCTGGAGATAAAGTTAGGTTTCAACTTAATGCGGATGGTTTATTTGCATATAAATCTTATTTTGATGAATAGTTGGTTGGTGTAGATGATGAACTTAGCCAACGTTTAACTATTTATGATAATCAGTTTAATAAGGGTTATGATGCGGCGCAATATGTTGTATATAATCAAGACGGATTATTCTTAATGGGTAAAAAAGGATTCCAAATTTTTGATTTTGAAACTAATCAATTTAGAAAAATTTTAACAGATGTTGCGCGTGTAGAAGTTAGTTGGAATGGTTTTATTATGCGTAACTGGGACGGTGAAAAGATTCTTTGGGCTGATCCAGATAATAATGGTAATTTAGAGCTTTCTGGTAAAATTACTTCTACATCTGGTAATATTGGCGGTTGGGAAATTAGTCCTACTTCTCTTACGGGTGGTAATGTTGTTCTCGCAACAGGAAAGGCAAGAGATGATGAAAACGGTATATTCTTAACTGGTTCGAGTTCTTCCGCTGTTACTATTACATATGAAGGAGAATTATATTACTAGTATGTTGATGTTGATACTAAGACACAGAAGTATTATTTACAAGAGTTTAATTCTGATGTATTAACTGGCACTCGTACTGTAAAACAATTTTAGACAGTACCCAAATCAGTTGTTCCAAAGTATGTTATTCCTGCGCCAAATCCAAGTGCTCCTGCTTTAACTTCTACAAATAATAGTACTAGCGCAGTTAATAGCTCATATAATAATACAGAAACGACGCCAGAAGGCACGGTAAACTATACTGTACCTGGTGGCACTGTTTCACTTTATGCTAACGCTGAAGTTGCAGATTCAAATTTATATGGATTATATGTTGGTATAAGTAAGACTGAAATGGCTAAATATGGCGGAAAACCGATTCCATATAATTATACAGTCGATTTAAATACTGAATGGTATGTACATTTAAAATCTGCATATCCAAATTCATATTTAAATTATGTAGATATTGCTTAGTCATCTGAATTAAGAGATGTTAATATTGATCAAAGTATTATTCTTGATAATTTTAATGCTACATTTAAAGTTAAGGCGAGTAATGGAGAAACTATTATTAATCGTGGTTTCTTTGGAAGTTATGGTAGTGGTGGATTTGAACTTAAAACTAATGGACTTTATGGCGGTTCATTATATAATTCTGCAATTAGTGCTAATTGTACTATTAGTGGTTATAGCTTAGCCAATTATGGAAGTATTTTCTGTGGTTTCTCATCTGACTCTGCTGCCGGTACATTTACGTTAAAGCGTATAAATAATACCACTGTAAATTTTAATATTGCCGCGACTGAATTTTATCGTAAGAATATGGCCGCGGCAGGAACTTTAACTGCGATTGATAGCGCATATACTTACGAAAAAGCATTTATTACAGTGCAGAGTGGATATGGTACAAGAAAAACATTTTCTGTAGATATTACTTCTGTTTATACAGATGCGTGGTAGGCAGGATATGATAAAGGATATATTACAGGAAGAGACTATGGTAAAAAAATTACAAGTGTAACGGTTTCTATGAGCTTTACTTATAAACCATCTAGTCATTCGGGTGAAGTAGAAGCGGTCGCGTATGCGCAATCACGAGGAGGCGGCTCAGGTAGTAGCAGTCCAAAAAAGATGGACCTATCCCTTTATTTGAAGAACGAATATAATGCTGGCATAAAATCGGTAAGTGGCATAGAAAAAGACAGAAATTGGGATTGGAGTGCAAGTGGAAATACTATTACATATACATCTACTGTAGCATTAACTAATGAAAAGACGGTTACTTGTGGAGGTGCTAATACTTCATTTGGTCAAGCTAGATTCGAGGCTGGACGTACTGCGGGTATTAATTCATTTAGTCATTATGGGAAAGCATACTTATATACAACAAAAAGTAACAACGCGATTGGAGTTTATCATGATTGGTATTATAAATAATTAAATAAAAAAAAGACCCGGCTAAAAAGCCGGGTCTTTTATTCTTCTATGAATGGTTCAAGTGCAAGCATTTCAGTTGGAGTAAAATCGTTTTCACCTAAATCCTCTAATAAAATTTTATTCGCATCTATATCAACCGTTGTATCAAGAACTTTACCAATCTCATCTACAAATTTAGACATGTTGTCTCCAGAAAAAATAAATTCATTATTTTCTGGATTAACTTGTGGGTCTCCGTTTTCATCTTTATTAACATACTATTGAATTAAATTTTGTCTTGCGCCAGCAAATAAATTAATTTCATTTTCTACTTGCTGTAATATTTTTCCTATATTATATGCAACACGTCCTTTTAATGGTTTCTATGACAGTTTTTTTAAAACTTCTATATTCCCAATTAAATCTTTCATTTTAACTTGAATCATATATCTTCACCCCATTTAATTTTGTTACTGCGTAATTTTCCGCAGAAAAATTTTCCTATACAAATCGCGTCCGCTTCATCTTCGGTACATTCCATATCATACCAAATCTTGGCTTTTGCCTACGCCGCTTTCTTCTTTGACTCACGATGCGTATCTCCATCATTAATGCCACAATAAGAGCGCCATTCACTTGGATATACTAACTCATGATCTATACAAGCTTCAAATATTATATCTAAAAGTACACCTTGTAGATTAGCCAATGTTTGAAATGTTTTTACTTGTACATCCGTGGCTTTCGTACCATATTTCTACAATTGAATATTTTCAATTCCAATAAAATCTGGTTGCCATTCATTTATCGCAGCTCTAAGCCAGTTTTTAACTTGATTAATGCGCTCAGTAGCCTATAAACTTGAATTAGTTTTAAAAGTACCGAAACTTACTAATACTTTATCATCATATATAGCATATCCAGTAACGCTTGTTGCCGCGTCTAATGCTAATATACGTTGCGTATCTGTGCCCTTGGTGGGCACCTTATTTTTTTTGACTTTATATGGGTCGCCTGCCATACAGATATCACATATCTTATGCTTGCGCCACTAATCAAATGTCTATTCTTGTTTGTGCCCAGCAGGACAAGTCATTTCTAATGGAGTTTTTAAATTTTTATAAACTTCACTAATTAACTTCCATCCTTCTGCTTCCAGAGCATTTCTTACAACGTAGACATTAATTGTTCCCATTAATTACCTGAGCTTCCGAATCCGCCTTCGCCACGGTCGGAGTCTGCTAGGATATCTACTACCTTAGCCTGGAAGCGATAGCTTGGCATTACAAGTAATTGAGCAATACGGTCACCAGCATTAATAGTATATTCTTCATCTCCAATGTTATCATAAAGAACTCCAAGTTCTCCACGATATCCACTATCAATCAAACCAACGCTGTTGCTTAAGCGAAGTGGCGTTTTTGCGCCGATACTGGAGCGTGGAAGAATAATCGCTTGCCAGCACTCTGGTAACTGGATTTTTACGCCAGTACGAATTTTATTACCCAATGAATGCGGTGCCAATGTTATGGTTTCCATTGCATATAAATCTGCGGCTGCATCAGTCTCATGTGCGTATGTAGGAACTTTTGCCCCGTTGATAGTAGCAACTGTCATTGGGAGTTCAATTGAGTATGAATGATACTTTTTTACCGCAGAATTAAATATATCAAAAAGTTTATTTAAAATAGTATCAACTAAAATTTTTTTATTGCCAGTATATTCTGTATCATCATAGATCATGTCTTTTATAGTTTCTGTTAAAGCTTCAATAGCTGCGCCAGCTTCTTGTTTATTTAACCCCTGGTCATCAAAATTTTTTATAATTTGATTAATTGCCTGAATCATTAAACTTGATGAGAATTGGGCTTCTAAATTTTGTAGAATTGTATTCATCGTTTCTTGCGTTAGAGCGGCCTCATCCACGTCTACCAATTCCTTAATTGCATTAATTAATGCGGTTAATTCATTCATATATAATCACCCTCTTACTCAAAAGTTTTTTCAATTGTTACCTTATATTCAATATATAAGATTTCACCTTTGGATTTCTTTGGCTTCGCGGTATATCCGCCTTTTGTTAGTGTATAACCACCATTGTTCTGCCCATCTTTAGCTTCTTCTACCATAGACATAGCCTCTTCTTCACTTTCGGTTAGCCATACATCAGTCGTCTTCAACAATTGTCTCGCCATTTTCTTCTTTCTCCTTGTTTAATTTTCTTAGTTTTTGTATTAAATCTATATAGTTAAGCTTTTGTGCGGTCTGTGATATTGCAGTGGTCACATCCCCGCTTTCAGCAACCATTTCAGCATATTTCTTTGCGCCAACTTTCTTCTTTAAAGCGCGCCGTTGTGCTCTATTCATTGGAACTCTTGTACTATTGATTTTTTCAATAGTAAAATCTTGAATATTTTTAAGTACGTCTTCTACTGTGGCCGCACCGATTTTCTCTGTTGCTTCTTCAATACTTATATTTTGTATTTGAGCAAATCGTTCTATTAGTTCGTGTGCCGAAGCAATCTAATCTTTAATTTCAATTTCTTCCATATTATCCTCCAGCATTTTTATTATATCCAAATTCCTATGCTTTAAAGAACTCTATATAATATTTTTCTAATTCACTTAATTTATCCTTATCACAATAAGTAATAATTTCAATTTGCCAATTCCAAAATCCTTCTTTTAGTATAGCATGATGGACTGCCTAATCGGCTATTGACTTAATTCCAATTGCGCTTTTAAAGTGGTCGGCAATACGAGTTTTTACATTAGTACTTTTGCCTATATAACATTTACCATTTTCTAAACTAGTAAGTTTATATATGCCTGGCTCTGGATGAATATCTATCCGTTTAAATGTTTCATCTAGATTTGGTTTAACGTATTCTGCCCAAACTAATTTACTTATTATATCTGGATGCTATACTTTCGCGGCGACAGTTGTTAGCAAAAATTCAATATCTTCTTGATATTCATCAGGCAATTGAATAGTATAAAATAACTTTGCTTGTTTATCTTTCTCATAGGATGCTAGAACTCGTTCAATCGCCTCAAATCGTTCTTGTGCATCGGCGACTTTCCAATAATATTCATTACTTCTATCAGTACATTGCTAAATTATCTCAGCCATAACACTCTTAGCTTGTTCTGCCTAATCATCACATTCTTTTATGGTACTTTCAAGTGTTAGTTCAATATTACGTTTTCTGATTTCAAAATCAGAGTCTAAATCTGCCTGACGCTTTTGCCGCTACTCTTCAATTGAAGCATCAATTTCTTTTAGTTTATTGTCTGTTATATCCTAATAAACATCTAATGCGGCTTGTAAATCTTTTTTACATTCTTCAAGTTTACATTTCTCATATTCAGTTTTTTCTTGAATATTGCTTAAAGTATTCTAAGCTGATTGTAGGTTGTCTGATGCTAAGTGAAACTCCGTCCAAATATCTTTTACATCTTGTTTAACCTATTTTAACTAATCTTGATAAAGCTAATATTCTTCTTTATCAATTTTCTATTTCTAAAAAAGTTTAAATCCTAGAAATCCAATTATAATTAAGCAACCAATTAAAGCGTATATCATTAAATCACCACTTTATTTCTTTATACTTAATTATACCAGATTTCTAGGATTTTGTCAAATATTAGACTTTATTAACTTTCCGCTTAACGTAATCCCGCCGAATACATTTCCTAAAATAGTAAATAACAGGTTCCAACTTAATTGCCTCCCAGCTAACATATAATAGCAGTCAGCTATACAGTGATTAAAGCCCGCTAGAATAAATGTTGCAACCGCTAATACTGTAATCCATAACGGCGTTTCTTTATATGTAGCAAGTGACATTAACATTCCACAGCCAAAACCCTTTACTAAAGCAATGATTGGGTGTTGTGCAAATTTCACAGCCGCAATAGTAGCAGCAGGTTCACGTACTGTTTCATAAGATATAGCCGCGATTGCCGCAACTCCAATAAAATTACAAATTAATATTAAAGGGTAATAGTACCAGGGCTCCTCTTTAGTCCCTATAAATTGAACCCTACCTGTAAATAAATGTAATCCATACAGTCTAACAGTTAATAATCCGCAAGCAAATAGAACTGCTCCAATAATAGGGTTGGGCGCGGATAAATACGCCCAACCTCCTAATGCTATTGCTATCCCCGCCATCACTGCTTTACATAGCTTATTTATCATGAAAATAATCCTCCATCATAATAATTCGTTGGTTTGAAGAACCACGTAGTGGTAACGTCGTGTCTCGTTTATCCTGTTCATAGCGTCCATCTATTAAGCAGGTAATGTTTCTTAACACTGCCTTTACATCATCATCATCACGAGCTTCTAGTTCTTCTATTGTATAACCTGTCCAAACATATATCTTTAAGTCTGGATAATCAAGTTTGCACCAACCAATTAAGTTGAGTACATCGCCAATATTTTCTTCATTTAATGGTTCGCCGCCAAGAATACTCAATGTACGCATAACTCCATTTTTATTAAGTTTTTGCATAATTTCTTGACGTACATCTGTATCGTATTCGCGGCCATAATTAAAATCTTGTGCTTCTGGGTTGTGGCAACCGGGGCAATGGAAATGACAACCCGAGAAGTAAACTGAGAGGGAGATACCCGGCGCCGCCGCGGTATCATCCCAATAAATCCCAGCTATTTTACTCATTAGTGTATATGCTTAACGCGTTCTTCAGTTTCTGCTTGTTTGCCCCGATTAAAAGCAGTCTTATAGTTTCCGGTTAAATATCCGGTTACACGTCTAAGTCTTGAGATATTTGTGCTACCACACTGTGGGCACTTTTCGCCAATTTCATCTTGATAACCGCAGTTATTACAACTATCCAATGGGATATTTAATGCGAAGTATGGAATGTCCTTATCCATCGCATAATTTACTATTGTTTCAAGTGCATCTATATTATTCTTTACGCCACTTGGAACTTCTACATACGTGATGCATCCAGCGCTAGAATATCCAGTAAGTTGACTTTCAATATCAATCTTATCAAAGACTGAGATTTCGTGCCAGACTGGAACGTGCATACTATTTGTAAAGTATTCATGGTCAGAAACATTAGGAATTTCGCCATATTTTGCCTTGAACTTCTTCATTGCAGTATAGCAAAGATTTTCTGCGGGAGTATAATATACTCCAAAGTTTAGGTGATATTCTTTCTTAAACTCAGCGCATCTATCTTTAAATAGCTGTTCAATACGCTTTGCTAGTTCCATACCTTTTTCAGTAGTATGATCACAACCAATTAAAATTTGAAGAGTTTCTGCTAAACCAAGCTGCCCAATTACTAATGTACCATGTTTGAGCGCGGAACGAATACCTTCTTCTGGATGATAACCTAGCATTGTATGGTTTTCATACATAAATTTAGCAGATTCTGGAGATTGAGAACAAATATATTCAAAGCGTTCAAGTAACATATCTTTTGCTTCATAGATTTTTTTATCTAAAATCTTTAAGAAAATTTCTTCAATTGGGCTTTGACAACCATTTTCTACATCTTGTTTTGCTAACATAGCAAGTGTTGGCATAATAATTGTAACAGGACAAATATTACCGCGGCCATCTTTCATTTGTGGATTGGTACCAGGCTCTGCATTTATATCTCCAAGGTTTGCTGTGCGGCAACCCATTGTTGAAAAGTAAGTACGTGGGTCATTTATATCATATCCCGCTGCATTAGACCAATCTACATTTGCATAGTTTGGATAAATGCGTTGAGCAGTAGATTTAAGCGCGAGGCGGAATAGGTCATAGTTTGGATCGCCAGGCTTACGATTAACTCCTTTCATACATTGGAAAATACCGCAGGGGAAAATAGGAGTTTTATGGAATTTACCTACACCCTTTAAAGAACCTTCAAGTAATGCTTTAATGACCATACGACCTTCAGGTAGTGTGCAGGTACCATAGTTAATACTTGTAAATGGTAACTGATTGCCGCTACGACTTTGAAGAGTATTAAGATTATGATACATACCCTCAACGGCTTGCTTTAATTCACGCTCGGTCATATCCATAGCATAATCATATGCCTTTTTATTTTCTCTATAAAAATTACATCCATTTATATCAATAGAAATTGTTTCAGGATTTAATAATTCAGCATTATTTTCCATGTGCCAAGCAGTATCATAGCAGTAGTTCATTCCATCTATAAAATGTTTTACAAAACTCTTCCTTACATAAGGCACCATAGTCCAATCTAAATGTGTAGCACTGACACCGCCGAACTGCATCAAAGATTGAAGTTGGAAAATAACTGCTACTAGCTGGAAAGCCGTGTTAATTGAATTAGCTGGGCGCACATCAGTCTGTCTCGTATTAAATCCATTAGCAAGTAAATCATCAAATGGAATACTTAAACAGTTATGCATACCAACAGCATAGGCACTTAAATCATGAATATAGATCTCATTATTTAAATGATTAGCTTTTGCCATTGGAGAAACACAATAGTCAAGTGCATATTGTTTCATCATTTCGTCAGAGGCTTCTCCAACGCGGCCACCAAATGAATGTTCATCAATATTGGCGTTTTGATTTTGAACATTTGTAGCACGAAGTTTTTCACTAATAGCACGAATAAATTCCGTAGAGTTCGCGCGCATTATACCGTGCTTATATCTGTATTTAATATATGCCTTCGCAACCAGCCTATCATAGTCAGTCAAATAATCTTCAACTAGTTCTTGAATATCCTCTACCCCAATGTATTCATCTAATTCTTTTGCTACATTTTCTACCATGTCAGCTATTTCTTGTCCATAAGAAGGCTTACCTTGCTCATTGGGATAAACTTCGTGCCATGCTTTACAAATAGCTGTTTCAATTTTTTCTTTATTAAACGGTACCAATTCACCAGTTCTTTTTTTAATTTGTAAATCCATATTGCTCACCTCTTAGAAATGTTTTCCGCAATAAGGACACTCATCTGTGGTGGAGAAATCATAGTTCCCATTATTGTGCGGACATAGACTTTGTAAATTTTTAATAGCTTCACGAATAATAAACACTCTATCAGTTTTTTCCATACGTGAAACTGCTTGCTTCAATTCTTTATTTAAAGTTTCATACTTTACTTTAATATTATTAATATCCATGTTTCCATAATCCTCCTTTTTGTGTAGTTTCAAATGTTTGACGAAACAATGTATCAGAAGAAGGATATCTCTTTAATATTGCTCTTAGTTGTTCACGCTCTGGTCGAACTTCTGTTAATTTTTTATCTTTTGGTATCCTATCAATGATACTTTTATAATTTTTCGTATCGCCTTGTGACCAAGTTGCAATTAACTTGGATAAGTCTGAAATGGGGTTATAGCATCCTAAAGAAGGTTTCTCATATTTAATTTTAAGTGGAATGTTACAACTCCAAAATACATATAATAAATTTAATTTATATATTATATCTTTATAATAATCTGTTTTATAGTGAAAAGAACCGCCAAGTGAAAGATACACTTGAGCACTAGGATTAATAACCGCTAGCAATCTATTTTTATAATGCTTCATAAGAATAGGTGTTTCTCTTAATGGGATATTTAAATCCAAATAAGCGTCATTTCCACGTGCGATAAGCGAGTTTTCACGCACCTCTAGAAAGTCTGAAATTTTTTTATAATGTGCCGGATGAATAAAATTAATAGATGATGGATTTCTATTTATCATTCTATTAATTATATTTTGCCATCCTTCTTGAAAAAAATCTTTGTCGTATATATAAATACGATGGCGTCTTCTAATTGCTGGCAATGGTAAAATTTCATTCCCAGCATGCCATCTATAATATGAATTATCAAGTAATTTTTCTATTTCACGGTCATCAAGACCTGCCATTCTTTTTTCTTTTAAAAAATTAGCATATATACGTGTACGCGGAAGAGTATAATCAATTAATCGATTTTCAAATGGTACATAGCGTCCTCCAGTAAAAGCAGTCCCGCCATATACCACATTAGGTGCTCGTTTAAACGCTTCCGGCACTGTGATATAATTCTCTGATTCGCTAAAAACATAAACAATTTCATATCCTCCTAGTTCTGTTTCATCTAAGTTAATAAGGCGGCAAAATTTATTTTCTTCTTGTTGGTAATAGGTGGCGAGTTTCATTATCTCTAAATTGGGAGGGCAAAGTTGGGGTTTATCCCAACTCTGCAATTGTAAATCAACTAGGCCAATCATTCTGTAATTTCTACTCTCTCCGTTTGAAGTTCTAATGTGCCGTCTTCATTTATTCCTACTATTTTAGAGATAATCGGATAGAAACTATCCTTGCGTTTCTTTGGTATGAAGTCACTTCCACGCTTAATACCTTGTACCATAAGTAAAGTTCCTCTACTAAACCAACTCTTTTCTTTAACATGCTTTTTGCCATCCGTGCCGCGTTCTGATAACTGCTTATCAAAACCAGCGTATTGATTCTTATATATTTTAACATTTACAACTCCGCTTGGAGTTAACAATGTTACCGTGTTCTTCATCTTACTCTTATCAATAACTGTACCAATAATTCTTCTTAATCTATATACTCTAACTTCATTACCGTCTTTTCCAAGGAATGTATAATCCACTTCTTCTTCCGGTAATTTAAAGAAGTCATCATATAAATATTGAGATTCTGCAAGTTCGTGTGGATGACTATAAAAGCTTACTGCCTCCATCTCCCAATGAGATATAGAACCTTTTGCATATTTGTTAAACATTTCTTGATATAATGCATTATTTAACGCTTCCAGCATTTCATCTTTATGTGCCTTAATATAATTTCGCATCGGATCCATAGCTCTTTGATAGATTAAATCCCATTTTGCCGCGGATAACTCAGTTCCATTTCTTAAAATATCTACACTAAAATTATCCGCGATGAAGTTGATCGCCGCGTCATTTAGCTGATAATACTCAACTTTTTTCTGTTGCTTTAAAAACTTATTAAATAAGAATACTTTTCTACAAAAATTGAGTTCTTCCGGAACCAGATTATAATTAATCAACATTTGCATATTCTGCAAAGTTAATCTTTGTTTTTTATCAGCAATCATGTTAATATATTTTTCCATAATCTGCTCACGGGGTATTCTTTCTAGTTCGTCAAAAGCTCCACACTTAATCAAATTGGTCATCTGAATCTTATTTATTTTGACCCGTTCAAGGAAGTCCTCCAACGAATCAAATGGCCGCATCTCCATAATTTCTCGAATAATTGAAGTCGACAAACGAGTAATTCCTCGCAATCCATACAAGATTTCATTTCTTTCAACGACTGGGGTAAAAGTATAAGATGAATCATTGATGTTGGGCGGCGCCACCTTAATTCCATAATTATTAAATCTTCCAATTGCGGTTGCTACTTTTCCATAATCAACTGTCTTGTTCTTTTCTTTTTTCTTATCTTCTTTTTCACCCTCAGTCACTTCATTTTCTTCTTCCCACTCTTCTTCTTCCTCATCTTCTTCTTCATCTTCATCAGCTTCAGGCTCAACATCTAAGCCTTCATCTTCATCTTCTACCTCTTCTACTTGAATACCACCACTATCTACGATAAGATTCGCAGTATTCCAGAAGATTATTGGATAGAATCGCGCGAGATTCATTTCTTGAAGCGCTATTATGGAGTATGAATACGTATGCGCAGCGTTAAATCCGTATCCGCGACTCAACGCCACTTCAACATCCCATACATAATGACAGAATTTTTCATTTAATCCCTTTTCCTTAACATTATCAAAAAACTGTTTAGTTAAGGCATCATAATCTTTAGGATTCTTTTTCGCAATTGACTTACGAAGTTTATCAGCCCATTGTAAGTCCCATCCACCACATTCCGGCAACTGGACTAACTGCATGAACTGTTCCTGTGTGATTGACATACCATCCGAGATATCCAATTCACGATGCATAATCGCGCGTTCTTCATCGGTTAATCCCATTAAGAACATTTCTTTATCCCATGCTTTCGGATTTTCCCTAAATCTTGCGTACTTATCAAGTGGGCTTTCTGCGCCTTTTTCTGTCGCCATTAGACGGATAACAGAGTTTAGAACAGCCAATTCGTCAACGCTCCGCGGATGCGTCAACGCAATGCCGCGAACACCACTCTGTTGCTCCATCTGGAATAGCGAAACTATTTCATGATTCTGAACCATATCCCACATTTTTTCATCATCACGATTTATTTTATATACTCCAATTGCATTTTCATAAGTTTCACGCAAAGTTGGATATTTCTTAATATAGCCTTGTTCTACCAATAAGTCTAAGCAAGTATGAATCTTATCTGCGGCTTCAACGCTTAACAAGTCCATTTTAATCATTGATACGTCTTCAAGATCATGAAGTTCAAATTGTGTAATAATCGTACCATCAGGCGCGCGCATTAAAGCACTACTTTCTGTGAAATCTTCATCTGTAAAGACAACACCGCCAGCATGAATACCTTGTCCACAAATCAAACCTTCAATCTTACTTGCAACTTCCCATAATTTAGGATATTTATTTACTTCATTTACAAATGATTGAGTTGGTGCGATACCATTCTCATCGTCACCATAATAAGTTTGTTTTAAAGTATATACCGCTCCACGTTCCGCCGGAATCAAGTTTGAGATATATGATGCTTCATCTACATCAATTCCTAATCCACGCGCGGCTGTCTGAATTGCTGACTTTGACTTTTCTGTCTTAAATGTCGCGACATTCGATACTCGGTTCTGGCCATATACTTTTCTTAAATGTTCAAGAACCTGCGCTCTACGAACACCTTCAATGTCAACGTCAATATCAAGTACTGATACACGGGCCGGATTAAGAAAACGCCAAGGGTATGTCTTAGTCTTTTCACGTAAACAATTTATTTGAATAATATCCAAAGCATACAGAAGAACAAATCCCATACCAGAACCGCGCGCCGGCATTACCAATGTTCCAGCATTCCAGCATTCATCAATAATCTTTTGAAGATTGAGGAAGTATGCTGACCATTGTGCTTTATTTACTTCAGAAGAAATCCATGTCATTTCAAGACATTCATTTAATGCCTTATATGCCTCTTCATTCTGAAGATCTTCATGCTTTTTAATACCATCTATTACCGCAAAAAATAATTCATTATCTGAATAATGCGTGGAATGTAAAAACTTTTCCAGTGCAGGCATTAATGAAATATAATAATCTATTTCCTCTTGTGTTCTTGCATGGAAATCTCTCCACGGTAAACTCGGAATCTTTAATGGTTTTAATATACTAAAATCTTCACACTTATCTTTTATCTCACGAATTGCTTCATATGCGGCTTCAATTTCTTCATCTGTAAGATACTTTAAATACTCTCTTACTTCCTCATCATTCATCATATAAGTTGAAGCATAGAAACTTTTTACTTCTCTATCACCATCTTGTGCATTAAGAAATGCTTCGTGAATTGCCGCATCTTCTGGACGGCCATAATGGCTATCTGTTGTTATAATATATTTTAAACCTAATTCATTTGCAATTTCAATCAAACATTTATTTACGAATATTTGTTCTTTACTATTTGAAGGTTGAAGTTCCAAATAAAAATTTCCTTCTCCAAATATATTCTCAATATATTCACACCAATCTTTTGCTGTTTGATAATATTTTTCATCGCTAGTGTCCATATATCTCAATAGGAACTTATCTAATTGAGAGCCAAGACATGCGCTACTCGCAATCAAATGCCCTTGATTCGGTTTTACAATATCTTTTAAATCCTGATAATAAGTTGGACGTCTGCGTTGGCGCCGACTCATATATGAACGCTGCCATGCTCTTGTAGATAACTCACAAATTTGCTTATATCCTTCCAAGTCTTTCGCAAGAAGAATAAAGTGGAAGTATCTATCTTTTGTTTTATCATAATTCTTCGCGGTCAAACCATTTCTTGTAAGATATATTTCGTTGCCGCGAATCAACTTAAAATCTGGATTCTTTTCTTTAATCTTTTTATAATACTTTTCCGCCTTAATATAACCAGATATAGTTTCATGGTCTGTCAAAGCAACACATTCGTGCCCGAGCTCTACTGCTAAATCCATTAGACTCTCAACCGTGTTGATGCAGTCCCGTAAAGTCTGATTGCTAAAGTGCGAATGGTTATGCAAACTCCCCGGGTATCTTGACATTATATCACTCTCCTTTTATCTATATCTATTATATCATAAATTTCAAAATTTGTCAATCAATCTTTATGCCTGTTAAAAATGGACAGTTAGGATTCGCAATTACCGTTCTCTGCAAAGCTGACATTCACCAGGGTCTTCTGGGTTGCAACCTTCACAATCCGGATTCCATTCCATGGACACATGGTCATCACCATCATCAAGTGCAATGCTAATAGCGTTCAAAATTGCATTCTGAATCGTTGTTGCTTCTGAACACTTCATATATTCCATTATTTTGTCAAATTCTTTGCCTGTAAATTCAACAGAAATCTTTTCTTCCATTTGATTTATCTTTTCATCATTAACCATATTTTGATATTCATTTTTACAAATCTCACATTCATGAAACCTAATACTATTTTGCGCGGCAAAATATATTAATTCACAGCATTGGCATAATGGAGAAACATTAAGAGTAGAACCTTTAAAACAATTATCAGAATTCATATTTACTATTATCCTCCATTAACTTCTTATGTCGGTATGAGTCATATAGTCCCATTCACGATCTTCTTTATATTCCTGTTGTGCTTCTAATATATCAAGCCAACCCATCTGCCAAAATCTAAATAATATATTATCTATTACAATCATTTCTTCTGGAGAGCTTTCAATATTAGTGGCTTCAATTAATTGCTGTTTATATTTAGAAATTAATTCAAAGCGATTATCATCACATATCATATTAGAACTCATACTTACTACTATCCTCCACTAATTCATAATCATCAATGAAACACTGGACTGACTTTTTACCCATCCATTCATTAAGGTTTGCGCGCCCATAAATAGTAAGTTTTTTCATCCTATTATTCATAACTTCCTCAATAAAGTCTGTATCTTTAAATTTCACATAATCAATTCCATTATATGAAATCTTAACACTACTTTTGTCCGCGCCCATAACATTAACACTCATAAGTGGAATATTCTTTACAATAATTCTTGGTTCATCAATATGATTTCCAAAGTATTCTGGATGTGCGCTAATTGAACCAAGTAGTTCATCATTATAATCTGAACCATCCAAAATATAATCAACAATATAGCAATTTTCAAAATCTTCTGCTTTTAGCTTCTCATTAGCATACCTAATAAGAGCATCTAGCTTATCACCATTAAGACCCCAGCCGGCAGCATTATCATGTCCAGCTGTATAATTCACAAGGCCGCTATCTTCTAGGAACTTCTTAAAGCTAGGCAGCCCAGCAAAATTCCCATCAGAACGGATACTACCCTGAATTTCATTGTTATTATTGCGACGCCCTATCATTACAGGTTTATGATATTTATTTACAACATTCATTGCGATAAGGCCTGTAAGTTCTTGCTGTACATTATCTGAACCATCTAGTTCTACTACAATGATGTTATTATCGGCTAATCCATCTTTCTGAATTTTAAAATCAATTACACCTAGCGCCTGTTCTTTTAGACGATCTTGTCGCGCTTTTGCGTTCTTGCCAACTCGTGCTGTTTGTTCAGCCGCATATTCAATATCACCGATTTTTGCGCCACGTTTTGTGCTTGGCATTTCTTTTTTGGGTTCAATAAAGCAATAGAATAATGTTTCTTTTTCTTTCTGCGTGCCGACACGCGTAATAGCATTAATTAGAGGCGCAATATAGAAAGCAATATCTACTGGGCCCAACCCAACATATGGAGGTGTAGCTTTCTCCTTTAGTGAATAAGACTGTGCTTCTAATAAAGTCTTAAATCCTTCATTTTTGATATTCCTTAAACCTTCCATCATAATATAGTTGGTTTCTATATCTGTTCTATCCATTACATCCGCAATTTCGCCAAGCGCAGCAAGGTCAATATAATTATGTGCCTGCTGAATACCTAATACATCATCTAGTACTTGACAGAACTTATATACTACACCAGCGCCGCATAGAGATTTATTTGAATATTCTGGTGATAGTTGATTATTTACTACGACAACAGTTGGTAAGTCAGAGACTACTGGATTACCATTTTCATCATATAGCTGTTCGTGATGATCAAGACAAATAACATCCATACCCAATTCTCCGAGAGCGCGATGTTCCTTTACATCGTAACTCGCGGCATCAGGACATAGAACAAGGTCCCACTTAGCTTCATCACAAATCCAATCTACTTTATCATCAAGGCCGTGCTGTTTATGGTCATGTACAGTAAATTCAAGTCGCGCATTAGGGAATATATGCTTAATGTAAAGCCAAAGAATAGCACTACTAGTATATCCATCGGCATCGCAGTCTACAATAAATAGTATATCACTATCTCTACGTAAATGATATAGAAGCCTCTCTGCCGCCCTCTCAATATTTACTAACTTATAAGCATCCAATTCGCAATTCTCAAAAGTAGGATTCATAAAGTTTTCAATATCGGTAACGCCACGGTCCTGCAAGATTTCTTTTAATGCCTTATCTGGATTTGTACTAAATTCTTTTCTTAATCTATATTTCATGATACCACCTCTTGCGGTGTTTTAATAATTCTCGTAGCATTAGATAATATAAGGCTCCTAGTGTCTAAATAAATAGGAATCTCATTTTCTCCATCCTTTATACTAACTACATAACAATCTCCATCTTTACTGGCTGAAAAAGATTTTATAGTCCCTATCACCGTAAATTTAATAGTATCATTAATATCAAATAATGTTGTCATTTTTACTCTCCTTATCTTACTCTTATTCTATGTTTATAAAGTTTTTCAAAAACTTCTTTACCTTTATCAAATGGACTATCTTTATGTCCTAAAAGATTATCCATATCCCATATATAATAAAACGTAGCTTGCCACTTATATTTCTTACACATATTTTCAATTTTTGTGCGATATTCTCTTGCTTCATTTGAGCGCCAATCTTCATATTCTTTATCAAAGGCAATTGTTATTTCATTAACGCCCAATATATTTGTTAATAAACTAACTTGAAATTTGTTTAAATTAGAGCCGCAGCACGCTACCGTATTACTTAACTCTCCATAATATCCATCATCTAACAATACGGATTTTTCACCTTCAGCTATTATTGCACTTCTACGTCTTTTAATAGCATCTTGATGCTCATATATTCCATATAAGTTAAAATGAAGTGGATGAGCATATAATGTATCTCCTATTTGAACAGGTTTATATTTTCCAGTTTTTGCTTCTTCAGGGTCTAGCGTCCGCGCGCGAATGCCCACCAATCTTCCATTTATATCAAAATGTGGAATTGTAATTTTATTTTCTCTATTCCAAAATCCAATATGAAATTTATCCATTACTTCGGATTGTATTCCATCCCTTAGCCAAAGTGGATGATGATATGGAAGAAAATATGATAACATTTCTTTTGGATATTCTGTAAGCCGTGGAATAGATGAATCAAATTTATATTTATCAAAATCAATATCTGGTTTATATTTTTTCTTATCAGATACTATAATATGTTTTATACATTTCTTTACATAATCTACCGCTTCATTAAATTCTATTCTATGATAATTTATTCTCATAAATTTCTGGTAAAGCGTGAAGATTGACATTGCTTCATTGCATTCCGTATAGCACCTAAATATTTTATTATTTTGATACCAATATAATTTCATTGATTCCGCTTCATCTAGTGGATTATGACAGATTGTGGGACATACTAAATATCCTTTATCTTCATAAAGTGCAATTTGGTCTACGCCAAGGCTTTCAAGAAATGTCTTTACATCTTCTAATGTAATTGAGTTAATAATATCTTGAGTTGTAATATCTAATAATTCAAGTTCGGGGTCTAGCCCTTGTAATGAAGTTGTCATTATTAACCTTCTTCCTAAATTTTAATAACTCGTTCGCTTGCGCTTGAAAATAAATCTAACGGTTCGCTAATAGGTTGATTTACTGCATTTGTTATAAATAAATCCTTTCTTTCACCAGTACCAAGATGAATATTACACCATATTCTAATCATCTTATAACGACCACGACGCATTTTATATATATCCAATACATGAGTTGGCGGATGATCTATTATATCTCTATCAATCGTACCTTCTCTTGCCGCTTGTTGTAAAGTTCCAAGAATTGACTGCCATCCTTTTTCAGATACTCTTGTCATTACATAACCCATATCTGCTTTATCAGCAATAGCCTTCGCGCCACGGATACTTTTTTCATCTTTAAAATTCATCTCATCGTCACCCATTGCAAGCGCATTTACTTGTGTTGCTGAGAAGATAAACAATCCATAATCTTTTGCTAATTGTTTGAGTTGGTTTGCCATCATCATCAAAATAACATCTTCACGAATATTATTTTTTGAGAACTGATTAATCATACTCGCGGTTGAATGAATATAGTCAAAGAAAACATATTTAACCTCATCTACTGTAGCGTATTTACGAATTGTTGCTTCAACATTTTGAAGATTCGGGTCACTTATTTCTTCTATAATAAAATATCCGCTATATTCTTCAATTATTTTCGCAGCCTGTTTTACTCTTGTTAATTCTCCTAAATCATAATTACCAGTTAAAATATGGTCCTCATCCACTCCTGATATATAAGCTAACATAATAGTTTGAAGTTCTTCCTTATCCATTTCTGTTACAATAAAGAGAACTTTTCGTGGCTGCCGAGGCTCACCATTTGCTTGTATTTCTTCTATAAATGCCTTCTTATCATGTGACCATCTTTTCGGATATGCTATATGACAAGCATCAAATATACTTGTACGAGATTTACCTGCACTGGTACTCGCGCTCTTTAAGAAGAAGCACCCTTCTCTCGCACCTCTACATACTGAACTAAACATCTTGCCTTCAAGACTTGGCCCAATACTTGGTGATTTCCTTAAGTCTTCAATTAGTGTTGTTAGCCCTTCCGCGGGATCGCCCTTGGTTTTCCCGCCATTTAAGAAATCATTTCTAATCTCACTATAATCTTTTTCAACACTATTTAATATATCCTCTAACGATGCTCTTTCTAATCTATCAATAAGTTCTGCTTCTAAATGTGGATCTTTTACATCTTTATCTGCTATATAATAATAACTAATATCATAATGTGCTTTTTGTAATCTTCTTAACAATGAATACTTTTTTAATCTTTTATAATGTACGTCAAAGTTGCCTAATTGGGCGTATTCATAAGCATTTTTTAAGAAGTCAAGACCACCTTCGGCCTTATAGACTTGTGCAGCTGCTGAACCACTTCTTTCAATCTCTTGATCTACATCAATCGGTGTTAATACTGCTGCGCCCGCCTCATATAATTTTTTAATCGCAAAAAGACATACTCGGGCAGGCTTATAATCAAAATCCTGTGCCTGTATGTCTGGATATTCCAAAAACAATAGAGGTTTATACATTAAGCAACCGATAATTTGCCCATAGGCATAAGAATCGGATAGCGTCATATAATTCCTCCTTTACTTAATCTAGTAACGCATCATCTAGATTTATTTCTTCTTTTTTCTTCGTATTCTCTTTAATTGGAACAATATATTCTTTTGTTTCAGTATTCGCAATCGCTGCGGCAATACTACCCGCTCTGGCTTTTTTGTCTGCTCTCCAAGCTTTCATTTGTGCCATGCTTCTCGGTCCAACCAATACTAATGATTCAGCAAGAATTTTCTTATGCTGAACATGATAAATATAATCAAGACAATCTACAATTGCATCATCAGTATATCCATATTCATTCTGTAAGCGCTTTCTTTCTGTCCAGATACGCGGCCCAGGAGTCTTAATACCAAAAATTTGACATACCTTTAACTGGAACCGTTCTCGCGCCATTTTATCTTCATAACAATCTTTACAAAACCAATACGCAGTTTTGCCGCTTAATGTTGTATATTGAATCATTTCATCTTTTCTAATTTCTTGTCCACATCCGTGGCACTTTCGTGTTAGCTTCATACTACCACTCCTATACTTTTATTCTATATAAAGTATAGCATAATTTACAAAAAAAGTCAAATAAAAAAGAGCCTTTCGGCTCAAAATATAGATAAGGATTTGCACCTTACATGGAAACACGGTTATCGTCCGTGCGCTTTCTGTCAGCCGTTCCGATGTGCCCGGCACTCCAATCAAGGGGCGTTTGTACCTCTACAAACGCACTGGCCTACACCTGTCTGCGTCTACCTATTCCGCCACTATATTTATTTACATCAACTGTTTTACTTCGTCAATAAAATACTCAACAAGCGAAGATTGCGATGGAACCGCCTGACTAATCTTAAAGTCTTCCGAGCCGAATACTCTCTTAATAATATCTTTCATGATAGCAAGATGCTGTTCTTTTTCTTCTTCTGCCACATCTAAATACTTTGTCCATACTTCTTTTGCTTCCGCCATAACTTCTTGGAATGGACGGTCTTTAATCTGAGCAATTTCAGTATGGTCTGTGACCTGCGCGCCATCAAGTTCTACCGCCTTATTAATTGCATCACCAATAGCATCAACAAGTTCTTGATAGCCAAACTTAATCTTTGGCGCAAGATACTGATAACGACTACCAGCGAATACTGTTGGAGTGGAACGAGTATATAGGAAACGTTCCGATGTTCCGTCTGGATTCATCTGAACCTGTAGATAACCAATAATATCAACAATAGAGTTGACAATAGTGTAACACTGATTTGGTAGATCCGGACATACCGCAGTGATCGCTTCACCATCTTCAGTTCTCATTTCGGTAGGCTTATCCTTGCTATGAGCAATAAAAAGAATACCAAATCCTAATAGTGTTATTTCACGCCAAAATTCTGAAAATTCATTCTTGAGCATTGTCCAACCTTGACCCCAGGCAATGTCACGAATACTATCTTCATTTTCACGCTGACAAATATATTTTTCACATAGTTGCCACGCAATTGACACAGTGTCAACTACAATACTGTCATACATTTCTTTTGCCTGCGGTTTACGAAGCTGTGTTAAAACCTTTTTTGCATCAGTCCATCTTAAAATTGGAACTCCACGAATACCAGCTAGTGCGTTTGTACCTTGCTCAAAGTTCATAAACAACGCACGTGGTAGCTGGCTACCGAATGTAGATTTACCGGTCTTTGGCTGACCATAAATCAATAGGAACTTACCCTTTAAATCTCTTGAAATCTTTGATGGTTCAAGAGAAAAAATATCAATATCTGCCATTTGGCTCGCCTCCTTTCTTTAAGAAATGGGAAGTAAGGCTTATGCCTTACTCCCAATCATACTTCTTAGCAGAGGCTTCCGCCGCGTTGGCACTGCCTGCGCCCTGCTTTGGAGCGGTAGTACGAGCATTAATCTGCATCTGTTCAATAGCAGCCTTACGCTCATTAAATGCCTTTTTAATCTCAACCGGATCGTAAGCAAAATCCTCTTCCTTGCACTCATCATCACCAGTAGTGATAATCAGTTCACGCACAAAACGAGTTGTAGTGTCCGGAACATCTTCACCCCAGCCACTAGACTGAACTTCCTCTTCCTGAGAAAGAACACGAATACGGCCCTTAACGGTTACTGTTCCATTTACTTCCCAATTACGGGAAATATATTCTACAGTATCAGGAGCTTCGACGATAAACTCTACAACGTCAAGTTTTCCGCCATACTGTACGATACCACCTTTAACAATTAGACGACCGGTTGTGTCACCTTCACGATTAACTTCATCATGCATATCCATAATGAAAATATCAGTTACGAAAGATGCAACGTCTGCAGCCTTGCCTTCATTAATGAAGCTGCCACGAAGCTGCCATCCATTAATAAGCTGACCGGTACGAGAAATGAAGTTGTTCTCCTGTAGAGTTGTACCAGTTAGACGCACATGAGACGCATTATCTACGCCTACATTCTGCGCGCTTTTCATCAGCTTTAGATCATTTAGACTCTTCCATGCTGGATTGTTCTTACCAGTGGAAGTAAATTCGGTGGCAAACATACCAACCTGGATATCGCTGGTTTCTTCCTTACCACCATAGGTCTGAGTTACACGGACCGTTACGGTCGCACGCTGATATGGACGACCATCGCTTAGCTTGCCGTCGCCAAACGTAACGTCCATTAGTTTACCTGAAAGATTAATTTTGTTAGTTGCCTGAATAGAAATACTCTTCATAATGTTTTTCTCCTTTGCTTCGATTATTATTCTAAATTATTAATTAAAACTCTGCTTCTGCTTCTTTTGCGGCCTTAGCAGCTGCACGTGCGGCAGCCTTAGCTTCTTTTTCTGCCTGCTTTGCGGCGAGCTTAGCGGCTTCTTCTGCCACTGGGTCATAAGCAAGACCCTCTTCAGTTAGAGTATGATACTTAACAGTCTTAGTCTTCGCCTTACGTGTTTCAGTTGCTGGTTCAAGTTCAATTACCTCTTCACGAGTGATGTGAGAATATCCTTTCTTCTCTAGTGGATTAATAGAGCCGATAACTGCGCTCAAAGAAATACCTAGTGCATCTGCAATCTGCTGCTTACTGTATTCCTGTCCAAAATGTTCCTTTAAAAAGTTTAATACGCGTTCTGAATTGTTACTCATATTCTTTTTTCTCCTTTTGATGTATATTTTTTATTTGTAGCGATTATTCGCTTACTATCATTTTATTTTAATTATTTTATTCCGCACACGGACTTCTTTCACTTTCTATAATAATTATAACTCAAAATTATACAATAGTCAAATAATTATTCATTATTTTCAATTATAAATTTTTCTTCCGCAATTTTAGCTGCAGCCTCATCATTTTCTGCGTCATCTACTACGGAACGTAATTTAGGAATAATATCTAATTGATAGCCATTTACTGCTTTTTTTAAATTATTAATTCTATCTTGCAGTTGATTAACTAAAATTATTGCTCCTACTACCAGTTTTGCAGCTTCTTCCTTAGTAGGAATATAATTATCGCCCGCTTTATTAATGGTTTCATATAATTGATTATAATTATCACGCATCACTTGCGCGGTTGCAAAACCTTTCTCATCCTGTTTGGATTTATCATAGTCCATCACTTGTTCTGCAGATACTGATGTAGAACGAGCAAGTTCTTTAAATAATTGAATATATTTCTTATCCATTTTTAACTCCTTTTACCGCTCGACCGGTAATTTTATATGAATTATCGCCTATCCATTTAGCCTCTTTTACAAATCCATTGCTTTCTAATTTAATAGCTTTAACACCCTTAGTAACACGTCCGGTACAACTGAGATCACTTAATGGATAACAATTATAGTAATTATTATTTCCGATAATTACAACTTTATCATCATCATCACTACTTAAAATTGCCGCTATTAAAGAATCACCATCTTCAAGTTTTAACACTGATGTACCCTTTTTAGAACGAACGGTATATTCAGAAATAGAGCTTTTTTTAATAAAGCCATTTCTTGTAATACAAGTTAAAGTTTTATAAGCATTAAAACTTAGTGTGTCAATTAGTAGACGTGGATGCTCCCCTCCAATTTCAAACACTTCATTTAATTTATATTCTTTTCCAATTTTCAATTTACTTAAAGACGCATTATACATTTTACCTGCATCTGTAATTAATGTTAAAGAACCAAGATTCGTTGTATAAATTATCTCTTGCTTACTAATTTTACTAGCTTTCTCTTTTTCAATAACCTTGATAGTTTTACCATTATAAATTACTACAACATCTTGTTCTGTTATTTCTTCTGGTTCTTCTTCATCACCAAGAATATTAGTAATTTGTGTCCGTCTATTGTCACCAAAGCGTTTTGCTACTTCTTCTAAAGTTTCAATCAATTTTTCATCAAGCGCGGTAGGCTCAGATAATAAGTATCTACAGTCAGCAATAAAACGTCTTTTTTCTTCTAGCTCATCCTTTAATTTTACGCCATCAAGTCGGCATAGGGAAGATAGTTTCATTGCCAATATTGCATCTACCTGTTTTTTATTAAATCCATACTTAGCTATCAACACTTTTGCCGCTTCACTTGGATTGTCACTGCCTTTAATGATAGCTACGATATCATCAATGTTGGCTATAGCAAGTAACAATCCCTCAATGATGTTTTCACGTGCGAGTGCTTTATCAAGATCAAATTGAATCATATTACGCTTACACTGACGAATATGTTCAATATAAGCATCGCACGCTTGGCGCCACCCAAACACCTTTGGAAATCTTCCTTGGTCCAGCAATACCATATTGATTGAGAACCAATATTCCAATGATGTGTCATGATAAAGTTTAGCAATCATCTTCTGCGGATTTACGCCCTTACTCAGATAAATACGAATGTCTGCTGTCTTTTTAGTATGATCAATAACTTTATCAATTCCATATTCTGGATCATTTTGTGTGAGTTCTGCTAGTTGGTCTATTACTGTATTTGTAAAAACGCTATATGGGAGTTCAGTAGCTTGAATCATATTTTCTGCGGGATTATATTTTAATGTTGCGCGCATACGCACGGATTTTCCGCCGCCACGCTTCAAGCTTTCTTTGACTTCGTTGCTATTAGTAATAGTTCCACCTGTGGCAAAGTCGGGTGCACAATAAATATCATCAAAAGGCACATTAGGGTCTTTAATGATTTTAATAAGTGCATTATTTACCTCTTTGAGATTGAACTGAGGTACTGAGGTTGCCATAGCAACCGCAATACCTGAACAACCATTTACAATATTCCAATATCCAATTGAAGGAAATACTGATGGAATTTGTTCAGAATCATCATAGTTCCAATACCATTCATTAATAGCGTTTTTCTTTAATCCAGCAAATAGATAATCAGAGATTTCAGCGGCACGCATTTCAACATAACGGGCCGCAGCATGAGAGTCGGGAGAAGATGGATTTCCATAGCTGCCTTGAACTTCTTCAAGAGGATAATGAGCCGTCCAGGGCCGAGACATACGAATAAATGTATCGTACATCGCGACATCGCCGTGTACATAACTTTGAGTCATTGCGGCAGCAACGGATTTCTGCGCTTTTTGGAACTTATCCTTATGGGTCAGTTTATTTGTAAACTGGGCATAAAGACCCTGCCGTAGACCAATTTTTAACATATCACGAACGTCTGGGATTGCACGTTCTTGAGCAACTGAAGCCGCATATTTTAAGAAGGCTTCTTCAGTTGTTTTTTGAAAATCTACTTCTTTAATCATAGTTACTCCTTATTAATTAAATATGTATCATCCATAATATTTTCAAATGTAATTTTATCATAATCCCAATATGGGATACGTTTTATTGGAATATTATGAGATTTAGCATATTCATTTTTAATGTTGTCATATTCTTGTCGTGTTTTTAATGACATATTATGACCTGCACGCCATTCTTTGTAATGATGCTCTCCATCATATTCTAATAAAAATGTATTATTTATAAAAAAATCATATTTTAATAGGTGTCCTAGTGGAGATTTTAAATCTTCATAAGTTTTTTCAATAGTAAATAAAATATTATTACTGCTTAATATTTTTGTAATTTTTTCTTGTCCTTTAGATTTAATACAACCACAACTAGTTGTATGACCATTTATTAAGTCTGCACATCTAACAGATACAATATTACCACAATCACATTGGCATATCCAAAATACTCCCTTTCCAGAATCTTTATTAGGATCAGGATATAGTGCTAAAAGATGATTAAATCGTTGATTTGTAATATCTTTCATTAATGCTTTACGACAATTCTTTTTTTGTAAGCATCCACAAGATAATACTTTTCCTTTTCTTATATCTTGACCAAGTGCTGTTTTAATAGTACCGCACGCACACCTATATTTCCAATAAGCCATAGTATTTTTGGGGGATAAATGATGTAATTTATGATACTCTTTATCTTCTTCAATTACTGTAATAATACTGTTTGGAACACCATGGTCTGGCATATACCATCCGGTCATATCAATTTTTTTACTCATATATTCCTCAATTATTTAAAATATTAAAATCAACATTTTCAAATAGAAAATCTCTTCTATCTTCTACTTCAGTTCCCATTAACATATGTAACGATTCGCGCGCGGATTCAGCATCATGAATTGTAAGAACTTCAAGACGTCTATCTGTCTTATGCATCATAGATGCTTCCATATCCTCAGCTGTCATCTCACCAAGCCCTTTATTACGACCTTGTTCCCAGCCAACATGAGTTTTCTTTAACTCTTCAAGTTCTGCATCATCATATGCAAATACACGCTTATCGCCTTTTGTAAGACGATATAGAGGCGCACGCAGCCAACATAGTCTACCTTCTTCAATAAACTTTGGCATAAGAACATAGAACATTGTAGCAATTAAACACATAATAGCATATCCATCAGAATCAGCATCTGTTGCAATAGCAACTTTACCATAGTTTAATTTGCTGCTATTATACTTATTTTGAATACCACACCCAAGTGCAAGGATAATATCACTTACTTCTTGATTTTCAAGACATTCTTCTAAGGGATGCTTCATGAGATTTTTAACCTTACCGCGCACAGCATATAATGCTTCTGTCTTTACATCGCGTGCTGGCATCAAACCACCAAGAGCAGAATTACCCTCACTAATGATAAGCATTGAATCTTGTCCATGCTTTTCACAATCTTTAAATTTATCAGAAGTATTAATCTTACGTTTCTTTTGCTCTACTTCTTTTTTCTCCATATTGAGGACTGCTTCACGAGCGCGTTCAGCTGCGGCTTCTGCTTTCTCAATCTTTGTAAGCATTTCTACAATAACATTAAATTCACTAGGATATGAAGTATTCATATCTTTAAGTGCATTAGTAAATGCAGTAGATGCTAATGTACGAAGTGAAGCATTATTTACTTTTGATTTTGTCTGATTTGCAAATGAAGGATTTTCAACTTTACAGTTAATTACATAGAATAGATTCTTACGAATATATTCTCCTTCAAATGCAGATTCAGCTAATGTATTAAATGTCTTAGTAATAGCGGTTTTTGCGCCAGTGACAGGACTTCCACCTTCAGGACATCTAAGACCATTTACAAATACATATGCCGTTTCACTACGTACTCCCCATTGAAAAGCAATTTCTACACTATCAGTTCCATCATCTGCAGAACCAGTAATGATATGTTTATGTAATGGCTTCTTTACCATAGTAGATACGAAGTCATTAATACCATTTTTCGCGCAGAAAGCTTTTGTCTGTTTACCATCGGATACAACAAATTCAATTCCAGGATATAAATATGAAATATCTTGAATATCTTCACAGATTCTATCATATTCATATCCAATCTTTCCATTACAGAATACTGCTGGATCTGGAATAAAATAAATATCAGTACCCGACTTAGCAGTCTTGGCAGAAGCTTCTTTATATGTATCAAGTATTCCTTGATTAAAAGTAGCAGTTGCCTTCTTTCCATCTCTATAACTTGTTACTTCAAATCTAGTAGACGAAAGACAAACACATGAGCCGCCAATACCATTCAATCCTGAAGAATTTTTATATGCTCCGTGATCAAATTTTCCGCCAGTATGAGATTTTGTATAGATGGAGACTAATACATTTTCACCATCTTCACGCTTACCGAATGGTACTCCACGACCGTAGTCACGTACACGAATACCATTTGATTCTACATCAAGTGTGATCTCAATTCGCTTACCATAACCAGCAAGTGCTTCATCCGTACTATTATTGATAATTTCTTTTAAAGCTTGATATGTTCCTTCATTGTCATCCGATCCCAAATACATCTGTATCCTAGTGCGAACGCCTTCACGAAAATCAAGGCTCTGAATAGAATTTATATCATATGCTTGTTCAGGCATCATATCACTCCTATTTCTTATTATAATTAATTATATCATAGATTAAAAAAGAAGTCAATTACTTGACTTCTTTTATATTTTAAATAATTTTCAATAATAAATTTTTAATTTGTTCTGGAGGCATGGTATAAGGAATCTCAATTAGTGTTAAATGATTTTTCTTACAGTAATCACGCTTTTTCTGATCATATTCTTGTTGCTTCTTAAATTTTTCTTCACCGCCGAAATATTCAATAGGCTCATAATGTTGTTTCCCTTGAAACTCAATTAATACATATGGTTTTTTATTTATCAGTAAAGCAAAATCAAATCGTAACGCTTTTTCATCACCAATCAAATCATTAAAAATATATTGTTGACTATAATTAACATGATGTTCTTCTAAGATATTTTTAATAAATTTTTCACCCTGTGAAATGTTTGATGAACATTTAGAGCATGTTAATTTACCATTACGCTTTAATTCTGTATCACTAATAGTTTCAATATTACCACAAGAGCATTTACACTTATAAATACTATGACTTCCTTTATTGGTACCCAGCCATTCCATTACAAATAAATCGCCAAAATAATTTCCACTTAAATCATTTACTTTATTTTGACTTTTTTCAGAAGCACTTTTTTCAGTATTATGCCAGAGCGTATCCATTGTTCGGCGTTTTCCACCTGCACTACATTTTCGGCAACGTGTAGACCAAGGAGCTTTATCAGCACTCGTAGTGTGCAACCTATCCCATCTTCCACGCTGTTCTTCTCCACAATCACAACGTACCGGGACATATGATCTTAGCTTTCCGCCGCTATCATATTCACGCCACCATTTTCCGCTAACTGTCCAGGTGGTATTAAGGAAACGGTCTCCGATTTCAATATCGGTAATTTTGGTTTTTGGTTCAATAATTTTCATACGGATAATATCCTCCAAATTTATTTTTTGAGGTTTCCCTCATTCAATTTTATTATACTATAAATCTAATTAATAGTCAAATCTTTGACCTTTTAAATTAATGTAATAAAATTTATCAGATTCTGTAAAAGGAAAAGTGATATATTGTTTTTTTTCAATTTTAATAGTTTTTTCCATGCGCTCTACAAAACCCATATAATCATCAATGCACACAGGAAGATCCTGCGGCATTTTTTTCAATTCGTCAATTAGATCTTTTACTAGCATCTTGTAATTCCTCCAATGCTACACTATATCCAGCCATATGAGCGCCATAATCAGAAGAAAGGAGTTCTTCCATTACATCTTCTAATTTATGTACAAAAATTGGTTTTTCAGGATCAAAGTCACCAGCAAATAGATCATCCCAATCAATAATATTAAGAGTATCAAAACCATAGGCATCTGCTTTTACACGCAAGGCGCGCTTATTATTAGTAAAGACAGTACCATCAGCTTCAAGAGCGGCTTCCATTAATTCTCTTGTTTTACCAGTGCCTAGCGGGCGAGCAATTACTTTCATTTATTCATCTCTCCTTATACCACAATTTGGGAATATATTCTTTATATGTTATTGTCCTTCATCGCATTTTCTGTTTCTGGATTCATAAACCAGTGAATATAACTATCTTCGCATTCCGGACATATGTATTGATCTGCTCGATCAGACCATGTTCCATGCTTTTTTCCAGGTACAAGTTTTATACTTGCATATAGCGTCCTATGTGTGATCCATCCATATTCTTGAGTTATCTCTTTACCACACCTATCGCAAAATGTTTTAACCATCTTACAATACCTCTCCTATTAATAAAGTCTATTGTTTTCTTGTCTAAGATTCATTTCAGATAATACTTCCCGTACTATACGGTCATCTCTATTATAGGCAGAAAGTACATTATCAGCCATATGATGAGCCATATCTCGTATAATAACTTCTTCGCCCGCGCGTCGAGCCTTATCAACCATCTCTCGGGCTTTCTTCTCAAGCGCCTCTTCGTTAATAGGTTCTTTTATAATAGCTTTAATTTTTTCATAAAGTCTATCTAAGATTTGATTTTTAATATATTTTTCAATTTCAGAATCGGTTCTAGAATTATATGACCATTCTGATTTATTCATCTTATTCCAGACTTCTTGTGCTTTTTGCGTCAATTCTTCTTCATTAATAGTTGCCGCAAAGAGTTTAGCCATTTCTTGTCCGAATACTTTATTCATTTCGGTGTTGATTTCCATTTTATAAATACCTCTTTTTCTTTTATTATATCATAATTTTATTTAACTGTCAAATTACAAATTGAATTATCATGTATATTAGTAACTGCTCGTAAGTTTAATCCCATTTCTAAAGAATAGTTGTTTACAAAAGCAAGGGGAGCAGTGCCATAGCCACCATATATACTGGTTGGTTCATTTGTCATTTCTATTGTTTGAAGTTCTGGCACTGCTAACATACTTAAAACTATTTCCTTACCTTCCATATTTTTAAAATTATTTGGTAATTTAAAAATGAAATTAGCGGCTTCACCGGAAGCCAAATCAATATCTGTCATATTGATATTTTTCGTACCGCAGAAAGCACATTTCGGAGAAAAAATATCTAATGCGGCGCCACAGTTTTTACAATTTGTCTTACTCATAAATACCTCTTTTTCTTTTATTATATCATAATTTGAAAATTATGTCAAATTTTTAGAATATATACTTCACCATTTTGTTCCATAAATCCTCGTTTAATTAGTTCACTTAAAGCGTCTTTTGTTCCATTTTTAACTGATAAACCAGTATCATTTGATATAATTGCTGGGGATTTAATAATATATTGTTCAGTTTTACTTTTTTCAATTAAGTATAAAAGAAATTTAAATGTGTTTCCATTAAGTTGTCGCATAAAATAGAATAATTCATCGGTTGATAGGATATGAGCATTAGATAAATCTATAATTTCTTTACCTGCGGCATATGCGCCGTCTCTAGTTTTATTATACCCATTATTATAACAATTATATTGTTTTATCCAATAAGATTCTAGTTCGTCTAATTCTTGCGGTTTACATTCTTGTAAAATAGTAAATTCAAAATCATTAATATTTTTACTTTCACTTCGCGCTTCTGGATACCAACTTTTGGCAGATGATATTAGTCCATCTTTATGTTGTTTAAATCTTAATTCAATATCTAATGCTTGTCCAATATAACATTTATGATTTAATTTATTTTCAATTTTATAAATTCCTACCATTATAACCACTCCTGTCGCGTAGCGACCATATTTTTATATATATTTTTATTTTATATTTTTATATATATTATTATATATTTATATTACTTTCCAAATTTTTTGACACCTTCGCCAAATTTTTTGGCAATATGGTCAAATTTTTTGGCGAGCATCGCCAAATTTTCTGACATTAGATGTCAGATTTTTTAGGTATTCATCCGCCAAATTCTTTGGCTTTGAAAGACCAAATTTTTTGACAGTTGAACCAAATTATTTAGTGATTCAACTGTCAAATTTTTTGGCTGGATGTAGTAGTTCGAGAAATAGGGAAAAATTCTAATCGTCCATCTCTATTTTCTACAATATATCCTCTATCTATTAATTCTTTTCGCGCGTTGCGCGCGCCCTCATCACTCATTTTTAATTCTTTAGCAATACCCGCAGGTGAAAAATCATAATATTTTTGACCATCCCAAGAAAGTAAATACATATATAATTTAAAGGCATTGCCTTTTAAAATGCGCATAGCTTCTTTTAAAGGTTCCCATTTTGTAGGTTGTAGCCATTGTTCTTTAATGCCTTCGGAATGAGCAATATCTTTAGCATTGCCAGTAATTATTCTAATTTGATTTGCATAATTAGCCATACTGTTTCATAACCTCTTCCATCTTGTCTATTAATTTTACAGATGGATTTTTAAGTCCTCTAAAAATTCTACTCAAATGCTCTTGACTACAACCTATTTTTTCCGCCGCTTCCGTCTGTGTCCAATTATGCTTTGACATAAAAATTTGATATTGTGTAATAATTTCCTTGGTCATTTTCTCACCTGCCCGTGGGACATAATTTAGAATAAAATTTATACTTATTCCATCAAAGAATAAGTATATTTAATAACTTAAAACTCATATAAAAATTTTTACCAGTCATATTCAAGAAATAGTTTACGGGGATTTTCATCTTCCTTCCAACCTATATATTTATCGCGCAATTCACATAGCTTAGGGACATTATTATAAGTGCCAAAATAATCTTTATAAGTACAAGCAACTTTAATCATTTCTTCAAGGTTCTCTTCGGTTAGCTCAATAAAGTCGCCGCTCTGATAATCCTTTGGAATAAAAGAACAGTTATTTACTAAATCCCAAAATTTACGAGCATAAAACTCTTCTTGTACTTGTTTTGAATCCCACCAACCTTCGTGCTTGAATACTTCACGATTACGTGCGCTATAGATGTTAAGATCCATTCCCATAATTCCCATCCTCTCTATTATTAAATTCTTCCATACTTTCTAACATTTTAAAAATCATATCTCCTTTAGAGCCATATTCACAAGAATAGTCTTCTATAATTTGATATAATCGTCTATATTCTAATGGAGATACCGTAATAATAATATTTTCTGTGTCTTTTGGCGTATAAATATTCATTTAATATATTCCTTTCTTTTTCTATTTATATTATAGTATAAATTTTACAAAAAGTCAATAGTTGGAACATTTAGCCTTCCTTCGCAAAGAAGTCTGTCACAAAATAAGCACCCATTTTCCATTTCACAGTATTTTGTCTGTTCTTTGCTGTTTATTTCCTTTAATGGACACCAATATGGCCTGTATTCTAGCGATGATCTTCTTTCTTTATCCGCTTCACATCTACCATGTTCGCCATTATGACACGGACATTCATAGCAGTATTCTGGAAGCGTATTCATTGTTGTTATCACTATCATTCTTGCTTCACACATCCTTCCACTTATATTGTTGCTTTTATCGACGAAATCTACATCTTCTTGTAGTTATATCTACATCATTAACGCATCCCCAATAAGCACTACATGACTTATTTCCACAACATTTTTTCTTTTTGAATAATCTTTTAATAAAATTAATCATTATGCTCTCCTCTTTTATTGCATCTACGTGCCTTTAATTCACTTTTTCATCAAGCAAGTACTTTCCATCATGCTCTGACAAATTTGCTTCAAATTTTCAATCTCTTCTTTCTGCTCTTCCAGCACGGTAAGGGCGTTAGAATATAGTTTAAATTGGCAATCGGTTTCATTCACATATGGGCAGTTATCACAGCTATGAAATCGTCCATCTCTGTGTTGTTTTAATCCTTTGATAACCTTTTCCTTATCAATCATTTCACTTTATCACCTTTCTATGAATTATCTATCTTCTATAGCACGGGCGCAATTTTCACATATATTAGGATATTTACAATTATTACAATCATCTGGAGTGATTGGTGGCAAAAATTTCACTATATCATTGTATAACATTATATTACATATCTTACCATATGGAGAATAAGGACATTCATTACAACTATAATCAATAAGCATACAACATTTTATACCTTTAACAATTTCAGCATTTGTCATTATTTTCTCCTAATATTTTATCTTACTTGTTATATAAATTATAATATAAATTTTATAATTTGTCAAATAAAAGGAGTGAAGTTTCAACTCCTTAAATTTAATTAGGTAATTTACAAATAGCATCAATAAGTTTATTTTTCTCTTCTTGTGGAAGATTATCCCATTCTTTACTTAATTTAGTAAGAGTTTGAGTAGTTTCATCTGTCATTTCAATTTCCATTTTATCAAAAAGTTCTTTAATATCTATTGTAGATGCCTCTTCAATGATATTAGTTTTTGCACGTAGTCCTCTCTCCATAATTATTCTTCCCAAATACTTTCAATTAAATCAACGTTTTCCATTTCAGTTGGTTTCTTATCTTTAAGAATAAGATTTAATACAATGCCAACAAGCATAGCCAGCGCAGTTGTACCAATACTAACAACTCCAAAGTTACAAACTGCGCCTGAAACACCAAGTGTTAGTACGGCTGCGATAATAGTAACATTCTTATTATCGTTTAGATCAATATTACTATCCTTAATAGTACGAATACCAGATAGAGTAATATAACCATAGAGAATTGCTGCACAGCCGCCAAAAATAGCACTTGGAATACTTACAAGGAAGGCTTGAAGAGGTCCAATAAATGCGGCAATACCCATAATAATAGCGGCTAATGTAATTACATACTTGGAACAAATCTTGCTAAAACCAGTAGTTCCGACACTCTCTCCATAACTTGTGTTAGGCATGGCACCAATTAGAGTACCGAGAGCTGTAGCAGCGCCATCACCCATTAGAGTGTATCCAAGGCCGGGTTTCTGTGTTAAGTCAGTTCCAATTACAGCACTTAATGCCTTATGGTCTGACGTATGTTCACAAATTGTAACAAGGCTTAATGGTAGGAATAGTAGGAGAATCTGCGGCAAATAGCCCCAATTCCAAGAACCAAAATGTAGGAAGGCAAAATCTGGTAGTTGGAATAGTTTCACTCCATTAAATACACTAAAATCAATAATTGGTATACCGCACACTGTAAGCACAGCCGCGAAAGCATATACAATAAGAATAGCTACAAGGAAGGGTAGATTCTTAATAAAGCCTTTTCCATAATGCGAAATAAGGGCAGTAATAATAAGTGTTAGCATACCTAATCCAAATCCAATTAAACTATACTGTCCGTTAATCTGGAAGTATGTAGGAATAAAGGTTGCTAGATTAAGACCAATAACAGCAACAATCGGACCAATTACTACGGGCGGCAAAACTTTGTTAATCCAAGCAGTACCAAAATGATTGATTGCCAAGCCAACAATAAAATATACAAGACATACAATCAAGCCACCGATGAATACTGCTAAATAGTTCGGCGCGGCTCCGAGTGCCAATGCTCCAAGTACGGCCGCGACAAATGCTCCGGAAGAACTGATGAACATTGGTGACTGGCCTTTAGTAAATAGTTGATAAAGCAATGTACCTAGCGCGGCACCTAACATTGCTGGGGCAATCGGTACTCCACAAATCTGTGGAATTAGTACAGTGGCAACAAAGCAAGCAATGACCTGTTGCATTGCCGCGACAAGTAGTCTTTTTACAGGTAATTTATCATTAATTCCATATAACATATTATTTAGTCTCCTTGAGTTCTTCTATTTCATATTTTAATTTGTCTAATTGACTAGTAAGTGTACTATATTGATTCCATGGGCTGTCTTCTGAAGTTACAGAATTAGAATATCCCTTTGGAATATTTGTCCATTCTTTTTTTTCATTATCCCAATAATCACTACCGCCAACTATATTATTCGTACCAGTGACATATGTATGAACAATATTTGGATCTGATTTGACACTTGTTACATTATCCGATTTACAAGTTGAACTTGGAGCTTTCCAAGTGGTAGTTTCTGGATGTACTTTAAATGTATCTGAGCTATAATAGACTTGTTTCCACCAAGGTTCTTTATAATCCCAGGGATACCAAGTAGGATACCAATAACTGCCTCCTGCACAATCGCATTGTGATTTCCATGGTGCATTTATGCGACCGCAACGAGGGCAAGCCCAACCATATTCTGTTGGTGGTTTAGAATTAACTGTATATGTGGTACTTGTTGAAGTTCCAGTAGTTGAATCTCCAACCTAAACTTTATCTGTAGTATTCATATTAATCTTTTCTGCTTTTGAGAAATCATACTCATTAAGCATACTTACCTCCAATCTGATGTGAAACTATCAGTATTTTCTTTAAATTCATTTTCATGTTCCTTAATAAAGGCAATAGCATCTTCAATATTAGTAACAAGAATACCGCCTTGTTTAATTAAACCAGTAACATATAAATTCTGATAACTATATTGTTGTTCTCCAAGAGACGCGGCGCCACCAATATTTTTTGCTTCGCTGTGTGTAAGGAACATTTGTCTATTATCAGTGCAAATGCCCACAATGTATTTATGGTCACCACGTTCAATCTTTTCATGGAACTTGCCAATTTCTGCGCAAGTACCACTAGGAAGAACATCTCCATCAATACAAGCGATTAGGATATCTGTATTATTTAGACGAGCGTTATCTGCCTTCGCAATTTCCTGTGAGCCAGCAAATTTCTTCTTACCTTCTACTCCATTAATTTTTGTATTCTCTACTGGAGAATATAGATCAACTCCTGGAATAGCATTACGTACTTTTGCTGCCCATTCAGTATTTCTAAGTAAATCACCATAAGTAAAAATTGGTCCTGCTAAATAAATCTTCATAAAATCCTCCTTAATCAAGAGTTCTAAAGAAGTAAGTTAATTCTTCTTGGTTGCCCTTTTTCTCTAAATAATTAATAGCTTTTTCATCATATTCATAGTAAAGATCGGCGTATAGGTTAGATAATCTTTCATTACCCATATCATGATGTGCCCAACTTTTATGATTAATTGTCATTACTAGCATAGTAAGCCCTTCAATATCATCTTTATATTCATTAAAGCTTGCTTCTGCCACGCCCTTAATTGTTTCTGGGCCACACATTTCAGCCACCCTAAATCGTTGCCAAAATAATTCTTCCATAAAAACCTCCATTTTTCTTTTATTATATCACAGATTTTAAAAATTGTCAAATAAAAAAAGAGGGACAAGTCTATTGACTTGTCCCAATGGTAACGGCCCGAGGGCATCGCCCTCATTATATCAACGAAGCTAACTCCGCGATATTTGAACGTTCTGTCTTTAGCATTTTTACGGTTCCAAATAATTTGTTGCCGCTAAGAGAACCCAATAATCTCTCAATGCCATTATTGCTTTCAAACTTCTTTCCATCAGTTTGTAAAGTATCACCATTAATCCATAATTCAGAGCCTTTGCCGCAGCGACTTACAAGTAATTTATAGCCGCCGCCAGTAATATTCTGACCTTCAGATACATACAAAATTACATTATCCCAACTCATGCCGCGAATAAAACCAAGATTAACTGCTTCAATAACGCCTTCATCTTCAGCCATCTTTAATCCTTCTTCACCAAGTACACTAGCAATTGGGCCAAGTCCCCATTCAATCTTCTTTTGTAAGGAGCCTTCAAGGAATCCAATCTCGGGTGCATCTTTAAATGGCACTAAGTTACGAATAAATATAATTTTATCTTTCTTACCTCTTTTAATTAAATCCCAAGCATGTAAAAACATAAGGAAATCTTTTCCACTACCTGGAACTCCGGTAAGTAATTTTACTGGAATATCTGGGTTTTGTAGTAAGTCAAATGCCATTTTCTATTCAATATTAAGTGGACGAATAGTCTAGCCCAAAAAATCAATTTTTAACTCTTTATACTTTAATGGTCTATACATTTGACCAGTCCAAGTTAATACATCTTTTAATTCAGAACCCTAATAAATTTCCGCAAACTCATTAGTTTTACATTTAAGGATATTCATTTTAGGATCTGCATACATTAATGCCATGTCTGCATCTGATGGATAATATTTACCCCAACCAGCCCATTCTTCATCGCGTTTTTCTGCCTGTTCAGTTCCCATTGGATAAACAGCGTCAAGGTGTGGCATTTGTAATGCAAATAAGTATTGTAATGCATCACTAGTTAGAAAAATAATTTCTATATCATGCTCTATTGCATAAATTTCTGCCGCGCAAAGAATGCGGTGATCGGGTATATTAGATAGAAAGGAATATTTTTTTAGCATCTTATCTATCTTTTTATTATCTGTCATTACAGTTTCAAATTTTCCAGTAGTTAGAATAGAACGAACTGCTTCTCTTGCTTTATATTTTATTTTATCATCCTTATCATTACTTTTAATATGCTCTAATTCTTGTATTGTAATTGTACTAATTGCTATATCCACCTTAGGATCAATTAATCCTACCTAGTGGAGTAAGGCTGAAGTATCAGCCCAATGGCGGATATTCATAATATCACTCCTCGGTTTGTCCATAAATACGATCAATAAGACCTAATTTTAACATTTCTTGGCTATCTAAGAACCATTGATGGCGTGACTTACTCTCATATTGTTCTTCAGTAATTTTAGTATTATTAATGAAAAACTCACGAATTTGCTTATCAACATTATCATTAAATGCCATAATGTCATTAGCTGTTTTAGTCTCTGCGGCCGCAAGTGCCACATAACCATCATGTATTAGAGCATAGGAACAAGGGAAACAAGAGCGTATTACATTTTCATTTTTTCCGCCGCCGGCTAATATTACTGCCGCCATAGAGCAAGCATATCCTGGTACGATAATATTTAGTGGTTTAGAATATTGAGAAATGTAATGAGCAAGAAAGAACCCATCAGAAACGGAACCGCCGCTACTATTCATAATAATAGTAACTGGTTCCATTGAATCATCTTGCTCAAACTCACGTAATGGAATATATACTTTTTCTATAATATCTTCTTGCACATCACAATTAAATATAATTGTTCTGTGATTTAGCAACTGATTAAAATACTAATAAGTTGCTGGGTCAAATCCATATGTTTGCATTGAATTAAATAGTTCTTCTAAATCCATACAAACCTCCTTAACGCAATAATTTACGCATTATTAAATATTTTTGCTAATGTGCAATCTTTTGGGTCAATGTCTTCATTTCTAATTCGCTTTAAAAGCGGATGGCGAACAGAAATGCCTTCTCCATCAGAATTTGCCTTAGCTTCGCTAACCATCATTCCACTAATAGATACTGGAACATTAATCCAGTCTTTTAGATTAAGTTTCAAATCTTCTCTAAAGGTATCAGTTAAACCGCTAACTTTACAGAGTGGAATAAGCTGGCCTTCTTTATTATAAACGCCGACTTGAATTGCGGCGGGCCATCCATGAAAATAATTTTTAGTTACGGGAATATAGGCACCACCATTTTGGTATTCACCAAAATATTCTCCTTCAAGAAGTTCTCCTGTTCTTTGATTTTCCCACAAAGTCCAAGAACTCATATCTTTACCTGTATAAATTTTTTCTCCCGCAACAGTACCCATAATGACACAATCAATTTCAGATGAAATTTCTTGTTTTACTTTAACCGTATCCCAAGCATGAGGACCGCGCTTACCGGGGATATAGAGCGAATCTTTCCGATAACAGACCGCACCTTCACCGCCAGCAGCGAAAATCTCGCCCATCTTATCAAAGAATGTGTTATCCATTTCGTAATATTCTACTCCTTCTACTAGAGGAGAATTAATTCTGCCTACTACTTCTGGAATATGAGCGATACGCACTTCAAATGGTTCATTCATTAAATCAGTACCATCAAGTGCCAATACATCAAAAATTCTCCAACGAAGTGGATTATCCTTTTGGCGCGCGAGTGCTTTTGGAGGAAGGCATCGAAGTATAGAACCAACATCTTTATCAATTAGACCCGGAAGATATACTTCTCCCAATATAACAGTCGGCAAGTTGCCGGTTATAAAAGCATTGCACACGTCATCCCAAAATAATACCTTATCTTGGATTTCTCCATAAGTTTTGGTTACGGTAGAAATACCACGAGTTTGTAGTGCTTGTCTATCGCCAGTAATAACTGCACGGGACCAATTACCATCTGTTTTTAAACCGAACATATAATCGCCGCTTTCAGCCATCTGTTCGAGTTTAAATCGTTTAGCCTCTGGAGACATTGTGGAACTACAAGCCCAGTATTTCATAGGTTCACTAGTAAAATAATCCATACTATTCTCCTTAAATTAATTTTAAATCTTCTAGTAATGTTTTTGCGCTTTCGCGTAATAAATCTAATCCTTCATCATTATGAATAATATAATCAAAAGCAAATACATCAAGTGAGGTTTCACTTGGATGTTTACGTTGTTCTTCTGTTAAGACTGGATTCACCCAATCAGATCCATCAGCATTTTTACGTTCAATACGAACGCTTACACTATTTTTTAGACGTTGAAGCGCAATATTAACCTCATTTTCAAATCTGGCATCCGGAATAATTGCTACATCAAAATCACTATATGGCTCAAATGCTTCAATCAATCCTATTACAATACCAGTCCAATAGTTAGGATGAGTATTACGTACAATATCAGTTCCCACATACTGTAATAGAGTGCGCCCGACATCATCCTTTTTACCATCCCAATCAAAATAGTCCCGTAAAATCCATTTTAAAGCATCGGCAAAATGAATAATTAAAGTTTTTTGACCATGTTTGGCTAATTCTTCTTTCATAAAATTGGCTACCATGTCTTTTCCGCTGCCAGATTTACCAGATAAAATAATTGTACCTTTCATTCTTTCATCATCTCCAATTGCATATTAAAATAGAATCGGAGAAATTCTATTTCTTTTTCTGTATAAATATTTGAATAATAGTTTGTAGCATTATTTAAAAATTTAGCTGCTATTAAGGAATCATTTAATTTTAAAGCCATATTCCATAATGCTTCCGCGGTTTCTTTTACTTCATTATTAATATCCTAAAATATTTCAGTCATTTTTTTTCTCCTTTTGAAGTTTACTTAAGGCATTAAAAAAATCTTGTACCGCATCTCGTGTATTTAATGTAATTTTTCTAATTGCTTTTGGTGGTAATCTATCCTCACCACTGGGCAAAGTAAATACATAATATAATTCATCTTCTTCATTATTTGGTATAATACGTGTAGTAAAATGAACCCCGTCTTTATTTTTTATTTTAATAATAGTTCCATATTCTTCATGGAAAGTTTCTACATTTGATGTTTGTGGATTAATTTGACTAATTACTCCAACATAATCGTCACGGTCCACTTGATAAATATCATTATTCATTTTGTTCTCCTTTAAAATTGTCTTTTAATTTTTGTGCCTCTATTTGTGCCAAGCGGTCACATTCATTGTTCCAATAATTAGAACCATGTCCTTTTACTTTACTAAAATTATACCAAAAGTTATCAAAATATGGAATAATTTCTACCCATAAATCTTGATTAGCAACGTCGTCACCTTTGGAATTTACCCATCCATTGCGCTGCCATGTGGTATACCATTCTTGTAAGTAACAATTAATGGCATAGGCTGAGTCACTATAAATTATTACATTTTCATTCGGATGCCGATTTTTCTGCGCGAACTCCAAGGCATTGCGTATCGCCAATAATTCCATACGCTGGTTTGTGGTACCATATTCGCTTCCGGCAACTTCATAAATGCGTTCGCCACCACGAAGAGCAATGAAGCTCCAGCCGCCAAAAGTTGCGTTGGCTCCTAATTTTTTACATGAACCATCTGTATAAATTTCAAGCTGTGCAATTTGTGCGTGGCTTCTTTTCTCTTGTATCATCTAATATCCTCCTTTACTTAATATAATTATACATTAATTTAAGTAAAAAGTCAATTATTTGTAGGCGGCGTTTCGGGTAAATTCATAATATATTCAAAATAAATTTTACCCTGTCCATTACCGTTTAAGCCATCGTGATAAATCTCATATATATCGTTGACTTCTTTTTTTTCGGCCGCAGAGGCCCAGCCACGATCGTCTACCAAGATTTTCTTCCAATGATATAATGTATCAAAAAGTTCCATTTTTGTACCTTCTCCAATTATTGCAAGACGCCCATCAATATGAGCAACATGGTCTTGTAGTTTATCTACCTTGGATTCTACTTCTGACATTTTGCCGCTAAGATTATCGACAGCGATCGCGACTTCGTGTAACTTTTCCTGATTTTCTTCGGCTCGGTCTAGAAATTTATCCATACGCATTAGGCGTTTTTGTTCTTCATCATACTTGTTCTTGAAATGTTTGAGAAAGTCTCCGAACTTGGACATTGGTATCACCTCCTTTGGAAGAAATTATTTAGGTAATTCTATATTTCCTATTTCTTTATTAATAGCATTAACAATATCGAGTAATTGTGCTAGAAACAATATTTGAATTTGTATCTCATTTGCTGCGCTTGCACCGGTAGCAGCCCAGGTTCCTTTTCCATTACCCGTAATATTTTTCTATGATACTGTATTAATAATTGTTACTCCAGCGCCACGATGCATTGTAGTTGGAATATTATTAATTTGTGGTAGAATTTCTTGTTCTAGAGTATTAATTGTTCGTAGAATTACTTGTGAACCTGGTACAAGTAATGAATTTACATGATATAGATGTAAAACATGAGCGCTGCTTTTATTTTGTATATTACTAAAATATTCGCTATAAAGATTTGAAATTAATTTGGTTTCGTCGCCACCCTCATCAAATAATGCAAATGCCGCCACAGCGCCGAGATAATTTTCAAGCAAGCCTTTATTACTTTCTCCAACTACAGAAGACGGGAAGCAATTTAAAATGGCAGAACGTATCCATTTTAAATCATCTATTGGTAATCCCGCGGTCTAAAAAATATCTGCAATAGTATTTAACTAAGCATCAAAGTTGCTTCCAAGTGAGCCGCCGGCGAATCCCATTTGATTATTATAAGTATTATAAGATTTAACAGTAGCAGAAATTCTAAATGCCGCTTGAAGACTTGTTAATAGCGATTCTTGTTTAATAATATCATATGATTTTCCTAGTTTTCCTTTTCCACCCAATTTTTCATCTAAAAGAGTGTGTGTAACCTTTTCTAAATTAATGTAAGCTTCATCAATTGCTTTATACTCTTTTCTTAATTCTTCAAGATTGTCAATAGAGAATTTTGATGCAAAAGAATATCTAAAAGAAGATGAATTGCTATGTACAATTTTATTAATTTCATCATCAGCAATTCTTTGAATTTGTTCCATTAAATCAAACTAGGCCTGTTGTATAAGTTCATTTCCTTTTGCTATTGCATTTGCTAGCTTAGGTTTATTTAATTCTATAAATTTTTTTTCTAAATTTTTTAAAGAATTGGACGAATCTATTCCAATTGTGACAAAATCATTTTTATTATTTTTTCCAGCATTATAAATTGTTCTAGTATTATCATTTTTCATGCTGAAATCGATAGTAGCAAGTAATTCTTCTAATTTAGGGCCGTTTATATAAATTTTTATATTGCGTAATTCTCCCTCAACCTCATTTACTAATTGTGATTCCGATAAACCAAATAAATTTTGATTATGTGCATTTGTCAGTGCGGTAATAATATTCTATTTTAATTGTTTAGATGCCTAAGTTGTTGTGCTTCTAATAAGATTTGTTATAGAAGTTGCATTAGAATTTTTTACCACATCCTAATTAACTACAAATTCATTTAATTCAGACATATCTATAGATGCCTTGCCATCTTTAATTATTACTTTTACCGTTATCAAATCTCCATTTTTAGTCATTAATTCATATTCTTTTTCTTGCGCCTATCTTAATTTAGTTAATGTTTTAATATCTTCTTCTATTTGTTTTTGTAGATTTTTAATTTGTTCTATAGTAGATATTATATTTAATGATTCTTCATATAAATTGTTATCACTATTTGATGGTGATAAAGACATGGCTTGAATTAAAAGTGAATTAGATTTACCCTAGGATTTTGCTACTATTTCTTCACGTTGAATTAATTGATTAATACGTATATATAATTCAGTTGCACTTTTTGCGTCCTCAATACGGGAGACATCCTCATATATTCTTGCTTCATGAGCATTCTAGCCGAAGTTTTTTGGTAATCCAGATACTTTAAAATTCATTATCATATCAATTATTGAATTATCTTTACTTGTTAATTCATTAACAATATCATCTATCTATATTGGTTTAATTCGTTTGTTTAAAATTGAAAATAAATGTTTTTTTCCATATTGTGTTACTGCCCAAGCTATGGCAGTTCGTATGGGTTCAATTAATTTATTAAAATTACCATCTGTAGGATAGTTAGGAGCAATAATTTCTACTAATTTTGCAATTAGAACGCTATTATCTTTAAGTGAACGTATAGTATTTTCTGCCCAAGAGGCTAATTCACGATATGCCGTCTAAGATATGTTTTTAAATCTATATGCTCCACGAATTACATATTTTCCATTTTTATGTTTATTAGTTAATTGAGAGGTTTTTGCATATTCAACCTATATTTTCCTAGTGAAACGATTATATGCTTTTTTAATTCGTTCCTGCGGATTCTTCCATTCCTAAGAAAAAGCCAACCCCTCTAATTGATCCCATTTTTTACTAAGCATATCATCTAAAGCTTGATCAAGCTTTTCTATACGTTTGCTTTCATGTTCAGATATCATTTTTGCTTCATATAGACCTTTTTGTAATATATTAATTAGAGTAGTAAATTTATCATAATCAAAAGATCGAGTACCATCATTTAATATTTTGATACATTCTTGTAATTGAGGAATATGTTTAATTTCCTCTTCAGAAAAGGAACTAATTAATTTATTATACTAAGTGGAAAAGAAAACTTCTTCGTTTTGCTGTTCATATTGGTATGCCTATTTAAGAAAGCTAATAATTTGTTCAAAGCGTGATCTAAAAGCTTCTATACTTTCATCTTCATTTAAACTATTTAAATGCATATTCTACTAGGCATCAGATGCTGCTTCAGAAGCTTTTCGTGAAACAAATTCCATATCATATATATCTCTTTTTTCATTCCAAGTATCAACCTTTAAGAGGGAATTAAAATAAACATAATCGACATGCCAGCCATCATAAAATTCTAGTCTTGTTTTATTCGATCCCATACTATTCCCCCTTTTATTAAATAAATAAGCTACCCATTTTGGGTAGCCTTTCCTCATAAAATTAAGTCTTAATATTAGAATTGAATACATTCAATTTTTTCAATTTTATTATCTTTATTCTCAAATCCATATGCTTTCATAGTTAGAACATTTAAAACAAAAGCTCTTCCAGTGAAAACCGCGCCAGTATCCATATCAAGTTTCCAGCCGGTCATTTCTGGTATTGTATTTCTATTATATAATACCGGAGTAATTTCACAATCTTCAGGCCATTTAAACTTATCAAGATAATCTTCTAGATAAGGAGTTGGAGTATGTCCGAATACACAAGTTCTACCTGGCGCCCAACCAATATCTATAGTAGTTCGACTCCAAAGCAAATGGTCAGCATCCCAACTAGGAATTTCTTTTCCATCATATTCTAAATCGGCTATTTTTTTAAAAGTCTTATAAGTACTGCCAGCATGACAAAAGTCTACTTCATTATAAGTAAAAGTTAGTGGAAGTCGCTCAATACGCTCTATAATATCCATAGGCATACCATCAAGAATCCAGTCTGTTAATGTTGCTAAGCCGCCATTACACAAAGAGTCCTGAATATTTGCATACTTATAATCAAAATATCTACAAGCATTAAGCATTTCGTGGATCTTTTCTATATTGGCATTTTTAAAATTAAAGAAATGTTTAATTTCATGTGCGGCCTTAGTAAACATATCCTCGTGGTTACCTTTAAGATATACTACTTTTGGATTATTTAAAAGTTCTTTCATAATAGCATATCCATCTTGACCCCGATCAATTGCATCGCCGCCAAAGATAATCATAGCTTCTGTGTCTTGTTCATTACAAAAATTCATAATTGCATTAAATAATGGACGTGAGCCATGAATATCAGTAAAGAAAAATACATCATGCATATTATTTGCACCTTCTATAATTATTAAATTGTTCTATAATTTTTATCATTGCTTTTGGCGCACGTAAAATACACTCCGCTTTTAATATAATAGGCATTTCGTAGTATGCTTCTGCAATACTACCAGCAATACAAGTGAGTGTATCACAGTCTCCACCAAGTGATACTGCGGTTCTGATTACATCTTCAAAAGTATTACCTTCTAAAAAGGCTGTAATTGCTTCTGGAACGGTACCTTGACAGCTCTCATCAAACTCATAATTAGAGCGTATTTCATCACAAGTTCGTGAAAGATCATAATTAAATTCTTCAATAATATATTTTTTAATTTCATCCTTTGTATGTCCAGTACGTGCGAGAAAAATAGCACTAGCCACAGCTTCAGCGCCCTTAATACCTTCAGGATGATTATGTGTAACTTTGGCAGTTAAATATGCGATATGACGAGTTTCTTCTAATGTATCATACAGCCATCCAACGGGCGATACCCTCATAGCGCTACCATTACCATAACTATTGTAAGGTTGCGGATCATCACTATTTAACCAACGACGAAAATTTCCACCGTAACCAGCATCGGAATAATAATTACCCCACTTTTGCATAGAGTGAATTAATGCTTGCTCAATTTCATCATCAGATTTATTGATGGTCGATATTAGTCCTTCTGCAACTGCTATAGTCATTACAGAATCATCTGTAAATACAGAATGAGAATTAAATAAAGAAAAATCTTTAGTTTTACATTTTGGTCCAAATTCATAAGGACTGCCAATAATATCACCTAAAATTGCTCCAAACATTTTCATACCTCCAATTTTTACATTATAATTATATAATAATTTTAAAATAATGTCAAATAAAAAAATGAGGCTGATTATTCAGCCCCAGTAAAATCTAATACAGGAATCATACTATCTCCGCCCATAAAAGTAGGTAATTTACCATCCCAGCGCAACATCTGATTATAACTAATAAGCTGGTCGGTTAGAGATTTATTGATTTTATCGTTAGCTTCGGCTTCAGCTTCAGCCTTAATTTTGGTAGCATATGCATCGGCGTCAGCATCAATCTTCTTTACATCGGCTTCTGCCTGTGCAGCAATGCGCTGGCGTTCAGCCGCTTGAGTAGCTTCCATTGTCTGCTGTTCCTGCTGAGTCTGTGCCTTCTGCTTCTCTTGAGTAGCAACTTGTTTTGCCTCCACTGCAGATTCAAAGGCATCTGTAAAATCTATATTTTCAATTGCAAATGAAATTACATTAATGCCCTTTGGCGCAAGTTCATTCTTAATAAGTTCGTAAATAGCATCGGCGGCTTTCTGCCTATTTTCAATTAGATTTTCAGCAGTATACCGAGCCATAATGATTTTTACATCTTCATTAATACGAGGCCCAATTAGGATTTCAGAGTAGTTAGTGCCGACATCTTTATATAGATTCATCGCGGTAGATTTATCAATATTATAGTTGATAGACCCTTGTACATCTACTTGCTGAATATCTTTTGAAAAAGCTTCAAGATTAAATGTAATGCGCTGTTCACGGTTATCCATTTTAATTACATTATCCCAAGGCGCATGGAAGTTTAATCCTGCATCAAGTACTTCATCGTGCACCTTACCAAAGGTTGTTACAATACCTGTATAACCAGTAGGTACATATGATACACAAGATACTATAATTATGATAACACAAGCAATAATTCCGATAATTGGCATAGCCTTTTTCAAGCCGCTATAATATCTTTCATCAATCATCTTTCCAGCCATAACGCAACCAATAAGGCAAATAATAGCAATAACAAGTCCAATCATACCTCATTCTCCTTTTCATAATTACGAATCTGACGATTCAATTTGTTAATTAGACCGCGATTTACATCGGCTCCGCGGGCTGTAAGTAGATTGCGCCGATACAACCATCTGAGATATTTGGTTTTCTTACTCATTAAAGATAACCCTCCTATAAATTTTTTCTATTTCATCAAAATTATCAAACATACCGCAATCAAACTTTTCGTATAGATTATAATAACATACGGTCAAATAGAAGTCGTTCATTTTATTTTTATATACTTCTTCTAATGGCAATAGTTTCCAGTCTGGTTTAAGAGATACAATCTTATCCCATACTGTATTCATGGTACGATATTTTCGCGCCGTCATCTCTTGTCTAATATAGTAAGCATATGAAATAAAATGATCAAAGTCGTAGTTCATTACAAAGTTTACTAATACGTGGTTAGGGGTACCTTTAGTTTGAATTGAACCCGCAATTGCACTTAGTTCTCGCCACTGAGCTACAAGATGTTCGCGCGGAAGTGCAGAAATAAGTTGTGTATGCCATAATCTCATTCTTTATATTCCTCCAACATTTTGATAGCATTATCGTAAACCAACAGTAGCCATTCACGCTCTTGAACAATATCGCAACGGGCGCAATCTCTATCACAGTCTCGGCTTACGCATTCTCGTTCAATGCGTAAGCCTTTTAATACTTCATTCTTATCCATGATACTTCAGCAAATAGCTGTTACTCACCGCCTTAAAAGACTTAGTACCATCCGTAGAACGGAATACAATACCTTCGCGTGGGAGACCATCTACTTGAGAATTACCCTCGGCCCAAAGAAGCATATCTTCTACGGTTGCGAACTTATCAGTGAATACGATATTGGTTGCTACCACAGGTACACAAGGAATACCATAATGATTTAGTTCGTAAATCATATCTTCGGTGCCAACGCGGCCCTTAGAAGAAAAGATAAGATTAAAGGCTTTAAAATCATGATCCTTGATAGAATAATCACGCTTTTGTACACCTTCACCATAGGTTTCACCCTGAATAGTAATCCATTCTTCTTCTGGATGAGCCATCATTAATGCAACAAGTGCATTAAAAATATCATATTTCTTAGCCATCTCCCAATATACATTGGTATCATAATAGCAAGGTTTATCTACACTATCAAAGCATACATTACGGGAGCAGACATAAAAATCCATTTTACCCCACTTACCACGCTTCATCGTAAAAGTAGTAGAAGTACCATCGATCTTTTCGGTGGCAATCCACTCGCCCTCATCATTGATAATCCAAGGCATATTCTGTACACGTTCTTCATCAGTTTTCTGTACCCAAGAAGGCCAGCTATTCTTCTTATCTTTCTTCTTACCGAAGAAGAAGAACATTAGCTTACGGCCCCATGCGCGCTTCATCAGCCAGCGTGCCCAAGATTTCTTAAAGATAGAAGGATGACGCTGCGCCATCTTCTTATATTTATCAACAGGTGCGGCCTTACGAGCATTGTCCTCATCATCGGCGTAAGTTACACCAAGTTTCTTAGTAAGGAAACGAGATTCATCGTTTGCATAATGTTCTATGCCCTCGTCATCAAAGATGTAAACGATAGAATCACCAGTATCCAGATTACCACGTTCATGAATTTCCCAACCAAAGTCAGAAGCGTGCATAAGCAAACCCTGCGAGAGAGTTTTACACATTTTCAAAGTCTTTACCTTATAATGCCGCTTCTCAAGAAAAGCAAAGCACTCTTTATCAGAAGGCACACGAGAATCAATCTCAAAATAAATAGCGGGGTCACCCACTTTAAACTGCCCCTTCTGGACAATTACGCGCCAGCCACCGACGATTGCGTGTTCTACACGGTCATAACCAGGAATAGGCTCAATACCGTCAATCAATACAACATAAGCGAGTTCGCGCTCAGAATTAGCGTTCAACATACTAATTCACTCCTTTCTCTTTACACTAATATTATATCAGAATTTTTACTAAATGTCAAAAAATTATTTTTCTTGTAATATAATTCGCCAAGTGTCCAAATAATAATTAATACCGTTGACTTTGATATATGCCCAATTATCACTATATCTTAAGAAATTGGTACACGTTCCTTTAATAATAGAGCCATCTAACATTAAAAGTGTTGCATATCTTTCATGTTCAAGTTTAGTTAAATCGAGTTTTTCATTATCACTACAACTGGTCATTATAAGTAATATACCAACTAATAATAAACATAAAATTATTTTTTTCATTTATCTAACTCTCTTCTTTCATATTGCCATTTTTTTTCAATATGATTCCACCATATAGCAAATATAACTTTTTCACCATTCTTCCACCCATGAACATATTTATGCTCACCAATAGGAGAATCACAAACTTCTCTAATTGTATCAATTAGCCCAGCGTCCAATAGTACATCACAAACTCTGTCATGGAGCCAATCTTTATATTCATTGCTCATTAGGATATTCTCCTTCAATAGCTTCATTCCAAATAATATAGCGTCCACAATTAGGACAATAATATTTGGTTAAATCTGATTGAAGCATAAATTTTTCCATTACCATAAATCCTCACTAAATAATTCTGGAAGATAATCTTCATTATCTTTTAGTTGATTACAACTTAGTGCTTCACGCATAGCTTCGGTACGGCTAAGAAAATTAGTTTCTTCATCAAGGAAGCCTTGATCGCGCACTTCATAATCTTCTATATTTTTATATCCAAGTTCCTTTAGAATAAAAAAGGCATTCCAATGCCGATGACAAGGAATAATAATTTCTTTATTTTGACGTTTATCAAATATTTTAACTGCTGCACTCGTTATCATCAGGATACCTTCCTTCCCAATAGAAAAATTCAGTATGACTGCCAACATCAATTTTAGTCATTCCATCTTCTTCCCAAACTCTAGTATAATAATTTACGAAAGGAATAACTTTAGATGGATCGTAATCTTTACCGTATCTCTCTTTTGCTACATTGTGTTTATTAATATTACATTGATTAATAAATTCCTCAATGGATTTGCATACTTCTTTCCAATTAGCACAATCGCAAATTTGTCTTTTAATACCCTGACTATTTTCGAACCATAAAATCATTATTCTTTCCTCACTTTCTATTATAATTATAGCATAATTTTAATAAAAATCAATTATTAATTTCTGTTAATTTTTCATTTTCTTCTTTAATTATACCATCATAATTTGGATTAAATGGTACCCATAAAGTAAATTTACATTGCGGACAAGTTATATTTTGATTTTTATTTACATCATCTGGGGTATATCCTATTAGGCAACCGCACGCGTTACATCGCGCGATTAAGCCGTAATATCGTGTGCTTAATATTTTCATTCATATCAAACTTCCTTACAGTACCAAACTACCGTTACTTTATTACCGTTTATCTCTTTATGTTCTTTAACTTTCATTTTTAAAGAAACTGACGCATTAGTTGGATAATCTCTGGTGCCCGTCTCCCATATATACAAATTACCTTCGGAATCCTCCAAAGTGTACGTATGTTTCGTACCAAAGTGATTTTCCTTGCTGCTCTTTTTTGTGACCTTAACTGTTTTTTGTAACCATTCATTTTCGGCTCCTTGATACTTGCTCGTACAATTAGTACTCAAAATAAGTAAGCTATCAACATATTTTTTTACTATATCATGTGGTTTCATCCTATCATCGTGGTCCATTACGTCTGACCAATATAGACGCACAGGGACAACAGTATGAGGAAGCTCAGGAACAACAAGATGAGAAGGGGTATAATAGCCAAAAGTGAGATTATGTCTGAATAAGTCATGGTTTTCGTCCACAGTGGATTCCAAATCCGCCTCATTTCCCTTATACAAAGTAATATAACCAAGGTCATTGAAACCAAATGCATGACGAGCATTGAAATCCATAATATCATTTTTATTCTCCTCTTGGGGATACATGCGTGCATACTCCGCATCGCTGTACCAACGGACTTTCTTTAATCCTTTGGTCGTAATAACATTAACATACATGCGGCTGTTTTCTTTAAAGGGCTCGCCGCTTATTTCCATTTTAGCATAAGTTTTTGCTACTGGCATTTTAGTCACCCCTTTTCTTCTTACAGTAATATTATAACAGAATTTAAAAAAAAAATCAACTAATTGATTTTTTGTCAATTAATTGATAAAGTGTAATTTTTTTAATTGAATCTTTTTTAGGGTCTAAATCTATAAAATCAAAGGCGCTTAAATTATATATTATATTAGAATCATCTATTTTATAGACACATCGCATTTGTTCTATTTCGGGGCTTCCATTTATGATCCCTTTTGATAATGTGTCAATAATTTTATCAAATGACTGCGTAATCGGTTGCCATATCATACTACGTATTCGCCCTCCAAATTTCTTGCAAATAACCAGATTTAATTAGAGATTCTGGTGTAGAAGTAATAAGTGAGGTAGGGCAGCCGCTCAACATATGATTTTCTGCATATTCTAAATCACTAAAGATAATATCCAGCATATGTTTATTTATTTCATTCATGGCCTTGTTACCCTTATTTCTGTCATCAATCCACCAAGCGTACTCACGACTATAACTAAATTTATCTCCCATGTACGCCCGTCCAGCCGCGAGAAAATCACAGACCATTTCTACAAAATCATCTTTAGGCATTGGATAAATGGTCATTCCCTCACTAAAATTATCTGCCCAATATGCCCAATGATGTGGATTGCGGCCGCGATGATGCAGCCATGCTTTTGAATATCCTTGTGCTTTTTTAGCTTCATTTATTGGTGAAGAAACGCCAGTCCAATATCTGGCAGATTCCCAAAATTCAATAGGAGAATATTTTGATAAATCATGTTTCCATCCACGTCTACGGATATGTGCCAAACGACAATAATATTTTACCCAATGTCTATGAGTGCGAATTGTTTTCCAATGTCCTAAAATTTTTTGTAGTGACAGTTTTGGCTTGCTCATAAATCGCTCCTTACAATATATTCAAAAGGTTGCTTTTCAATCCAATTTTTACTAAACTTACTTACTGGATAATAAATATATTCTCCATCAGTAAAATATGCATTTTCTCTTGCGCGTTCAAAATCCTCGGACTCGATAAAATTAAGGTATTCTTCTTTTGTCATATAATATTGAGGGTAATCCTTAACCCAATCGTCAAGAGGACATGCTTCAAGAAAGATATTATTGATTTCTGCCCAATGAATTTCTTTTTCAGCATCTGCGCCTTTTGGTATTACAGGTAGCCATACTCCCTGTTCATTTACTTCAGCAGATTTTGTTTCTTGAAGAGTACCAACAAGCCATCCACTATTTCCATTTTTATATAGTACGTGTTTTCCAGCATAAATATCAAGTGTCATTATTTATTCGTTTCCTCCAAATATTTTTTAAAAAGTTTCCATTGAAAACTATCAATTAGCGCAAGTCCATACTGCTCAGTTTGTTTCATTTGCTTATCAAGAATTAAATTATCTCTATATCTATCTAGCCTATTGGCAATCTGTTCGCATTCACGATTATATGGTTCATCATTTTCTTTATTGGTATCTAATTTTGCTGCGAGGGCAAGGTCCCTATCACCGCCTGCACGCAATTCAAGAATAGCGGTTGCATTATGACTATTCATAAAATGATATAACATATCGTCCAATCGCAAAGCGTGAGCAAATCGTTTGCCTGCGGGCATATTGCGTTTGGTTAATTGATGCGCCATACCAGCCATTGCATATAACATATGAGAATAATTACAATGAATCATATTCCATAATTTATTATTATCATCTAAATAATCTTTAAGAATAGATTCAAAGATAGGATTATAAATCTTATATTTACTTGTAAAATATTCTACGCTATTTGGTGACGTTTTACGAAGAAGATTTAACGCGAGACGAATATCTTTAACTTCACAGTGTCCATCTTTAAGTTCAAACATTCCAGCATATGGTTCTTTTGCTTTTGCAATGTCATTAAGTGGGGGATAGACTAAAGAAAAAGTATCAATATCGCTGTTTTCATGGTCTAGGTCATAATTTTGTGAGCCAACAAGACTCGTTATTACAACCATATAACCTTTTGCGGCCACCGCATCATGATGACGTTTGACCGCAGCAAGAATTGCTTCATCTTCCTCATGAGTTTTACGATTATAACCATAAGTATTTGTCATTTTCTCACTTCCTTTATAATAATTATAACAAAAAATAATAAAAAAGTCAAGTAATAAATTACTTGACTTCTTCAGGAGGTGATTGATGTATTAGCAAACGCTGTAAATAGCGTTGTAACGCTCACTAAGGAGTGCTTCTCTCATAAGATCCTGTCCGGTTTTACCGGTTAGAACCTGAGTGAAGATTGATGGAGACGCGCCGCTTACAAAGGTAACGCCGTCTTTATCTTTCATCGGAATATTGCCTGCGCCAGTAGCTGCATTAACATTCCAGAAGATGAGTTTCGGCATATCATAGCCCTCCATCTTCCACTTGCGCTCAATATTTTCCATTAAAGTATCAGTAGAACTTGTACGCCAACCACGAGCACTATCAAACTGCATATCACTTACAATGATAAGAGTGTCTGGAAGGTCCTCCTGCGCAAGACCTTTGCGGATGGCTGTGTTAAGAATAAGGTCGAATGTTGCTTCAATATTAGTATTCTCACACAGATTCTGCCGATAGATATTATATACCTTTTCACAGAAGTCTACGCCAGTGGTTTCAATTAGTGTGGGACGTGAACTGAAGCTAATGAAATGGTTATGGAATGGTCCCTTCGCACGTTCTGCGGTATATAGGGAGAGAGCAATAGCGACGTCAATTGGCGCAATATTAGTACCATAACCACTAGTCATGGAGCCGGAAGTATCACAAACACAAAGCGCATTAAGTGTAGCGCCATTGAAATAATCGGTAAGATTATCCCAATATTTATTCGCGGCGAGACGATCGGTATTATTTAGGGCAACTCTAGATGCATAGTATCCACGGCCCATTACCTCACGTGCTTTCTTAACTACATCATACGGATATAGCGTGCCAGCATTCACTCTAGTTTTATCACTAGACATAAAGGCTGCATAGCGAGCTGCGGTTTCCTCTCTGCGGGCAAATGCCCTAGAATAAAGAATACCGGCGCGAGATGGAAGCTTATCAAAAGCAATCTGATCCCACTTGTTCTGACTCATGAGGGTCTCAACAAGATGACACGCCTTACGGCCTTCAGAAAGCATCTTACGATACTCACGCTCAGTCATATCAAAGGCCCGCGCAAACTTACGACCACGCTCCTGGGTACTCTTTGAAGAAGTATTGATAGAGGGCATCCACTTATAAACAAGATGGTCTTCATTCTTATCAATAACATACTTAATGTATCCCATCATTTCGTCCTCTAGCGGAGAACCGAAGAGTACAAACAGGTCGTCATAACGACCATATTCGGCAACAAGAGCAATTAGATGCTCCATTTCTGCCTTATGATACATAGCTAGCCACTGGATACACAGACGGAAAAATCTCCGTTCGCCCTGACCACCGCGAATATCACGTAGGTAGAACAGACACTTCAGTGCCATAGTTGGGTCTTCGGCGTATGCCTGCGCAAACATTCGGATACATTCATCCTCAGTAGAACCACGCATGGCGCCACCCTGCGCGAAAAGGTCATATACCTTAGACAGAGTAGACTTATAAGTAATAGCACCATTCTGGGTAAGGGTCTTGTTAGTTCTTTCTTTCATTCCATTTAGTAGTTCGTTCATTTTCTTTCTCCTTTTCATCTACGTCTTTATCAAGACGGAAGGTACATAGTTTTACACAATTTTTACATGGGCCTCCAATCTAGCAATTGGAATAATCCCATACTGTTTCATCTTTCATAATAATTATACACTAAATTTACTTTGAAGTCAAATCTTTAATTTCATTTAAAAATTTATCATACTGCTTAATAAATATTGGTATATGAATAATTTCATATTCATCTGCATCATCTCCACCATCATGACGAATTGCGCCGTACCAAGCTGGTCCGAGATAATTACCATATGCATTTTGTTCCCAAGCTACTTTATAAAGATAATTCCAATCTTCTAAAGATTCTACTTTATAAAGATTAATATATTGGTCATCTGGAGTTAATATACCAGTAGATTTAATTTCTCTTGGATGCAAGCGTTTCATTTCTTTTGCTTCATACATAACCGCACTAAAACGTGAATAAAATTCAGTTCCATCATCGGCTATGTAAACGTAATAGCTATTAGTTCTTTCTCGTATTTCAGTGCGCATAGGGATAAGTATCCTCCTTATATTTGGAATATAGTTGTCCACATTCATTCCATCTATTACGCACATCTGTAAGAATTTCATCAATATGTACTGGGGTACAATTATGACTATCCATACCAACATGATATAGGAAAGGATTATCAAGCTGAAGAAAATTAGTCTGTTGATGCGTGTGTCCATGCAAACTTAATACATGTCGTGAAAAATGCTTTTCATCAAAGTTAGAAGTAAGCGTGGGATAGTGGCTTATATAAATAGAGTATTTTTTATTATATTTAAACTGATAAGCATATCCTAAATTCCATATAGAATCACAGTCATCCATTATCTTATCAATCTTCTTAGCAGTGTCATGATTCCCAATAATCCAATATATTTTACAATTAAGACGATTGATATAAGGAATTGCCGCGTCAACATCATTAAGCGCAAAATCACCAAGATGATATACTTCATCTTCTGGCTTTACTACTTTATTCCAGCGCTCTACGAGTTCTTCATTCATTTCTTCTACACTATTGAAACCACGAGGTTCCCATAGAAACGAAGGTTGATGACAGAAGTGCGTATCACTGGTAAAAAATATTTCACTCATATTATTCACCTACTTCTACAATATCAATAATTCGGTCGTCTTCGTCTTTAGTTGGCATCCGAAAGTCACGACACATATTGCGAATTACATTTTCTGGCACATTGCGGCGGCCAGTACGATTTTTATTACGCTCGACGCAAGTTTCTACATCAGTATTAAATACTACGTATATTACTTCATAATCACGAGTATACCTATCAAGTGCTTGCATTAACTTACAACGAGAAAACATATTAAGATGAGTTGCATCTGCGATACAATCGCGGCCGGCCATAATATTCTTAGCAATTGCTTTTACAAACTCTTTGAATACTTCTTTCTCATGAGAGAAATAATCTTCTTCATCTTTTATGATAGAAAGACGAATATCATCGCGTGATATATAGGAACACCGCTTAGTAATCGTTCCTTCATAGGTAGATGCCCAAGTAGATTTACCACTACCCGACGGTCCACAAAGAATATATAATTTACTCATCTTTATCCCTCATTATTTCTAATATATTTTTACAAATATATACCGCGCAAAAGCATATAATTGTGATTGATGCGTCCCATTTCATAGATAATGCAATAATCACTAGTATTGATTCAAGAATCGAACAGATACGGACTGAAAGCATTAATCATCTCTCCTTAAAATAAACTGTGCATGAGTATGAATATCTGGATTATACCACTCATATTCTTTCTTCCATTTTTCACTTAAATATGGAAGTTGATAGCGCGCTTCAAAACATGGAGAATACGCGCCAATAATTGGATAAAGTTTTTCAAGAGTCCATGAAAAATAATTTTCTTTCATTTCATCTTCCCAGCCATTATCAACCCATTGAAGTTTCATTAATAGGTGTGTTAGATCACGCCAATTGAGTACTGTACCAAATTTTTTGATAAATTCTTGTGGATAATGGTCTGGTAATTTATCCCAAATTTCTGTCATTTGTTCTATACTAGCAAATGAAATTGGGTCATCACAATACATATCACGAATTGTAATATAACGTGGTTTAAGCTCTTTAATCAATTCTTGAATGTCTTCAATACCGCCTGTAGAAGAAAATACTTCGTGTAATACTGAAGAAAAATTTATACAAATTTCTTCCGGTTGTGCAATAGGAGTGCATTGTAAATAACCAATTACTATTTCTATATCTGTAAAATATATTTCATTAGCATAAAATGGAGTCTTGGCTCTTGCACGATTAATTAGTTTTTGATTTATATCATATCCAATAAATTTAATATCCGGAAAAAGTGGAGCAAGATAATGAATCATCGCACCATCTGCACATCCAAAATCAATTACATATTTTACGCCTGGAATCTTATCCATAAAGAACGCCTTGTCCCATACAGACTTACTCATTTCGGTAGTATAAATATCAAGATCCATTATTAGCTCCTTTCACGCCATGCACGAATAAATTTATATTTCATAGCACTAATTTTACAATTAATCCAAGGATAACAATGATTACAATTGGGGCACGGTCCTTCAGGATCTTCTATTCCAAAAACATCCGTATGAAGTAAAAATATTGCTCCACAATTTGGACATTGTGCAGGATAAAGTTTAGGTATTTTATGTCGCGCAGGAATCACACCAGTAAAAGCTTCATCTTTCTTTACTTTAATCATTTTTATCCCCTTTCTTATATATAAATTATAATATAATTTATAAAAAAAGTCAAATAAAAAAATGGGATGGTATTGACTACCATCCCGAAGTAAATTGCCAGTCTTATGGGGCGACTTTTGCTTTACACATTATCCCACTGGCGCCGCACGGTGGCGATTTTAGGTGCCGCCGCCATCACACCTATGATACACAGTCGTTATTATACAGAGTGACTGGTACCTCTGAGGCCGATTTTACGAG